GTGAGTGTTTTAGAAACTGCCCCATTATTTGTCATGGTTCCCGTTACTTTGCCTGAAGAAACATATGCTGTTTTCCCAGATAAAATATTTGCCGCAACAGCTGTAGCATCACTGGTATCAGTGCCAGTAGAAATGTCATTAATAAAAGGAGCAATTTCATCTATTTTTGCCGCAGATAATGCTACATTATTTTTTACAGAGTCATCTGTATAACCTTTGTTTTTTAAGGCGGTTTTTATAGCAGTTTTACCATTATTTAATCTTGTTATATTTTCATCTAATGTTGCCATAATTCCTCCTTAATAATTTTCTAATAAAGCATTAAGAGTAGTTACAATTTCATTTACTTTATTATCGACATAGCTTACTTGAGCTATAACGTTTGAATTTGCATCAATTATAACATTACCACTACTATCTGAATTAACTTCTATACCATTTGTGCCTTTAATATTAAATTGAGAACGTTTTACTCCGCCTTCATATAGTTTAAGATAAGTATTATCATTGGTAGTTGGTGCATTACTTTTCTTATCTTTTTCGCCAATATAATTATATGCTGTAGATTGACTTAATGAACCGTAAGAAATAGCACGAGTAGATTTAGTTATTGTAAGTCGATAACCAGTAGTCAAATAATTATTTGTGTAAACATACGAAGTATTATTTTCTTCTTGTAAAATATAAATTTTATTATTATATTTTATTTTATTAAAAGGTGAAGCAATAAGCGTATTATATTGTTCCTGTGTAAGTGTTGTTTGATTGTTAGTAAGCTCTACAACACTATAGTTAGCGCCAGCATCGGGCATAGTAATAGTAACATCTTCATCTGCTGCTGCGGTTACATGTCCATAATTATCAACAGTTATTTGTGGTATCTTTATAGTGCCTCCACTTCCGCCTATAGAAGTAGTAGTATTCTCACTTGTATATCCGTTAGCCGGGCCCTTTTTTGCGTGTTTAGCATCATAAGATACGCTATTTGTGCCACCTGAGCCTGTTAATACTACGACATCATCATCGGTAGCAGTGGCGGCAATAGTAACACGGTTTGTTGCACTAATAGTTCCATCAGTAGCGATAGTAATATTAGTACCTTCTTTTAATTTTTTCTGAAGTTCGTCTCCATCTGCAGGAGCCACAGCCAAAACTTTTTCAATCGCGTCATCAACTTGCGCGCCAGTATATTTTGATTTATAAATATTAGCCATTTATTATTCCCCCTTTACTAAAAATGCTAAGTAACTTCCAAGATTTACTTCTAAATCATGAAGCTTATCAAATAAGAAAGGTAAATCATTAACTTTTGTAGAACCATCTCCAAGTTTAATACGAGTATAATCATAAGGATAATTAATATCATTTGGAGAAGGATCATATAAAATTAATTCTCCTGCCTTGGGGGTAAAATTTGTAGCTAATTTCCAATTAGCTTCTATGTCATGCTTAAACACAACACGAGAGCTTATATTTTTTTCGGTTGCCATTTTTTATATTTCCTCCTAAATTTATCATTTTCAAAATTATTGAGAGGTTTAGATCTTTGTTCATCTCTTTTCAAACAAAGATTTTTATTTCTCATTTATATTATACAGAAATTTCTGTAAAAAATCAAGATGCGGCGACCCCGTCCAAAGTAACATTGGACGGGTCCCGCGCATCCGCGTTATTAGTCTACTAATTCAGTAGCACTTCCGCAATTAAATACGAATACTACACTATCATCAATTTCTACTTTTGGAGCTGTAGTTCCAGTTGTAATCTTTAGGCCTACACCAGCAGTGACTTCTGTAACAGTACCGACTTTATCAAGACCAGGTTTACTTTCAAGGGCACTAATACTATCTGCATAAACGTCATAAGTAGTAACTTTTTCTTCAGTTATACCTGAGTTAACAGCGTTCATCTGTATAGTTGTAAGCTTGTTCTGTTTTCCTTCTGCATAACCATCGTAAGTAGCAACTTTATCAGAAGTAATGCCAGAATTAACAGCCTTGAGTTGGTCAGCGGTTAAGTTGTCTTGTTTACCCGAAATGTCAGTAATAACAGTTCCAAGATCAACAACGCCAGCAGTGGCTTCGACGGCAGAACCATTCATCTTGACGCCAGTAACAGTACCAACTTTATTCAAGCCTGGGAAAGCTGTTTCATTAACACCTACATCTGTAGCCGCAAGAGTAATATCAGCAGTTAATGCTTTGTTGTTAATTTTTCTCGAAGTAGGAACATAACCAGAAAGGTCAATATCAGTATTACCTATTTTTTCCCAAGAATAAGCACCATCTTTTTCAATGGTAATAAATTCATCATATCCATCTTGAGTTCCTTCATGAGTATGAGCAACAAGATAAATCTTACCCATAGTTGCTGCTGCCGCAGAAGGAAGCTCATTAACTACTTCATACTTAAACTGTTTAACAGCACCGATTGCGCTGTCAACATAGCGCTTAACTGCACCAGATGTAATATAGTTACCTGAGCTTGCTGTAACAGCTGTATCAAGTGTTTTATTTTCAACATTGCCTAAACCAACATCTGCTTTACCAAGACTAGCTTTATAAGCAAGAGCCGCTAAACCCTTAACAGCAACATCTTTTTCAGCTACTGCGATAGTACCATTAGCACTACCAGTTGCAATAGTTTGATGAGACTGTAATGCACTATCAGCCTTATTTAAAGACTCTTGAACAGCTTCAGCCAAGTCAGTTTTTGGTATACCACCAGTAGGCTTTGTATATTTGCCATTTGCTGTTGTTTGAGCTGCACTAGCAGCATTTTTAGCAGCGGTAATTTCTTCTTCATAATCATTATATTTAGTAACTAAAGCAGAAGTAATACCAGAGTTTAAAACAGCTTTATCTGCATCAGTAAATGCAAAACTAAACTGTATTTTTTGTCCATTTTTTGTAACAGAAATACGAGCTTCACCAGTAGCTGGTTCAATAGTAACATCGCCTTTAAGCTCATTTAAAGTCTTAACAACAGAATTAGCACTAATCAGACCATCTCTTGCTGCCGCAATAATATCACCAAAATCATTTACATCAGGAACAGATTTCTTTGCCCAAGCATAAACATCTGCGGCAAGAGCACTCGCCCAAGGCAGATCTTTAAATTGGGTTCCAGTTACAGTACCTTCAGCATTAACAACACCATCACCAACCTTAAACATAATGGCGGGTGGGGTGGTTTGTAAATGAGAGCTGTTAGTAGGTATCGCGCAGATACCTACTTCACCCTTTCTCAAAATCAAACTAGAATTTGCGTTCCAGTTTGCTAGAGTATCATATTTTAATTGAATTCTTGTATTTATAATTTTTTCAGTTGCCATATTAAGCACTCCTTAAAAATATTTTTTAGTCATTCGCACTGCCGCCATTTAAGACAAGCACTTTTTCACCATTAACAAGCTTATCAGTAGAAACTTTAGCGAGTTTAAGTTTGCCCTCTTCAACAACAAGGTTATCTTCACCTTCAGCTAAGCTACTAATAAATGCGGCGGGAAGAACGATTTGAGCAGTTTTAGTTTCAGTATCAATAGCAACTTCTTCGCCATTAACAGTGATCTTATCGATCTTACCAGCAGCAGATAAATCTTCACTTAACTGTTTAACTCTTGCGAACAGACTTCCATCTGCGGCAGCCGCGTCATCAGCAGTACCAACTCTAGTATTAAGAGTTCCAATATTAGTTTCATTAGCACTAACTCTACTAGCTAAGGTTTGACGAGCAGCAACTTCATCTGCTATATCTTTATACAGACCAGTAGCAGCTTCTTCGCCAGCAGCCGCTTTACCTACGCTAGTTTCAAGAGCAGTAATCTTACCATTAGCAGTATCTAAATCTGCTTGAGCTGCCTTTTCGCCAATAGCGTTTGTAAGCTCAGTCTTATCAGTAGACTTAAGATAGTCACCTTCAATAGTATCAACTCTGCCAGTAAGTGCAGTTGCAGCTTCAGTAGCGGCATCAAGTGCGGTTTGATCAGCTTTCTTGCCAATAGCAGTAGTTAATTCAGTTTTATCTGCTGCTTTAAGATAGTCATTTTTAATAGCAGTAACTTCACCACTTAAAGCAGTGACAGTTTCGCTACTTGCCTTGCCATTTATAGCAGTCTGTAACTCACCTTCGACGCCTTCAGCTCTTAATTTTTCTGCGGCGACTGCTTCAGTAGCAGCTTGAATGCTTTGTTCAAGAGTTGCTTTTTCAGTATTATAAGAAGCGATAGTCTTATAGGTGTTAGCTGCTTCATCTTTCGTTAAGTGAGAGCCTTCATCGCCAAGTTCATGCCACTCTTTTATGCCTTCTTTTTCAGCACAAACATATTCTTTTTTATCAACAACAACTACATCGCCAGCAACATAGCTACTTAAATCAGAAGGAAGTTCAGTAAGAACACCTTTGAAGTGCATTGCGCCAGTTACGCCAGAGATTTTACCCTCTAATTCAGTAACTCTTGTATCAATACCTTCAACAACAGTAGTTTCTGCTTTATTCTTAATCTTAGCAACTTCTGCTACTGCGGCAGCATCATAGTCATTAGTAGACAGTCCTTTACCAGCAACTTTATCTACTTTTTGTTCAAGATTTTCAGTAACACTATCAACAATAGCCTTAGCCGCTGCATCATAGTCGTTAGTAGATAATCCCTTACCTTCTTCTTTTGCTACATAAGTACTTTCAGCATCACTCTTCTTCAGATAGGTATTAGCAAGAGCAACATTTACTTTCTTATTTTCATCTGGAGTTAGATCAACACCGTCAATCTGTATACCTTCGATAGTATTAACTTGAGCATTTTCTGCGATAAGATCTAATTTTGTCTTATCTTCTTTGCTCATTAATCCGTCAGCGAGTTGAGTTGCGGCAACCAGCTTACCATTAATAGTAGTAATCTGTCCTTCTACAGCAGTAAGTCTTGCACCTAAATCATCTGCAAAAGTAGCCTGACCAAATTTAGTTAAAGTACCAGACCCAGCAGTACCAGTAATCTGATACAAACCTAATCCTTTATTAGCATCAGATTTATCATTAACGATAATAATTTGACCAATATAATAAGCAGAGTCAGCACTTCCTACTTCAGCCGCGCCAGCAACTGCGGCAACCGCAGCATTATAATCTTCAAAATAGCTATTAGCATCAAGAGGGAACGCAGAAGTTCTATTAAAGCCAACAGCAAAGTTTAATTTACCAAAATCCATAGCCATAATTCGTTACCTCCTTAACCTAATGTAACAGCCCAGTTATTGGCCTTATCGCAAGCAGTTGCATTATCCTTATAATAAACATTGTAAGGAATAGCAGTATAACCATTTGCGCCTTCAACATTTACAGTAATCTTAGTGAACGCGGAGAGCGCTTCAGCATTAAGACCATTGACATCCTTAATAGAAGTACAGCTTAAAGTTGCGGGAACTGCGATTATAACACGCATAGCACCAACTGCTTCTGGGCAGTTAAAGGTCTTGCCTTTATTCCAGTTAGCATTGGACTTATTTCCAAGTGCACGAATTGCCGCATTATCGGGAGCAGCTGCCTTGCTAGTTACACTACCATAGAAAACATTTCTATAAGAAGTGATAGAACCAGAAGTTGCGCTCTTGCTACCAGCCGCAATCTTCAGACTTGGAACTTCAACCTTTAAGTTATTCAAAGGAGCAACTGTCGAAGCATCATAAGTGATTTCCGCAGTCAGCTTATAGTTCATACCATCAGTAACCTGAATTTCATCATAAGAACCACTAGCAGTATTTTTTTCAGTTGCGCCATCGCTAATCTTATAAGTTTTAGCAACAATGCCAGTAGCAGGTCCATATTGATATTTACCAGGATTTAACGAAGCGGCATACGCAGGAGTTACTTTAGTTCCAGCTTCTTTTGCGCCAGCTCCAGTTAATGTAATACTAGCAGAAGGTTGAGTAACTGTTGGGTTTTCAGCTTTACCAGCAAGCGACTGTAACCAAGCTTGAACGCTCATTGCTTCTCCATCTGCCTGATAAGGTATTTTTACACTACCAGTACTATCTGGAGTCCAAACACCAATAGCCTTAGTTGCTACAATATCTGCAGTCATAAATACATGGTCTGCATCAAGAGTAATATCAACTGCATAAGGCAGTTCATTATATGCGGTGACGCCATCACCAAATTTGAACTTATTAGTGTCAATTTCAATACACATTTCGCCCTTTAAAAGGACAAGGTTTTTCGCCTTTAATTCGGCGGCTGTACCATTTTTAAGGACTATTTTAGTTTTTAATTCATTATATTCAGCCATATGTGCCTCCTAAATTAAAAATTTTAGTCTAATTTTATTCGTTACCATTTATAATAGTAACATTTTGATAATCCCTACCTGCACATTCATATTTTCCAGTTTCTTTGTCCCAACGATATGTTGCTCCTTCTGCTTTGACAAAATAAACTCCACCAGGCTCTCCAATGGTTGGTAGATCAAATTTTGTCTCTACAGTAATAGCTTCCATACCTCCAGTTTGAGATTTATTGTCGTAAAAAATGTCATACATAAGGGTGCCTTTTACGTCGATCACCGCAACTTGCGTTCCCTTTAAGTATTTCTTTCCTGCGCCGCATAAAAACTCATCTGTGGTAGTAAAGTCATCTGTAATAATATAAATATGATTTAAGGAGGAATTATCAAGTTCTGGAAGTTCAGCAAATGGGATACTTCCACCCATCTTGTAGGTTGAGGTAATTTGCTGACGAACAGTAACATCTACATATTTTTTACATAAACTATAGGTTACAACATCCATTAATTACCTCCTCCTAAAAGAGTCCATTGATGTTTAGAATTTAAAACATAAACATTGCCGCTATCTATACAGACTACTGTACTACCAGCTCTTCTGCCAGCGGTAGATAAAGTCAAAACTTCTTCTTCCTTCTCAACGAAGCTCTCAGTAATATAGGCTTCTGTCATATTGGCCTGTTTAGTTAGAATCTCCATTCTCTTGTCCTCCTTATTTTGTATTTTTTTCCTCTCTACTCCTATATAAAAATTAAAAAAATAAGTTGAACAAGTTTTGCCCTTGAGTAAAAATTTAACTTGATTTTTTATGAAAATTTTGTTATAATATATATACAAAATACAAAAAGGAATATAAAAATGATAGACAATTCAACATTAGCATTTACTATTGAAAAACAGTGGAAAGAACTTACAAAAGATGAACCTTATAGTTATTATGTTTTATATTTCATTCGCGAGTTAGATAATGATAAAATCTCAACTATGGCATTTAAATTTCCTTCGTATGAAGATTTATGTTGTTCCGATCCCTATATTGAAGAACAAAAACTTATTGAAGGAAATGTGGTTCATATTGTAGATATGCGGACATTTTTTGGCGGACATCATTACTTACCTAATGGAATATTTCGTATTTTTAATTCTGCTTATCCACAAATTAATCCAGACCAAATTACAAAAGAACAAGTTGTGGATTTATTTACAAAATTTTATAATTTTGAAAAATTAAAAAATATTGATATATATTCTACTCTAACTAAAACTGAGCGGGCGGCCGCGCGCGGAATTTATGCTGAGATTGGAGGCGAAGGAGATATTTCTATATCTAAATTAATCCAAGCTACAGGTATTTCTCGTCCAGTATTTAATAGTTTACTTAATACTCTTGCTACTAGTCACTGTGCAGAGATTGCTGCACATGGAGTAAAAGGCATGCATATTAAATTTATTGATCCTATCCTTATTCAGCATTTAAACCAGAATTAAAAATTTGTATTGATTTTTTAAAAAATTTATTATATAATATATGTACAAAATAAGAAAATAAAAGGAGTGTTGATATGTTAGAAGAAGAATTGTTTGATTTTGAAAAAAATGAAGAAGAGAAAGAAGTCAACACAGAGGCAGGAAAAACTCCTATCAGTAATTTAGTTAAATTATATCTGAACTCTATTAATTCTAAAAAACTTCTTACTTATGAAGAAGAACAAGAGTTAGGTGTGAGAATTTTAAAAGGAGATAAAGCTGCAAAAAAAGAACTTGTAGAACATAATTTAAGACTGGTTGTATCTGTCGCAAAACAATATGTTAATAAATCTCGTTTAACATTTCTTGATTTAATTCAAGAGGGAAATTTAGGATTGATTAAGGCGGCAGATAAATTTGACTATACCTTGGGATATAAATTTTCTACATACGCGACTTATTGGATCAAACAAGCTATATCTCGCGCAATAGTAGAACAATCTAAAACCATTAGACTCCCAGATCATATAGTGGGTATTTTAAGCAAAGTAAATAAATTTAAAAGTGATTATTATCAAAAAAATAATCAAGAACCTGAAATTGACACTATAGCTGCCGCCTTAAAAATATCTTCAAAAAAACTTCAAAGTATAATGGATAATTGTAAAGATACTATATCGATTAATTCTACTATTGGAAATGATGAAGATGATACGACTCTTGAAGAATTAATTGAAGATAAAAATGTTGTAATGCCTGAAAAAGCAGCTATTCAAGAGTCAACTAAAATTTGTATTAATCAAATTCTTAATACACTTGACAAAAGAGAAAGAGAAGTTATTGAAATGCGATTTGGTTTAAATCAGACAGCTAAGACTCTTGAAGATTGTAGTAAACATTTTGGTATTACAAGAGAAAGAGTTAGACAGATTGAAAACGAAGCATTAAAGAAACTTCGTAATCCTATTCGAGCAAATAAATTAAAGGACTTGTTATAATATGATTGTATATTTTCAAAATTGTAAGGGCGAAAGTCGTAAAATAGGTGCGGCCGCTGATTGCGACAAAGCCTGGGCTATAATTTATAAATTTATTGAAGAGCATAATTATAAACCTGATTATGTAAGAACTTGGGAAGAAGATGGTAAACATTATTATGATGTTGGCTCTCATACTGAATTTTTTTATACAGAGGAAGAATAAATGAGTTATATTTTAAAAGAAGATATTATGATGAGACTAAAAGAACACTACAAGGCGGCAGCCGCCATTGTTCCGGAAGACCGCATTGTAGGAATTTTTCTTCAAGGCTCACAGAATTATGGTATGGCAACTGAAAAATCAGATGTTGATACTAAGTGTATTATAGTCCCATCTTTTGAAGATATTATATTTAATAAACAACCTCTTAGCACTACACATATTTTATCTAATGATGAACATATTGATTTCAAAGATGTTCGACTTATTTTTAATAATTTCCGCAAGCAAAATATAAATTATATTGAAATTTTATTTACAAAATATTTTATTTTAAATCCGCGATATAAAAAACTCTGGAACGAGCTTATTGAAGATAGAGAGGCAATAGCTAAATATAATATGTATGCCGCCGTTAAAGCTATCAAAGGTATGGCTATGGATAAATATCATGCTCTTGAACATCCTTACCCCAATAAGGCGGAAGTGCTTACTCAATATGGTTTTGACCCCAAACAACTTCATCATTTGGCAAGATTATCTTATTTTATATACGATTATCTATATAGTAGAAAAACATATGCTGAAATATTAAAAACTGATGGAGCAAAAAAGTATGATTTACTCGATATTAAAAATGGAGGAGACCCATATCTAAATACTTATCCTATGAGCTTAGAGAAAGCGAGAGAATGGGGATTAGTATATTTTAAAGCTATCACCATGCTTGTTGATAATTGGTGTGATTTACATTCTGATTTAAAAAACAAACCAGATCCATATGTAGATAAGTTATTTGATAAAATTCAAAGTGAAATTATGAAAAAAGCGATAAAAAAAGATTTAAGGAGAAAGAAAAATTTTTTCAAAGGTATGGACTAATTAAATTAAAAATATTATTTTATTTTTTATATTTATTAGAATAAAATATAAAAGGAGAAAAATAAAATATATGGGTTTTATTTATAAAATAACTAATAAAATAAATAATAAAATTTATATTGGGCAAACTCGTTTATCTTTAGAAGAAAGATGGAAAGCTCATATTAAAAAAGCACAACAATATCCCAATAGATATTTATATGATGCTATGAACCATTATGGATATGAAAATTTTATAATAGAAAAAATAGAAGAATGTTTAAATGATGAATTAGATTTACGAGAACAATATTGGATTTCTTTTTATAATTCAACAGATCCTGATATTGGCTATAATTTAACTAATGGTGGTGGCGGAGGTAATACTTGGTCATTAAATCAACATAAAGATATTACTAGTGAAAAAATTCGCAAAGCTCAATTAAAAGATAATTATATTCCCATAACTAAAGAATCTTTATTAGAAGATATAGAAAATAAAATAACTTTAGAAAAAATGTGCCAAAAATATCATTGCAAAAGAACAACAATTAATAGTAGAGCAATTTTATATTTTGGACAGCCTATTTCTAAATTAAGAACAGTTGAAAATACAGGTCAATTTCATAAAAAAGAAATTGACCAAGAAACATTTTATCAAGATATTATTGAAAATAAATTAAATATTACTAAATTAACTCAAAAATATAATCTATCTTTCAATACTCTTAATAATAAAAGTAAAGAATTATTTGGTGATACTGTTATGAATTTAAGAAAGGGTAAGTGGGTAGTAAAAAACATATCTGATGAAAAATTATTAAATAAAGAAATTTTATTAGGAAAAACACTTAAAGAAATCGCTGCTATTTTTAATATGTCAGCTAATACTTTAGTAGCTAGATTAAAAGAAAAATATAATATGAATTTTAAGGAATATAGAGAATATGTTAAATCCAAAAACTAAACAAAGAGAGTTAGCTTATGTAACTATTATTCAAGAAATAAAACCTATTTCTGGATATGATAGAGTTGAATACGCAAGAACAAATGGTTGGTGGTGTGTTGTAAAAAAGGATGCTTTTAAAGTAGGCGATTTATGTGTTTATTTTGAAATTGATTCTAAATTACCAGAAACTGAAAATTTTGAATTTTGTAGAAAATATAATTTTAGAGTAAAAACTCAAAGATTGTGTAAAGTTCTTTCACAGGGCTTGGTTATGACTCCCGCAGAATTGGGTCTTAAAGATGTTAAAGAAGGCGACTTCTTAACTGATAAGCTCGAAGTTACCTATTATGAAGCAGAAGATAATATTCGTAAGGCAGATAATAAAAAACTCGCAGAAATCAAAGCAGATAAATTTATGGAAAAATGGAAACTAAAACATAAATTTTTTGCTAAATTTAATTTTATTTGTACTTGGCGTAGAAGAAGATTTATTAAAAAATATTTTGCTAAACAAAAGAAAACTAAGTCTGGAGGCTTCCCAAATCAGTTTCCTTATATACATAAAAGTGATGAAGAACGCATAGAAAATATGCCAGAAATTTTAAAAGATAAAGAACCTTGGATAAAAACTCTTAAAATAGACGGCACTTCTTCAACTTATATTCTAGAAAGAATAAAGGGAAATAAAAAATTTGAGTTTTATGTTTTAAGTAGAAATGTAAGACAAGAGACTCCAGATCAAAAATGTTACCATGATACTAATGTTTATTGGGACATGGCAATTAAATATCATATTGAAAATTTTCTTAAAGAACAGCTTATGTTACATCCTGAATGGAGCTATGTTTGTATTCAAGGAGAAACTGCGGGTGTAGGTGTTCAGGGTAATCCACATAAGTTAAAAGATACTCAGTTTTTTGGTTTTAATTTTATTGATTCTAAAAAAGGACGCTGGAATTCTATTGAAGCAAAAAATTATGTTGCTAAATGGGGGATTCAATGGGTACCTATTATAGATGAACATTATATTTTACCAGATACTATAGAAGAAATAAAAGCTACAGCAGATGGGCAATGTGAGCTTGAAGGGTCTAGCGGACTACGTGAAGGATATGTTTATCGTGATTTACAAGGACAAAAAAGTTTTAAAAATGTTAGCAATCAATATTTAATGTCAAAATAAAAAATTTTTGGACTGAATTTTGTATTTTTTCTTCTTAAATATTTATATATAATAGAAGAAAAAATACAAAATAAAGGAGATATAAAATGGGTGCTTTTATTGATTTAACAGGAAAAAAATTTGGTAGATTAACTGTTTTAGAAAGAAAATATAAAAAAGGAAATGAATGGTATTGGCTTTGTTCCTGTGAGTGTGGCAAGACTTGTGAAGTATGTGGTTCAAGCTTGCGAAGAGGAAGAACGAAATCTTGCGGTTGTTTAAAACAAGAAAGTGATAAAAAACCAAAAGGAAATGTTATAAATTTAATAGGACAAAAGTTTGGTCACTTAACAGTTATTGAACGAGCTGGATCAGATCACAGGGGTGAGGCAAAATGGCTTTGTCAATGCGACTGTAATTCTGCTCCTATTGAAGTTTTAAGTAGCAATCTTAGATCTGGACACACTCAATCTTGTGGCTGTGATAGAAGATCACATGGAGAAAAAGCTATTGCCATTTTACTTAGAGAAAATAATATTTTATTTGAACAAGAAAAAGTTTTATTTAAATTTTCAAATGGTTCAAATGCTTATTTTGATTTTTTTATAAATAATAAATATTTAATTGAGTACGATGGGGAAACTCATTTTCATTATAATTTACACGGTTGGCATACTTTAGAACAATTGAATAAACAACAGGAACGAGATCAAATAAAAACTCAATGGTGTAAAGAAAATAATATACCTCTTATTCGTATACCTTATACTCATTTAAAAGATCTAAAAATTGAAGATTTATTATTAGAAACAAGCGCGTTTATTGTTTAAGGTGTCACTCATAATGAAAATTAATACTAAAAAAATTACCTTAATGGGCTTATTTGTAAGTTTATTAGTTATCGCTAACATTTTAACTATTCAAATAATTCCGCCTTATTTTGTTTTATCTTTTGTTTTGACACTATCGTTTTTAATAGGATATTATTTTGGATCAATAGAAGGAACTATTATTTGCTTCTTAGGGGATTTTATCGGTTGTATAATCCACCCATTTGGCCCGTTTAATGTTTTAGTTAGTTTATCTTGTTGTATGATGGGGTTTATATTTGGGTTTAATAAAAATAAAACAAATATATTAAAAATAATATTAACTTTTTTTATAGTTACTTTAATTTGTACCTGTGGGTTAAACACACTGGGACTATGGCTATTTTATGGTATTGGCAAAAAAACTTTTTTTGCTTACTTATGGGTGCGCTTGCCTTGGCAACTAATTAACTCAATTATTAACTGTATAATATCTATTAGTATTTATAAAATATTAAAAAGGAGTAAATATGACAACAATTTATACACCTGAGTCGCGGGTCTGGGTTACAAGTGACCTTCATCTAAACCATGCGAAACCTTTTATCTGGGCCTCCCGCGGATTTAACTCAATAGATGAAATGAATAAGTTTATTATTAAAAATTTACAAAAAGTTATTACTGAACCAACAGATGAATTATATATTCTTGGGGATGTCATTCTAGGAGAAACTGATTTAGAACTATTATATCAAATTCCAGGTCACGTTCATGTTATCCTAGGTAATCATGACACAGATACCCGCGAACGTATTTATCGAGACTTAGGTTGGGCAGTTTCTTATGGAGAACGAATAAAATATACTGATGGAACTAAAAAAGGCACTTTATCTTTCCTTCTTACTCACTACCCTACTATTACTTCAAATCCTGGAGATAGAATAGACCAGTGTGTTATTAATCTTAGCGGCCATACTCATTCAGATTTTTGTTATAACTCAGCATATCCATTTATATATAATGTGGGTTGTGATGCTAGCGGTTGCCTCCCGCGTTCACTTTCATATATTGCTAATTTTATGAAAGAACAAATAAAAATTTTATATAATAATTAAAAAATTAACTTAATAATGCTTTTCAGCCTCAGTTATATTCTGGGGCTATTTGGCATTTCAAAAAATTTATGTTATAATTAAAATATAAAAACTTAGGAGAAAAATAATGGAAAAAAAATTAAATGTTACATATAGTAATTTTGATCCTACTACTGGTATTTCAACAGTAAAAATTGATACTAAAATTGGTATTTTTACTGGCACTGCGACGATAGCAGAAATAGATAGACCTTATATTTCTAATCTGGCGGGCTGCCGCCTAGCAGAATTAAAAGCCACTCGCAAATATTATATTGCCCTGATAAAAAGATTAAAACTTGAGGCACGCGGCATGAAACAAATTTGTGATGGGATAGAAACTAGTATCAAAGTAACTAATAATAATGAATTAACTCCTGCAATTAAAATAGCAAAGAAAAATTATCATAAAAAACTAAAAGAAATTCTTATTATTAAACAAAAAATTAAAGATATTACTTCTTATATTAGTTATAGTATAACTACAAGAGATCAATATTTAGAAAAACAATATAGGGCAAAAAAGGATAATCAATAAGCTATAATTTTTATATATTAATGAAATAAAAAAGTAACAAGGAGACATTTATTTGATGCTATTTTACGATACCTGTAGTTTACTTAAAGAGCTTGATAAAATTTTTTCTACTCCATTTGCTATTAGTAATATTTCTTTAATAGAATTAGAAAATATAAAAACTTCTTCAACAAAAGATGAAGAAACTAAATATCGAGCAAGAAAAGTTCTTCATTTGCTTGAAGAAAATAATTCTAAATTTAATCTTATAATTTTTAAAGATAAGTTTTTAACCAAAGAATTTAAACATTATGAAGTAAATAATGATTTAAAAATTATCAGTTGTGCTTATTTTTTAAATAAAAACGAGCCAGTTATATTTATTACCGCTGATTTAGCCTGTAAGCATATCGCAAGTTGTTTTCTTAATACTAAATTTATTGTAGATAAAATTAGCGAAGATTATAATGGGTACACAATAATAAAATGTGACTCTGAAGAAAAAATAAATGATTTTTATTCTACATTAGATCAAAATAAAGATTATCTTAATAATGAATATATATTTATAGAAAATAAAGATAAAGAAATTATAGATAAATATATTTGTATAAACAAAAAGTTAGTTCAACTTACTTATCCTTGTTTCAATAGCAATCAATTTGGAAAAATAAAACCAAAAGATGTATTTCAATTTGCGGCAATGGATAGTATGAAGCGCAATAAACTGACTCTTTTACGCGGCCCCGCCGGAAGCGGAAAAAGTTATTTAGCTCTTGGATATTTATTTGAGCAACTTGAAAAAGAAAAAATAGATAAAATTATTATTTTTTGTAACCCAGTAGCTACAAAAGATGCTTGTAAATTTGGTTTTTTACCTGGCACTGCGCAAGAAAAAATTCTTGGTAGCCAAATAGGTAGTTTTCTTATTTCTAAATTAGGTGCAAGAGATAGAGTTGAGCAACTAATTTCAAATGAAAAATTAGTATTATTACCAGTTGCAGATTGCCGCGGATATGATACTACGGGAATGAATGCTGGTATTTATGTGACAGAAGCACAAAATACTACAATAGATATGATGAAATTAATGTTACAACGACTTGGGGAAGATTCAATTTGTATTATGGAAGGGGATGATAAGGCGCAAGTGGATATGAATGTATATTCTGGCGCAAATAATGGCGTTCGCCGTCTTTCAGAAGTATTTAGAGGAGATTCAGATTACGGGGAAATAGCTTTACAAAAATGTTACCGTTCTCATATAGCTGAATTAGCTGAAAAAATGTAACATTATTATTATACAAAAAATTTTTTAAGGAGGCAAATAGAGTATGAATTTAATATTATTAGCTGCTGCTAGTAGTGCAACTTTAACTTTTCAACAAGCCTTATTTGCAGCAATAGGAACTGCTTTGACAGGTCTTTTGACTTGGTTAGTATCTTTAGCTACTAGTTGGATTTCTTCTAAAATTAAAGATAAAAATGCTGCTGCAATTTTAACTTCAATAATGAACATTACTACTAATGCTGTTCAAGCAACATATCAATCATATGTAGAAAGTCTTAAAGGTACAGATGCTTGGACAAAAGAGGCACAAGAAAATGCTCTTAACCGCGCATTAAATACCATTAAAGCACAACTGACTGAAGGTGCAACAAAGTTTATTAAAGATAATTATGGCAATGTAGAAGATTATATTAGAACTCTTATCGAGTCTATATTATACCAACTTAAAAATAAAAATAAATAAAAATATTTTATTAAAAGAGTCTAATATTTAGGCTCTTTTATTTTTATTTGAAAATTTAAAAAATTTATTATATAATAATAATATAAAATAAAAAAGGAAAGTATAGTTATGATTAAAATATTTACTGATGGTTCTACAAGAGAAGGAAAAAATCAGAGAGGGGCAAAAAATAAAGGCGGATTCGGAATTGTAATAATGAACGAAGATGAATCTGAAATTTATTATTCTTTTAGTTATCAAACCGAAAATACTACAAATAATCGTATGGAGCTACAGGCTTTATATGAAGCATTAATGTTAGCAGATGAACTATATAAAGAAGAAAAAGTTAAAATTATTAGTGATTCTGCTTATTGTATTAATATGGTTTCTTCTTGGATTTATAACTGGGCGCGGAATGGCTGGCGCACTGCCGCTAAGAAACAAGTAGAAAATTTAGATCTTGTTCAAGAAATTTATAAATTAATTGATCAACCTTTTTATCATTGTACTTTTGAAAAAATTAGTGGACATAGTGATTATATAGGTAATGAAATGGCAGATGCTCTTGCTACTGATAACTTAGCTAAATATGAACAATATATTGAAGAATATGATATTAAAGTTAACAATCTTCCAAAAATTGTTATTGATAATCCAATGTAAGGAAATATTATTATGAAAAAGATATTAGAAAATAATAAAAAAACAAAAGAATATTTAAATAATTTACCAAAAATATATCTTATTGGATGCTGGGCTAAATATGGTATTATAGAGTTTCCATTTACCGGGGAATATGTAAAAGAAAATGGGAAAGATATTCCATTAGTATATAATTATAATGATTGTAACGGAGCATGTGATCAATATTGGTTAGAAAAAATAACTAATACTACTACAGGTTGGATTCTCTGTTGGACGCAATATGAGGCGGCCGCCCGCACTATAGTTGAAGCAATGAATCATTATAAAGATACTACTAATATAACATTATAAAATATTAACTCTCACTACAAGTGGGAGTTTTCTTTTGCTCAAAATTAAAATTTTTTCTTTTAATAATGAAAATCTCGTTAAGAAGAAAAATTATTGAAATTTTCAAAAAAATTTGTTATAATTATAATAGAATTAAAGAAAAGGAGAAAAATAAAAATGGCTGGAAAACTTTATGATGAAAAGAGTATTGAGTCACTAGACCCACTTTCTTTTACACGTCTACGTCCGCAAGTATATGCAGGTGACTGCACTTACTCGACTCAGCTCTTGGTTGAAATTATATCTAATGCGGTAGATGAGTTTCGTGCTGGTCATGGTAATTTAATTAAAGTAAAAATTGATAAAAATATTGTTACAGTAGAAGATAACGGACAAGGTTTTATTCCTAACTGTAAAAGAGATGATGGCAAAACTGTACTAGAGGCTGCTTTTTCAGTATTAAATACTTCTGGTAAATATAGAGAAGATGGATCTTATGAGGGAACATCTTTGGGTTCATTTGGAATTGGCTCTAAGATAACAAACTTTCTTTCACATTGGCTTCAAGTTATGACTTGGAGAGATGGTAAATATGAGACTGTTAATTTTAAAGAAGGTGTTTTTGAAAATAGAAAGACTGGGGTTTCTTCAGAAAACACTAGTGGAACTATTGTATCTTGGCAGCCTAGTGAAGAATTTTTTACTCATACAGAAGTAGAAATTGAAAAAGTAAAAGAATTATTTAAAACTATTTCTTGTCTATGTACTGGTCTTACTATTGAATTGAATTGTAACGGAGCAAAAACTGTTTTTTGTTCAACAAAAGGTTTAAATGATTATGTAGATGCGGCAGTAGGTAACAAAGAAATTTTGAAAAACAGATTTGAAATGAATTTTTCTTCTGGAAAAGAAAAAATGGATTTCATTTTAACTTATACTTCAAATTATTCTTCTACTCTTGTTCCGTATGTTAATACTGGTCTTACAGAAAAAGGACCGCATATTACACAAATTAAAACGGTTCTCACACGAGAATTTAATAAGTTCTTCCGCGAAAAAAAGTGGATAAAAGAAAAAGAAGAAAATCTTGAGGGTAGTGATATACAAGAGGGTATGTATATAGTATTTAATATAACTGCTCCTAATGTAGCCTATGATGCTCAGGTTAAATCCACAATAACTAAGATAGAAATGAAAAATTTCACTGCGGCGTTGGCAGAAGAATTACAGTCTTGGTTTGCGACAAATGAAAAAGAAATAAAAATAATTGCGGATAAGGCATTAAGTGCGCGTAAAGCACGCGAGGCTGCGAAAAAAGCAAGAGATAATGTCCGTGAGAAAAAAGAAAAAAAAGAAAAAGCACTTAAATTTGATACTAAACTCGCAGACTGTTATTCAAAAGATCGTAGTAAATGTGAACTCTATGTAGTAGAAGGAGATTCCGCCGCAGGTAATTTGAAACTAGCTCGAAATAATGAGTTTCAAGCTATACTCCCCGTCCGCGGTAAGATTATTAATACCTTTAAGGCTAGTCTTGATAAAATTCAGAAGAACGCTGAGATTATGACTTTGATTGAAGCTCTTGGTTTAACTATTGATATGAAAAATATGAAAGTCACCTATAAGCCTGAAGATTTGAGATATGGAAAAGTTATTATAATGTCTGATGCAGATGTAGATGGAAGTCATATTAAAAATTTGTTCTATACTTTTGTTTGGTCTTTTTGTCCTGAATTGATACTTGATGGATATATTTATGCTGGTATTCCGCCGCTTTATAAAATTACTGCTGGTAAAGATAAATATATTTACTTAAAAGATGATGCTGCTCTTGAACAGTATAGAGATCAAAATAAAGGAAAAAAGTATGTTGTTTCAAGAATGAAAGGACTGGGTGAAATGAGTGCAGAAGAGACAGAAGAAACGTTAGTACATCCAGATACAAGAAATATTAAACAGATAGTTGTGGAAGATGTAAAAGCGGCAAATGTATTGTTTGAGCAACTTATGGGGACAGCAGTCGCTCCACGTAAGGCATTTATTCAAGCGCACAGTGCGGAGGCAACTTATGTGGAATAAAATATATGATAAATATTTAATAAGTAGTGAAGATGAATATTATTACTATGATGAAAATAAGATTTATAATGGTCACAATGTTCAAATAGATGAAAGGATATCCCATCAGGACTCTAAAGATGAAGATTTAATATGTATTAGGGTTTCACTTTTTAAAGATAATCATTGGCAAGGAGATTGTGAACTCTTTCCGCAAATCCGCAGTTTGACTTTTGAAAAAAAATATAATAAAATAAATAAGCAAAATTACTTTGATTGGTTTTTAGTTAAATCATATAATGATTTTGAGATTTTTTTAAGTCAGAATGAAAAATATATAATGATTTGTAATGAAATTGATGGAAAAGTTATGTGTACAAGTGTATATAATATAGAGGAGATAACAGAATGAATAATGATTTAATAAAAGAAATGAGTCAAAACTTTATAGAATATGCGGCAGCCGTTAATACTGATAGAGCGATTCCTGATGCAACTTCTGGACTTAAACCTGTAGCACTTCGTATTCTTTATGATGCTTTTGAAAATGGTCATTTATCTTCAAAGCCGCATGTTAAATCGGCAAAGGTGGTCGGAGAGGTAATGGGAACTTATCATCCACATGGTGACTCATCTATATATGGCGCAATGATAAGATTAGGTCAAGACTGGATTATGCGTTATCCTCTTATTGATATTCATGGTAATAAAGGTAATATTGATGGAGATGGACCAGCAGCTGCTCGTTATACTGAAGCCCGCCTTACAAAAATAGCAGAAGAAGGGCTTTTAAACGGTTTAAAGAAAAATTGCGTAGAATATCGTCCTAACTATGATGAAACTACTGTTGAGCCTATTACGCTTCCAGCGATATTTCCTAATCTTTTGTGTAACCCTAATTCAGGTATAGGCGTTGCTATGGCTTGTAACTGGTTGCCGCATAATTTAACTGAAGTTGGCAACGTAATTCTTGACTACCTCGATGGAAAAGAGCCTATGCTACCTGGTCCTGATTTCCCAACGGGCGGGGTTGTTATTAATAAAAATGATATTCCAGCTATAATGAAAACTGGACACGGTAGTGTTAAAGTACGCGGCCGCTATAAACTTGAAAAAAATAATATAGTTTTTACTGAAATACCTTATGGAATATCAACAGAAGATCTTATTGCAGAACTTGGTAACCTTGTTGATGTTGAAAAGAAAATAGATGGTATCACTCATATTCGTAACGAAAGTAATAAAAATGGTTTGCGTATTGTTATTGAGTGTGAAAAAACTGCTAATCTTGAAAGTATAGTTCAAAAACTTTTTGCTTATAGTGATTTACAGAGCTCAATTTCTTATAATCAAGTCGCTCTTGTAGATAAAGTTCCCACTGAACTTAATTTACTTAAATGTATTCAAATTTATATTAAACATAATATTGAATGTATTGTTAAAGCAACAAAATTTGATCTTGATAAAGCAAAAGATAGACAAGAAATAGTTGAAGGCTTATTAAAAGCACTTGTTGATATTGATAAAATAATTGCTTTTATCAAAAAATCTGCTTCAAGTGCGGCGGCCGCCGATGGTTTGCAGAAAGAGTTTGGATTTACCGAACGTCAAGCTAAAGCTATAGTAGGAATGAAACTTGGTAGTTTAGCTGGACTTGAAAGAATTGAACTTGAACAAGAGGCAAAAGAACTTGAAAATAAAATTAAAGATTTAACTGCTTTAATTTCAAGTAAAGAGTTACAAGAAAATAAAGTAAAGGAAAATCTTAAAAATCTTATTGCTAAATATGGTGATAAAAGAAAAACTTCACTTGAACAAATTGAAGTTCCAAAAGAAGAAAAAGAAATTGCGGCTGTAGTACCAGAGAATTGTGTCGTAATTATAAATCAGACTGGGTCTATTAAGCGTGTATCGGCTGCCGCATTTAAAGTTCAAAAAAGAAATGGCAAAGGCATTAAAACTGAAGATGATACTGTTTTAGATATGATTTCAACTAATACTATTGATACACTTATGTTATTTTCTAACAAAGGAAAAATGTATCGTTTATTAGTAGATAATATTCCCGTTGGAACAAATATTTCTAAAGGAACTCCAGTCAACTCTCTTATTGCTCTTGAAAACGATGAAAAAATAATTGCTATAACCTCACTTTATCGTAAATCTCAAGCAAGGTATGTTATTTTTATAACTAAACAAGGTTTATTTAAAAAGACCTTGCTTGAAGAATATATGGGTGGAAAAAAGACTACAGGTATTGCCGCAATTAAACTTAAAGAGGGTGACTCTATTGCTAATGTAACATTTGCTGAAGATGAAGATTTTATTGTTTTAACTAAAAATGGTATGAGTATTCATTTTGAAACCAAAGATATTGCTCCTATTGGTAGAGCGACAAGTGGTGTTCGCTCAATTAAACTTGATACTAATGATGAAGTTTTAATTGGTCTACCTATTAAACATTTTACAGACTCTGTAGCGATATTTAATGAAAGTGGCGTTGCTAAAAAGACAGTTCTTGATGAGTTCCCTTTACAGGCGCGCGGAGGAAAAGGAGTTTGTGTTTTAAAGTCTGGTAAAGTTACAGGCGCAGCAATGGTATCAGATGAAGATTTTATTTTAATTGTAGGACAACCTAACTCTATTTGCGTTTCCGCAAAGGATATTCCGCAGTTAAGCCGTATTGCTGTTGGAAATATTATGATAAATGGAAGCAAAATAAAAAGGATAGTAAAAGTATGACAGCATTATATGAAGAAAAAACTATTTGTGGTAAAACTGATAAATGGCTTGAAGCGTCAAAAATACAAACTTTTTTTTTACCAAAAAATTTCCATTGTTATGGTTCATTAAGTTGTGATGGAAGCTCATTAACAGAGCTTCCAGAAGGACTTATTGTAGAAGGAAATTTATATATAGGAGAATGCGAAATCACAGCATTGCCGCCTAAATTAATAATAGGTAAAGATTTAATTCTTCTTAATAGTTCTATTTTTGATATACCTAATGATATATGTATTTGTGGGGATATTATTGCTTTAAAAGTAAATAATATGCCTTCTTATCAATCAAATACTGATTATTATAATTTTGTTTGTGACACAAAAGGACACCCTATTCCTTATATATATAGTAAATTTATAGACAGATATGAAGAAAAACAAATTTTTAATAATTCAGTTTTATTTTATTTAGGTGTATTTAATCATCAATGCGCAATACAGTTAATTAATAATAACAAAAATATTTATCCTTGTGAAAATTTAGATCAAGGATGTGATTTTATAGATCGGTTTCAATTATATAAAAGTCCATTTTATAAAAAATATATTAATTATAATACAAATGAAAAAAGATTTGTAAAAGAACTAATTATTATTTTAAAAGAAGTAAGTAATATTAGCGAATTAGATATAAAAGATTTTTTTAATGACTCTGATATTTTATCAATTAATAAATATAGTATTAAAGAGTTATGTCAAATACTTGAAACATGGGCGCATAAAAATAACAAACCGATATTATCACATATCCAATTATTTAAAGATTATTTTTTTAATAGAGAAATTTTTTCTTCTCTTGATTTATATTAAAATTTTTGTTATAATATATACATATGAAAGATAAAAGAAGGATGTTATATTTATGAAAAAATCAATTCCTGAATTAGTTAGAATATTAAATTATTATACTGAAAAGTATGATGAAGGTAATCCGCAAATATCTGATAAAGAATGGGATGATTTATATTTTGAATTAGTTGCTATGGAAAATGGGGCGGGCTATGCGCTTCCTGACTCTCCAACTCAAAAAATTACTTATTCAGTAGTTAATCACTTAAATAAAGTTACTCACAATCATAAAATGCTGTCATTAGATAAAACTAAAGATTTAAATGAAATTAATTCATTTTTAGGAAATGATCAGTCTTATTTAGCAATGCTAAAAATGGACGGATTAACTTGTTCATTAACTTATAAGAATGGAAAGCTAGTATCTGCAGAAACTCGTGGTAATGGAGAAATAGGAGAAGATGTTCTTCATAATGCGCAAGTTATTTTGAGCATACCAAAACATATTAATTATAAAGATGATTTAATTGTAGATGGAGAAATAATTTCAACATATTCTAATTTTGAAAAGTTTAAAAATATATATAAAAATCCTCGTAATTTTGCAGCAGGTAGTATAAGATTACTTGACTCTAGAGATTGCGCAGAAAGAGGTCTCCGCTTTGTTGCTTGGGATGTTATTAAGGGATTGGATCAGCATATTAGTCATACAGATCCAAAATCAAAACAGCGCAGTGAATCAAAGTTATATATTACTGATAAAGTAAATTTTAATTTATTTGATAAACTTAGTGACTTAGAGCAATTAGGGTTTTTAGTAGTTCCATTTTCTCGTTATCAAGGTGTAGTACAAGAACAATATATTACTCAATTAGTTAATATTGCAAAAGAAATGGGCTATCCTATTGATGGTATTGTTTTTAAATTTGATGATATTAATTATAGTAAAACATTAGGAGAGACTGCGCATCATTTTAAAAATGCTATGGCTTATAAATTTTATGACGAAGTTTATGACACTATCCTCCGCGATATCGAATGGAGTATGGGAAGGACAGGAGTATTGACACCTATTGCGATTTTCGATGCTGTTGATTGTGACGGGGCTGAGGTATCTCGTGCGAGTCTTCATAATATAAGTATTATGTATGATACTCTTCACACTCCATTTAAAGGACAAAAAATTCAGATATATAAAAGTAATATGATAATTCCTCAGGTATATAGCGCGGAGCAGCCAGAAACAATAGATGAAAATCTTATTTTAAAAGTTCCAACAATATGTCCTGAGTGCGGCGGCCCGCTTAAAGTAGAAGAAAACGAGAACGTAAAAATTTTGACGTGTCTTAATGAAGATTGCCCCGGCCGCGCGCTTAATCATTTAGTTCATTTTTGTTCTAAAAAAGGCTTAGATATAAAAGGATTATCGGAAGCTACGCTTAATAAACTAATGGACTGGGGATGGGTAAGCACTCCTAAAGATTTATTCACTCTTGCTCAACATAAAGAAGATTGGTATAAGAAAGATGGATTTGGAGTTAAATCAGTAGATAAAATTTTAATGGCTATTGAAAATGCAAAAAATTGTAGTTTAATTCAATTTATTTCATCTCTTGGTATTCCATTTATTGGAAATACTGTAGCTAAACTTATAGTAGAACAGTTTTCTACTTGGAATCAGTTTATGTCAGCAATAGATGAAAAATACGATTTCTCTACTATTCCTACTTTTGGTGAAGTTAAATCTCAGGCTTTATTAAATTTTAATTATGCAGAAGCAAAAGAAATTGTTAAATATTTAACTAATGTAAATACGACTTATGAAGCAGTAATTACTACTCCAGATGGAAAAGATTATCCTAAAATTAAAAAATTAAATGAAATAGTATTTTGTATTACTGGAAAATTACATAATTATAAGAATAGAGATGAGTTAAAATCTATAATAGAGTTTGAAGGCGGTCGTGTGGTAGATAGCATATCAAATAAAGTAAATTATTTAATTAATAATAATCTTTCTTCTACCTCAAGCAAAAATAAAAAAGCTAAAGAATTAAATATTCCTATAATCTCGGAAGAAGAATTTTTAACCAAACTTAATAATGAATTATTTTGATAAATAAAAAAAATTTTGGTAAAATAATAATATGAAAAAGAAATTGATAAAGATAGCAAATCAAATAGCCACCTATAATCAAAAAGCAGAAATGGGCGACATTGTTGCTCAACAGAAAATTGAAGAATTAATTTCAGAGTTAGATCCGCAAGATTTAATTGAAATTGATAAATATATACAAAGTAAAAAATTATTGACAAAATAAAAAAATTTTGTTATAATAATTATATAAAAAATAAAATTTATTATAACTCAAAGAGTTAAAAGGAGAAACAAAAATGGCAGAACTTAAACCTAATTCTAAGATTGTATTGGACTATGTAAAGACTCATGATGGTGAAGATTTCACTGCTAAGGATATTGCTGAAGCAACTGGACTCGAAGTTAAGAGTGTTAATGGTATTGTTACTTCCGCTTTCCAGAAGAAGGGTCTGATGGCAAGAGAAGAAGCTGAAGTTGAGCTTGCTGATGGTAGCCATGCAAAAGTAAAGTTTATTCGTCTGACTGATGCTGGCCGCGCATTTGATCCCGCAGCAAGCACTGACGCTGAATAATTTACAATAGAATATAAAAATAATAGACTAGACTATAGATAATTAGTCTAGTCTATTTTACTAAAAAGGAGATTTGAGTTATGATAGGATATATATCATTATCTATATTAGCAATAGCCCTTGCTGGTTTATGTATATTTTTAGGTATTAATCGTAAAAAACTAAATAGAGATATAGAAGATAAAAATTATCAATTAGAAGAAAGATATAAAAAAATAAAAGAAAATTTAATTAGACAAGAAGAAGAAATGAAGCATTTAGAAACTGTTAAATCTGGTTTAATGGCAGATATAAATAATTCTCAAGAAGTATCATATTCTGCTTTTACGCGATATCAAAATTCTCTTGAAGAGTCTTATAAAATGGCAGAAGAAGAATATGATAAATTGACAAAAAAATTAGAAAATTTATATAATAATTGTCAAGACTCATTAAAGAAAGATGTTGAACAAAAGGAAATAGAATATAAACAAGAACTAAATAATATAAAGCAAGAATTAAACAAACTAAAAGAAACGCGAGCGGCCGCCATAGAAGCACAGCGTCGTGAAGAATTAATGAAACTCGAAAAAGATTCTTATAGGGTCATCTTAACCCCTTCAGAGCTTACTACTATTGAAATGATAAATGAAATAAAGCCGCGCTTACCTGAGCCTCGCATTTTATGTATGTTGATATGGCAAACATTTTATCAGAAAAAACTTACTGTATTATGTAAAAAAATACTTGGTAATTCACCTGTATGTGGCATATATAAAATAACAAATATTAAAAATAATATGTGCTATATAGGGCAGGCTAAAAATATAGATGATCGATGGAAAGAACATATGAAGTATGGTCTTGGAATTGATACCCCAGTAGGAAATAAATTGTATCAAGCTATGAAAGAAATTGGACCAGAAAATTTTACATTTGAACTATTGGAAGCTTGTCCAGTTGAACAGCTAGATGAGAAAGAAAAATTTTATATTGAGTTATATCAAGCAAAAGATTATGGATATAATAGTACTAATGGAGTAAATAAACAAAAATGCCAATAAGAAAACAAATAAAGAAGGAGAATTAAAAAATGAATAATAAAGATTTAGTGTCAAAGTATGAAAATTCAGAAGCATTAATTACTGGTATTGACAAACTAACTGAAATGATGGCGTTTAAAAATCGTGAATTATATCTTAATGATGTAACTCGTGAAGTCGCAGACGCATTTAATACTTACATTAGAATATGGAATAAACTTGATGTTGAAAGCAGACTGCCTGTTGATGAAAGAGAACCTATTAAGATTTATATAAATTCTGATGGCGGAGACCTAGTTGCCGCATACTCGATCATTGATTCTATTAAAATGTCTAAAACCCCGGTTTGGACTATTAATACTGGCTGTGCCTATTCTTCTGGTTTAGAAATTTTTATTGTAGGTCATTATCGTATTGCTTATCCTTATTCTTCATTTTTATTTCATGAAGGTTATACTGGCTTTGGCGGAGATGCTAATAAGTTCAAAAATTATTCTCATTTTTATGAAAGATTACTTGAAATGAGTAAAGAAAATATTTTAACTCATTCTAGCCTTACTGAGGAAGAGTATGAAAAAGTTAAAAAAGATGATTGGTGGTTTTTAGCAAATGATGCTTATGATTTAAAAATGTGTGATAAAATCGCAGAGGAGTTGATTTAATGGGTAAAATAATTATATTAGATGAGACTAGTTCTCATCCTGTCCAGTTAATTGGAAAAATGTCTGGTATATGCTATGGTTCTGATATTACTAATGAAACAAAGAACTATAAACGCGGGCTTGACTGTCTTGAAAATAACCATGGTAGAACATTAGAGTCTGTTGATATCTATATGATATTAGAAGGCTATTCTGCAAAGACTGTTAGAGAGTTTTATACTCATATTGGCGGCAGCCCTATGCGCCTTCAGTCTTCAACAAGATATATTGATTATGCTAAAAAAGGATTGCCCTGTATCATTCCGCCTAAAATCGAAGCTATCCCTGAAGCAAAGAAAATTTTTACTGATACACTTAATACTATAGCAACCGCCACGAATAGACTAGAAACTGAGTTTAATATTGAAAAAGAAGATGCTTCTATGTTATTTCCTCTTGCTATGGAAAGTAAATTTGTAGTTAAATGTAATCTTCGTATGTTAATTGAAATGAGCCATCAAAGAATGTGTAATCGCGCATTTTGGGAATATCGTCAACTTATGAGAGATCTATGTAAAGCATTAAAAGCAAGAGACTCAGAATGGGAATATATTATTGATACCTATATGAAACCTAAATGTGATATCTTGGGCTATTGTCCAGAAAGGTTTAGTTGCGGAAGGCGGCCTAAAAAAGAAGATAAAATTTGATTTTTTAAATAAAATTTGTTATAATATTTATAGAAAAATAAAGAAACAAGAGGAATAAAATTATGGCAAAAATTGAAATGACAGAAACACTTAAAAGTATTCTTGAAGACTCGATTAAAATGTATGCGGAAGACCCGGTTAAAGTAGAATATATCCAGTCTATTTTAGCAGAGAACGGGGCCGCCGCAGATTTAACAGATAAAAATAAAAATATTCTTAAGTGGATGCAGGAAAACGAAAATAAATATCATAATATATTTAATGCTAAACAGATTGGAGATGGACTGTTTATGAGCGGTCGCTCTGTTTCGGGCAGTATTAGAAAACTTGTGACTCTTGGTTTTGTAGAAAAGCAAGGTAAAGATCCTGTATGTTATTCTATTACAGATATTGGAAAAAATAAAGAATTTGACTAAAATAAAAAATTTTGTTATAATTATAATATATTAAAAAAATAGGAGAAAAATTAAAATTATGAGATCTAATGACAACAAAGAAAGAATTGAAGGTTATGTTTATAGTCTTGATGATGGTAATGGCAGAGATGCTTTGTCAAAAAGACAGTCTGGAGCAAACTCGAAAAAGCCTGGCACCGAATATATAGCAGGAACCATGTTGATTGCCGCAGATGAGGGGGGAATGAACATTATACCAGTTCATTTTACTTATGTAACTAAAACTTATTCTTCTGGAAAAGAAAATAGAACTTATGGAGTACTTGAACAAATTCTTAATAGCGGAAAAACTTGGACTTCAGTAGGGAAAGAAAACGCAACAAAAGTAAGAATTGATGCTTCTCTCGCATTGAATGAGTTCTACGCCCAGGATGGAACTCTGATTGCCGCAAAAAGAAATGAAGGTAGTTTTGTTACTGTTGTAAATGGGCAAATGTCTCCTGAAAACGAACATAATAGATTTACAATGGATATGATTATTACTGGTGTAACTCATGTTGACGCAGATGAAGAAAAAAATGTAACTGAACATGCTGTTGTTCGCGGTTGTGTTTTTGATTTTAAAAATGCTATTCTTCCAGTAGAGTTCTTGATTAAAAATGCTCAAGGTATGAAGTATTTTGAAAACCTTGATGCTAGTAGTTCTAATCCTGTTTATACTAAGGTATGGGGAAGAATTAATTGTTCTGCAGTAACTTATGAAGAGAAAACCGAATCTGCTTTTGGTGAGCCTGTAGTTAGCACAAGAACTAAAAGAACCAGAGAATGGGAAATTACTGGTGCAGCAGAAGAGCCGTTTAATTTTGGAGATGAAGGAGTTCTTACTGTTGAAGAACTTACTAATGCTATGCAGGATCGTGAAGTTCATATTGCAGACATTAAGAAAAGAGCAGAAGAATATGCAGCAAGTAAAACTGCTCCGGTAGTGACGGCAACTCCAGTAACAAAAGCAAAAGCTACTATGCCTAAAGGCGATTTTAAATTTTAATTAAAGGAGGCGTAAGAAATGGCTGATATTGATATTTTTTCTATTACGCCTCACCAAGTAAGCCGAGATTTGCGCGGATATTCCGTGCTTTTCTATGGCGAACCTAAGTCAGGCAAAACAACAACTGCAACTAAATTTCCACGACATTTGTTGCTCGCTTTTGAAAAAGGCTATAATGCAATTCCTGGCGCGATGGCACAGCCTATTAATTCTTGGAGCGAATTTCGTAAAGTTCTTCGTCAATTAAAAGACCCAAAAGCTAAAGAAAATTTTGAAACACTCATTATAGATACTGCTGATATTGCTTATGATTTATGTGAAAAATATGTTTGTCAAAATGCAAAACGCGCGGATGGTGGCACGGGTGTTGATACCGTTGGTGATATCCCATATGGCAAAGGTTATACACTTGTAGCTAAAGAATTTGATGAGTGTTTGCGCTCTATCGTTCAAATGGGATATGGACTGGTTCTTATTTCTCATGCCGTAGATAAAACATTTAAAGATGAAGCAGGTAATGAGTTTAATCAAATTGTTCCTACTCTTGGTGCAAAAGCAAGAAATATAGTTGATCGTATGGTAGATATTATTGGTTATTCAAGAGTGGTTCAAGATGAACAAGGAAATAATGTAACTAAGTTATTTATGCGCGGAACCCCGCGTTATGTAGCTGGTTCACGTTTTAAATATACTCCAGACTATATTGATTTTAATTATGCATCCTTGGTCGCCGCAATTGGAGAAGCTATTGATAGACAAATGGTAGAAGATGGCGCAGAACATTTTACTGATGCAAGAACAAATCTTTATTCAACTACAACTGAGCTTAATTTTGATGAATTAATGAATGAATTTAATCATTATATTGAAATTCTTATTTCAAATCATCCAGTTGATTTTGAAACTAACTATCAACCTAAAATTGTTCAAATTACTGAAAAATATCTTGGTAAAGGACAAAAGGTTAGTAATATTAGTAGAGATCAAACTGAAGCGTTGAGTCTTATAGTAGATGAGCTTAAAGATTTAAAATAAAAAATAAAAATAGAGGAAGAGTTAAATCTTCCTCTTTTTGATTTTTTTCTTAATTTTTGTTATAATTTATATAGAAAATGTAAAAAGGAGAAAAAGATATGGCACACTTAGCCAAATGTAAATATTGCGGTGTTCAGTTTGACCGCGACAAAGAGCCGTGGATAGAAGTGTCTGCTCGCCGCTATGCGCATAAAGTATGTTATGAAAAAGCTGTAGGATGTTTGTCTCCTGAAGATAAAATACAAAAAGATGAAGAACAAGATTTAAAAAAATTAGAAAACTATATTATGGTTTTATTTGATGAGTCCTTCATCAGTGCAAAAATAAGAAAACAAATATTAGATTATAGAAAAACATATGGATATACTTATAGTGGAATGTTAAAAACACTTCAGTGGTGGTTTGATATAAAAAAGAATCCAGTTGAAAACGCAAATGATGGTATAGGTATTGTTCCTTACGTATACAAACAAGCGTGTGAATATTTTTATAATTTATATTTAGCAGATATAGCAAATGAAGATTTGAAAAATTATACTCCAGAAGTAGTAGAAATAACAATAAAATCTCCAAGAGCAGAAAAGAGAAAGAAAAAAGAGTTTAAATTAATGGAGACTGATAATGACGACTAAAAGTAGATATGTAGATACTACAGCAATTATTCAAGTATTAGGCAATGTTTATAATGATGTATCCCTACTTGATAATGAAAATTATAAATTTAATGAAGATGATTTTCCACTTGATTTTCATAGAATTTTATTTGGCACAATTTATAATCTTCATGATTTAGGCGCAAAAGAAATAACTTTAAATGCGATAGAAGACTATTTAATCCAACGCCCTTCTTCTTATGCCGTATATAAAGCAAATAAAGGCGCAGAATACTTAACTGAACTTAAAGAGTCAAAATCTATTCAGTCTGTAACATTTGATTATTATTACTCTCGTATGAAGAAATTTACACTTCTTCGTATGTATAATGAAAAATGTGGAATGGACTTATCAAATTTTTATGATATTGATAATATTACAAATATAAAAAAGAAACAAGTTCAAGAGGACTGGCTTGATAATTCTTCTCTTGAAGAAATAGCAGATGCTATTGATAAAAATATTGTTGATATACGTTTAAAATATGTAGATGACGCAAATGAAAGTGCTACAAATGCAGGAGAGGGGGTTCTGGAGCTTATAGCTAAACTTAAAGAAACTCCAGAAGTAGGATATCCATTGTTTGGACATCTTATTAATACTGTTACGCGCGGGGCCCGTCTTAAGAAGTTTTATTTGCGGTCCGCCGCAACAGGCGTAGGAAAAACAAGAGCAATGATTGCAGATTCTTGTTCAATAGCTTGCGATGAGATATACGATAGCTCAAAGCAGCGATGGATAAAAAATGGCACAAAAGAGCCTACTATTTTTATTTCTACCGAACAAGAGAAGGATGAAATACAGACAATGATGTTAGCATTTTTGTCAGATGTAGATGAAGAACATATTATCACGGGTAAGTATTTAGCTGGTGAATATGATAGAGTAAGATACGCGGCAAATCTTCTTCAGCATAGCCCCATATATATACAACAACTTCCTGACTTCTCTTTACAAGATATAGAAAATACTATCAAGCGCGGCATCCGCGATTATAACTGTAGATATATCTTCTTTGACTATATTCATACTTCAATGAAAATTTTAAGTGAAGTTACTTCTAAGACTGGAGTAAAAGGTTTAAGAGAAGATAATATTCTATTTATGATTTCAATTCGTTTAAAAGACTTATGTAACCAATATGGGGTATTTATTATGACTGCTACACAGTTAAATGCAGATTATCGTGTTGCACAACAATATGATCAGAACTTACTTCGTGGTGCAAAGTCAATAGCAGATAAAATAGACTGCGGTATGATTATGCTTGAAACGAGTGCTGAAGATATGAAGGCATTGGATAAAGTTATTAAATTACATGGTTTTGAAAAACCACAAATTAAAATATCTGTATACAAAAACCGTCGTGGCAGATATAAAGACATACTATTATGGTGTAAAGGTAATCGCGGAACCTGTAAAATTGATCCTATGTTTGCAACTACTTATAATTACGAATTAATTCCTATTGAAGATTTAAAAATTGGAGTAACAGAATAATATGAAATATGACAAAGATAAAATAAAAGAAAGTTTAACAATAGAACAAGTATTTGATTTTTGCGCGGAAATGGGCGGAGAGCCGCGTATGGAAGCCAGTGGAGATGTCTTTGTCATGAGAACTATATGTCATAATCATCCTGGAGAAGGCTCGCGAAAATGTTATTATTATAATAACACTCATCTTTTTCGTTGCTTTACTAATTGCGGTAGTATGGATATATTTCAACTCTATACTAACATACAAAAAGTAGCGGGATATTCAATTGAGTTACCACAAGCAGTTGCCTATATTGCTTCTTATTTTGGTTTTTCAGAGGATTATCAAAATTTTTCAGATAATGATAAAAACCTTGAAGATTGGAAAATTTTAGAAAATTATGATAAAATAGAAACAGTAGTAAATAAGAAAAAGCAAGTGGAAATGAAATTTTATGATAAACAAATTTTATCTTATTATCCATTTGTAAGATATAAAAACTGGGAACAAGAAGGAATAAATCCAGATATCATGAAAAAACGCGGTATCCGTTTTGATCCGGCGGCAGAGGCAATATTAATTCCGCACTATGATATAAATAATAATTTAGTTGGAGTGCGTTCCCGCACAATAGTAAAAGAAGATGAAATATATGGTAAATATAGACCATCAATTTTAAATGGGAAGATGTATAATCACCCTTTAGGATATAATTTATATAATTTAAATTGGAGCAAAAATAATATTGCTATAATGAAAAAAGCAATAATATTTGAAGGAGAAAAAAGCTGTCTTAAATTTGCTTCTTATTTTGGAGAAGATAATGATATATCAGTCGCAGTATGCGGTAGCTCTTTAATTCAATATCAAGTTAATTTATTGTTATCTCTTGGTGTTACTGAGCTTGTTATTGCTTTTGATAAGCAATGGAAAGAGAAAGGAGATGATGAGTTCAAAAAATGGACAGCTAAACTTACAGAAATAAATAAAAAATATAGCTCAAAAGCATTAATTACTTTTGTTTTTGATAAAGAAGGCACAAATTTGGGATATAAAGATTCGCCTATAGACCAAGGGCCTGAGATATTCACAAAATTATTTAAGGAGAGAATAAAAATATGATAAATAAAGGATATTTGACAGCAAAAACAACTCCTGAATCTGATTTATGTTTTACCCCAACATATGCTGTTAAACCGCTTCTCGAGTTTCTTATACCTAGTCAAATTCAGACTATATGGTGTCCATTTGATGATGAAACTAGTGAATATGTAAAAGAACTTCAAAATAATGGATATAAAGTTATTGCTACTGATATAGAACATGGTTTTGATTTTTTTGAATTTGAACCTAAGGAATATGATATTATTATTTCAAATCCTCCATTTAGTTTGAAAGATAAAATATTAAAAAGGCTACAAGAGCTAAATAAACCCTTCGCCATATTGCTTCCGCTTCCAACTCTTCAAGGTGAAAAAAGATTTAATTATTTAGCTAATACTCAAGCACTAGTTTTTGATAAAAGAATAAATTTTTATAAAGATAAAGCGCATACAATAAAGCAATCTGGCGCAGCCTTCGCTTCAATATATATATGTAAAAATTTCTTACCTTCTGATTTAATTTTTAGAAAATTAGATAAAGGCGGTGAAAAATGATATATAAATTAAGAAATGAAGTAGACTCAAGGCTATCAGCAACAGAACAAATTCTTGTTAATCGCGGCATCCGCCCAAGTAATATTAAACATTATTTAAATACAACTGATAAAGATATTAATTCTCCTCTTGATTTTGGTGAAGATATAATGCGGCGGGCCGCAGTTACTTTAATCCAAGCCATTAAAAATGATGATGAGATTCTTGTAGTAGTAGACGCAGATTGTGATGGATATACTAGCTCCGCACTGCTTATAAATTATCTTTATGATTTATTTCCAAATTATGTTGAAAATAAACTTCATTGGTTTTTACATGAAGGCAAGCAGCATGGCTTGAGCGATGTGGTAGTAGGATCTAATTATAAACTTGTTATCTGCCCGGATGCCGCGTCTAATGATTACTCTGAACATCTTGAACTCGCAAATCGCGGCGTCCCTGTATTAATATTAGACCACCACGAAGCAGAAATAACTAGTCCTAATGCCATAGTAATAAATAATCAACTTTCTAATTATCCAAATAAATCACTTACTGGTGTAGGAGTAACTTGGCAGTTTTGTCGATATTTAGATAATTTATTAGGGAAAAATTATGCTAATAATTATCTTGACCTTGTTGCGCTAGGAGATATGGCGGATATGGCTGATATGACCCAATTCGAAACAAAACATCTTATTACTATTGGATTTAAGGATGAAAATATTAAAAATCCTTTTATTCACGGTATGGCAAAGAAAAATGCTTATTCACTTGGAAATAAAATAACGCCTATGGGGGCTGCTTTTTATATAGCTCCTTTTGTAAATGCTATGGTGAGAAGTGGAAAAGCAGAAGAAAAAGAACTTTTATTTAAATCTATGATAAAATTTTTAGCTTTCCAACAAGTGCCTTCTACTAAACGCGGACATGACTTTGGAGAAATGGAAACAATAGTAGATCAGGCACTTAGGACAGCTACTAATGTTAAAAATAGGCAAACAAAAGCACAGGATAATATGCTTGAAATCCTTGAAAAGAAAATCGCGGATGAAGAGTTACTTCAGCATAAAGTCTTGTTATTCGTGCTTGAACCTGGCGCCGTAGATAAAAATATAGCTGGCCTTGTAGCAAATAAATTTATGGCTAAATATCAACGTCCCTGTTGTATTTTAACTAAATGTCAGACTGAAAAGGGTATTATGTGCCAAGGCTCTGCGAGGGGATGTGACCTAGCAGGAGTTACTCAATTTAAAGATATTTGCGCGGCGGCGCCTGGAGTAGAATATGCCCAGGGTTAAAATGGTGGCCCTTAAACTTTTTTCCGTTTATCAGCGGGGTAAATAAATTTATGACCAAAAATTTTGGACATTTTTAATTTATTTGCTAACGAGAAATTCTAAGTATACATGTAAAGAAAAAGTATATGTATATATGAAAACCTCGTGGGAAGAATACTTTTTTCTTTATAATATATTTATAAATATTAGGAGAAAAAATATGTTAAAAAAATCTATTTATAAAATTACTAACATTATTAATAATAAATGTTATATCGGACAAACTACCGATCCTGTTAGAAGATGGCGAGAACATAAAAGCCAAGGATATGGGCAAGAGAAAAATAAAGAATTATATTATGCTTTTTCTAAATATGGAATAGAAAATTTTACTTTTGAAATTTTAGAAGAAAATATTGAGAATTATAATGAAAGAGAAAAATATTGGATTAGATATTATGATAGCTATGAAAATGGATACAATATGACTGAAGGCGGAGAAGAGCCACCTTTAAATATTAAAGAAAAAAGTCCTTTCGCTCAACATTCTCAAGAAGAAGTTGATAAAGTTATTGATTTAATTCAACATACAAACATTCCATTAAAAGAAATTGCTGAAATGAGCGGTTATGATTATTCTACTATAAAAAGAATACAAAGTGGAAAATTATGGCATAACGATAAGTTATCTTATCCTTTAAGAAGAGTAACTAGTAGAGCTTATCAAAAAGAAAGAGCATTATTAATTATAAATGATTTATTGAATACCGATTTAACACAGTATGCAATTGCTGAAAAATATGATTGCGCACGCACAACTGTAACAGCTATTAATAATGGAGATAATTATAGACAAGAAAACTTAACTTATCCATTAAGAAAAAAGTATTAACCTGTATCGACTATCTTGGGTTAGACCGAGAGTAGAGCTATTATTGATACATAGCTCGAAATGTAAGTTTTTAACATTAATTGTTAAATAAAAAATAGTCAGGCCATCTCGAAAGAGAATGGAGCGCTCCCGCACCAAGGAGCATTCGGGTTATCTGTAGCTTTAGACGCGGTCCCCGCATTTCTTGCTTATACTGATGAAGTATTAAAAGATATGCCAAATGAGCCTATATATTATGTTGATTATATTTATGAAGGCGGAGATGTGAAACCGCAAGATATTCTGGATATTGCTTTCTTAGATGACCTTTGGGGGACCGGTATGCCAGAACCATTTATCGCTATACGCGGCCTCCGCATTAACAAAGATATGGTTACGGTATATAGTAAAAAAGACCTAACACTTAAAATTACATTACCAAACAAACTTTCACTTATTATGTTTAAGGCACCTGAAGAATTATGCGACAAGCTTCAAAATCAGAACCCTGGCACCTATACTTTTGATATAGTTGGCACTTGTAATGCAAATGAGTGGTGTGGAAATATAACACCACAATTATTTATTGAAGATTATAATATAACTGGACAACAGAAATATTTATTCTAAAAAGGAGAAATAAAAATGGAAAAAATTAAAAAATTTATAGCAACTTTGATATATGATACTGATGAAGCGTCTGCTAATGAAATTGAAGAAAAAGAGCAAGAAGTAAGAAAAAATAATATGATACAATATAGCCTGTGCCTTCCAGAGTATTTAGATTTTACTTGGATGGATACGGAAGAGGTAAAAGATTATTTTAAATGTTTATTAGAATTTATTGAACAACATGAACAGGAAGAATTTGCTACTACAACATTTCCTAAATTAAAAATATTTAAAAAAAATGATATTGATTTAGCCAAAAAATTCTTGGAAGGAAATCAGTCGTAATATCAAATCAAAAATTGGCTTTGGAAATTTTCAAGGTCATTTTTGTTTTACTTGAAAAAATTAAAAAAATTTGATATAATTTATTTAGAAAAAATGAAATAGGAAAAAAATATGATACTTACAAATAAACAAGAGCAAGGTTTAAAAGAAGCTCTTACTCGATATAAAAATGGAGATAAATATGTGTGTATAGCTGGGTATGCTGGTTCTGGAAAATCAACCCTAGTTAAATTTATTATAGACGCACTTAATGTTCCTGAAAGCCAAATAGTTTTTGCTACATACACAGGCAAAGCCGCACAAGTGTTGGTTAAAAAAGGAAACAAAAATGCGATGACACTTCATAAATTACTTTATCAAAGTTATCCGCGTCCTAATGGAACTTTTATACGAGTTCCTAAAACTAATTTATCTCCTTATAAAATAGTTGTTATAGATGAAATTTCAATGGTTCCTCTTGAAATGTTAAAACTTTTAGCAAAACACAAAGTATTTTTAATTTGCTTGGGAGATCCTTTTCAGTTGCCGCCAATAGATAAAGATACAGATAATCATTTACTTGATACTCCGCATGTATTTCTTGATGAAATTATGCGGCAAGCCCAAGAGTCTGAAATTATTAGATTAAGTATGGATATACGTGCTGGAAAAGATATTTCTTTATTTCAAGGCACTGAGGCGCAGGTACTACAAAAGAAAGATATGTGTGACGGTATGCTAACTTGGGCGGATCAAGTTATATGTAGCACTAATGCTACTCGTATCGCACTAAATAATCAAATGCGTGATATGCTTGGGCGGCAAGGCAGCCCGCAAGATGGAGATAAAGTGATTTGTCTACGGAATTATTGGGAAGCCTTAGGTGAAGATAATGATGCCTTGGTAAATGGCACTATTGGATATATTCAAAATTCTTATTCAACCTTTATTCAACTTCCTTATTATTTAGGGGGCAAGAAATTTGATGTGCTTCATACAGATTTTATATCAGATAGTAATGAAAAATATAAAGATCTTGAGCTTGATACTCATATGATACTCACTGGAGAAAAATGTTGTGATACGCGAACTGCTTATAGATTAAATAGTAATCCTAAGTATGCTAGATTATTGCCCTTGGAGTTTACTTATGGATACGCGATTACATGTCACAAGGCGCAAGGTAGCTCCTGGCCAAATGTATTAGTTATTGAGGAAAATTTTCCTTTTGGACGAGAAGAGCATGCGCGTTGGCTATATACTGCTTGTACGAGACCTGAACAGAAATTAGTTCTTATAAAAAAATGAAAATCGCAATTAGTTATTTTTATCAAATTAGATTTTTTAAACCTTGGATGATACCCGTGTCTATAGCTTGTTGGGACCCGAAGTGGTTCCACCAATGGTCTGGTCCTAATTTCACTTTTTTAGATAAGAGAAATGTAGTTAATGGGCTTAGATGTGAAGAGTTACATCCGGGTCCACTTTGTGAAGGATTGTGTCGTGGACGAGATAATTGTGAAGATGGTAATCCAAATAAATGTGCTTTTTTACAACAGTACATGTGGCAACTAGAAAGGATGGATTTAGATCAATTTTTACAACGCGCGGCCGCCTCACTTAGCCGCCTAAAACAACAACTTAATTTAGACCGAGAGCCGCTTTTGGTTCTTATAGTATATGAAACCCCAAATAACCCGTGTAGTGAAAGGCAAGCACTATTAAAATATTTTAATTCACATGGCGTTGAATGTGAAGAACTTAAATATCCAATAGGAGAAAATTATGAATAAATGTGAAATATATAATACAGATTGTATTGAATTTATGAAAAAAATGTCAAAAAGCAGTGTTAATTGTGTTTTAACTGATATACCTTATGGAGAAGTTAGTCGTGCGAATAATGGTTTAAGCCAAATGAAAAATAGTGATAAAGGTGCGGCAGACGCAACTACTTTTAATTTAGATGAATTTCTTCCTCTTGTAGATAAAGTAGCTAGTGATAATATAATTATTTTTTGTGGCAAAGGACAATTTAGCACTATATATAATTATTTCGCAGCTAAATCAGTAGGTACTGTTCGGCAATTAATTTGGAAAAAGACTAACCCAGTTCCCTCTAATGGAAAATATGTTTATTTAAGTGGTATCGAAGATGCTGTATGGTATCGAAAACCTAAAGGTACATATAATGGTTATTGTAAAAATACTATATTTGAATATCCTATTCAAAGTAGACAAATACACCCAACTGAGAAAAATCATAAACTTTTTGAAGAACTAATTTTAGATAATACTAATGAAGATCAAATAGTTTTTGACCCGTGTATGGGCAGTGCAGTGTCTGGTTTAATGGCACTTAAAAATAATCGTAATTTTATTGGTTGTGAGCTTAATGAAGAATTTTTTAATATAGCAAAAGAGCGTTTAATAAAAGAAAAACTATATGAAGAAGTCAACAATTAAAAGTTGACTTTTTTTATATTTTTTGTTATAATTTATATAGAAAAAAAATAAAAGGAGAGTTATGTATGCCAAGTGGAATTTATAAAATCACTAATTTAATAAATAATAAATGCTACATAGGAAAATCTAAAAATATAGAAGATCGTTTTAAATATCATAAAAATAATTATAAATGTATAAAAGAATATAATAAAACATTATATAAAGCTTTTAGAAAATATGGCATAAACAATTTTTCTTTTGAAACTATTGAAATTTTAGAAAATTATGATAAAGATTGTAACCAACGTGAAAAATATTGGATTGCTTTTTATAATAGTAAAGAAAATGGATATAATGAAACAGATGGCGGCGATGGAGGAATTACAGTCGAAGATCCTAGAAAAACATACGGAAAATTAACAACAGAAGAAGTTATATATTTAAGAAAAAGATATATTGAATGTAAATATCCAGCTTCATATATTTGGGAACAAGAATTTAAAGATAAGATAACTAAAAGGGGATTCCAGGCTATATGGACTGGCGAAAAAGCTAAGAATATTATGCCAGAAGTATTTACTCCAGAAAATAAAAAAAAGCAAATACAGTTATCTAGAGCTTATGAAGGAGTTTTGCGTAGACGAGTTTCTTTATCAGAAAAAAGAAAAATAAAAGAAAAAATACAAAATGGAGAAGCTGCTAAACAAATTTGGAAAAATGAGTATCAAAATATTTATAAAAGTTTTTCGGGTTTTCGTGATATGTTACAAGCAAAATCTTTGGATGAGGAGGTACTTTTAAATGGGAACGAGCTTACACAAATTTAGGTTTGAGCCGCATGCACATACTGAATACTCAAATATCCGATTATTGGATTGTATCAATCATCCTAAAGACTTGGTTAATAGAGCAATTAAATTAGGCTTAAGTGGAATAGCAATTACGGATCATGAATGTTTAAGTGGACACATAGAAATGAATATGTATCAGGCGGAAATCCAAAAAGAGAATCCTGATTTTAAAATAGCATTAGGTAATGAAATTTATTTATGTGGTGACCGCAGTAAAGGGCAAAAATATTATCATTTTATTTTAATAGCAAAAAATAAAAGTGGACATAGAGCATTAAGAGAATTATCTTCGAGAGCATGGTTAATGTCTTTTCGAGATCGTGGTATGGAAAGAGTAGTAACCACTTATAGTGATATTGAAGAGGTTATGAAAAAATATCCTCATAGTTTAATAGCGACAACAGCTTGTCTTGGCGGAGAATTATCAACAGCTTGTGTTAAATTAAGCGAAGCTGAAAAAATATCAGATGAACAAACTGCGACTTTAGAACATGATCATATTGTTGATTTTATGTCTTGGTGCTTAAATGTATTTGAAGATGATTTTTATGTGGAGTGCGCGCCGGGCCAGTCTAAAGATCAAATAACTGCGAATAAAAGATTAAAAAGCGTGGCCGCAGCATTTGGAGTTAAAATGGTCATAGGAACAGATGCTCATTATCTTAAAAAAGAAGATAGATATGTTCATAAAGCTTATTTGACATCTAAAGAAGGAGAGCGTGAAGTCGATAGTTTTTATTCTTATTCATATCTTCAAGAAGATGAAGAAATAAGAGAAAATTTAGCACCTTGTTTTGAAAATTCTTTTATTGATGAAATGTATTCCAATAGTGAAGAAATTTATTCAAAAATAGAAAACTACAGCTTACTACATAAACAAGTTATTCCAAAAGTAGAAGTTCAAAATTATAAAAAAACAAATGTATTATATGAAGAAAAAGATAAATATCCGATTCTTTACAATATGACTCAATCTGATGATAAGGTAGAAAGATATTGGGTCAATCAATGTCTTGATCAGCTGAAAAAAATAAATAAAGACAATGATATTTATTTATCTCGACTTGAAGAAGAAGCAGATATAAAAAGAACAATAGGTGAAAAACTTGAAACTAATATGTTTGCTTATCCTGTTACTCTTCAGCATTATGTTGATTTATTTTGGGAGTGCGGCAGTACTGTTGGCGCGGGCCGTGGTTCAAGTTGTTCAGGTCTAAATCATTATCTGCTTGGAATTACGCAGTTGGATCCTATAGAATGGGGGCTTCCATTTTGGAGATTAGAACTTTAAAGAAATAGTCTCCCTCTAAGGTAACTTAGAGTATAAAAAATTTCGTGAACCTTATTACTCAAGGGTGTGTAAGAAACGAATAAGTTTTTAGTAAGAAATGACTAATTAATTCTTATGCTAACAGGGAAGCCTTAACAAGTAAAGTTGAAGGTAATCCAGTGCCAAGGCGGCAATTGCCGCAAGGTGTAACGACTATCCGAAAGGAGTAGAGTAGAAGATGAGTTACTACTCAAAGTGCGAAAATCTTTAAATTTTTTCTCCCTTTTTGGACAAAATGGGAGAAAAGTGTTAATTCATTTTTCATATAATAATGAAAAGGAGGAATTAACAATGTTAATTTATAAAATAACTAATAAAATAAATAATAAATGCTACATAGGCCAAACAATAAAAACTGCTGAAGAAAGATGGAAAGAACATCAAAATCATGCATTTGGAAGCCATAAAAATGATATAAATAAAATATTATATCAAGCAATTAGAAAATATGGTTTAGAAAATTTTGAGTTTGAAGTTCTTCAAGACAATATAGAAACTTTTGAACAGCTAGATAAAGCAGAAATTTATTGGATAGATTATTATAATAGTTTTATAAAAGGATATAATGAAACATTTGGAGGGCAGCAATATCATAAAATACTTCCAAATAAAGAAATTATTGAAGATTATTATAAAACTAGGAGCGCAAGGAAAACAGCTTTAAATTTTGGAATTGATCATTCAACAGTTGATGATATACTAAATCAAAATAATATTCCAAGATTTACATTTAGACAGGCTGCAGGACAAAGAATTATGATAAGTAAAGATGATTTTCATAAAGAATTTGATTCTGTTAAAGACTGTGCTGAATGGTTTGTAAAAAACAAAATATGTAAAACAAATAAAGTTGAGAGTGCGAGAACAGGTTTAAAAAATGCGAGAGCAACAAATGGTTATTATTATGGTTATTTAATAGAAAATATTTAAAGAATAAGATATAGTCTACGCCATCAGAAATGATGGATAACGTGATTTGAATAAAGAAAGAACAGAATTAGGTGATATTGACCTAGACTTATGTCCGAGTAAACGTCCTGCTATTATCCAAGCGATTAAGAAAGAACGTGGTCAGAACTTCTGTGTAGATATTGATGATTTATCAAAACAAAATCTTGGTTGCACTTTAATTGCGACTTTTGGCACAGAGGGCTCTCGATCAGCAGTATTAACCGCTTGCCGCGGATATCGTAGTGAAGATTGCCCAGATGGTATTGATGTTGATACAGCACAGTATTTAACAGCACTTATTCCTGCAGAAAGAGGACAATTATGGCCGATTAAAGATGTTATTGAAGGTAACCCAGATAAAGGTCGTAAAAAAATAACTCAATTTATTAATGAAGTAAATCAGTATCCCGGATTAATAGATATTATTTTAGCTATTGAAGGTCTAGTAAATAAACGTAGCTCTCATGCTTCTGGTGTTATTTTGTTTGATGAAGATCCTTATGAATTTGGATGTTTTATGAGAACTCCAAAGGGCGAAGTTATTACTCAGTATGATCTGCATATGGATGAAGCTGCTGGTATGACAAAGTATGATTTTCTTGTAACTGAAGTTCAAGATAAGCTATGTGAAGCTATTAGGCTACTTCAAGAGGATGGAGAAATTGAAAAAGATTTAACATTAAGACAGATATATAATAAATATTTTCAACCGTCTGTTCTTCCTATTAATGAAGATAAATATTGGAAAGTATTACAAGAAAATAAAGTAATAAATATATTTCAGTTTGATGCGGACGATGGGCGACAGGCCGCAAAAAAGATTAAACCGCGTTCAATTCTTGAAATGTCTGATGCCAATGGATTAATGCGACTTATGACTGGAGAAAAAGGTGGAGAAAATCCAATAGATAAATATGTTAGATTTAAAAACAATATTAATCTCTGGTATGATGAAATGGATAGATATGGCTTAACAAAGCAAGAACAAGAAGTTTTAAAACCATACTTCTTAAAATCTCACGGTGTTCCGCCTTCACAAGAGCAATTGATGATGATATTAATGGATAAAAAAATATGTGGATTCACTCTTGCGGAAGCTAATGCGGCTAGAAAAATTGTCGGTAAAAAACAAATGTCTAAAATTCCAGAACTCCGCGATAAAGTATTAAATCAAGCAGCTTCACCTTGTCTTGGTAAATATGTGTGGGATTGCGGCATTGGCCCTCAAATGGGCTATTCTTTTTCAATCATTCACGCGCTCGCATATTCTTTTATCGGATTTCAAACTATGTATATCGCAACTCGCTGGAACCCTATTTATTGGAATACAGCTTGTCTTGTAGTAAATAGCGGTAGTCTTGAAGAAAGAGAGTCTGAAGAAGAAGTAGTTAGCTTATATGAGGCGGAAGATACTGAAAATTATACTTATGTCGACTTACCAGACAAAAGTGGTAAAAAGAAAATTGAGAAATCAACCGATTATGCTAAAATAGCCAAGGCTCTTGGTGATATTATTCAACAAGGTATAAAAATTTCATTAGTAGATATAAATAAATCAGATTATAGTTTTAAACCTGATAAAGAAAATAATGAAATTTTGTTTGGTTTAAAAGCATTAAGTAATATTAGTAGTGCGACTATTGAACAAATTAAGGGCGGCCGCCCATATAAAAATTTAAAAGATTTTATGATAAGATGTCCTTTAAATAAAAGTGCTATGATATCTTTAATTAAGGGTGGAGCTTTTGATAAGCTTGAAACAAAATTAGCTCAAGAATTAAAAGTAGAACCGAGATATTTGGTTATGACAGAATATTTATCAAAAGCTTGTGAACCTAAAGTTAAATTAAATCTTCAAAATTTTAATGGATTGTTACAAAAGAATTTAGTGCCTAAAGAATTAGACTTACAAAAAAGAACATTTGTATTTACAAAATATTTAAAAGCAAATTGTAAAGTAGGTAAATATTATACTTTAGATGATAATTGTCTTGAATTTTATCAACAGTTTTTTGATATGGATAAGCTTGAAGTAATAAATGGAGTTACTTGTATATTACAAACAACTTGGGATAAAATATATTCTAAATGTATGGATGCCACAAGAGACTGGTTGAAAACGAATCAAAAAGAAATGCTTGATCAAGTTAATTTAATATTATTTAAAGAATGTTGGGATAAATATGCGGAAGGAAACATTTCTTCTTGGGAAATGGAAGCTTTGTGTTTTTATTATCATAAACATGAATTATATAATATTGACAAACAGAAATATGGTATTGTAGATTTTAATCATTTACCAGTAGAACCGCCTATTGAATATTTTTTCAAAAGGAACGGAAAAGATTTGCCTATATATAAAACATATAAAATTATTGGAACTGTAATAAGTAAAAATGATAATAAATCTTCAGTTACACTGTTAACAACAACTGGTGTTGTAAATGTTAAATTTACAAGAGATCAGTATGCTAAATATGGTAAACAAATTTCTGAAAAACAAGATGATGGAACTAAAAAAGTAGTTGAACGCGGTTGGTTTAAACGTGGCACAAAATTAATGATAACTGGTTTTCGTAGAGAAGATATGTTTGTTGCCAAGACATATGCCAATACTCGTTCTCATCAAATTTATAAGATTACTCAAGTAATTAATCAAACTGATTTAGATATGATACATGAAAGACAAGATTCTCAGGATATAATTGATGGGTAAAACTCATCAATTATATCAAAATATTTTTTATATACTATGTACAAAAAAATATATAAGGAGAAAAAACAATGGAAAGAATTTATTGTGTATATGTACATATTAATCAAAAAAATCAAAAGGCTTACGTAGGTATTACATCTATTCCTGTAAAAGAACGTTGGCAATATGGAAATGGTTATCGAAAACAACCTAAATTTTATAATGCGATTAAAAAATACGGATGGAATAATTTTGATCATATAATTTTAGAAGATAATATTTTGGGGGAACAAGAAGCCTTAAAAAAAGAAACTTTTTATATAAAACAATATAATAGTGTAAATAATGGCTATAATATTTTAGAAGAAGGACAAAAAAGTTCCCCTTATTGTTTTCAAGGAATACGTATCTATTGTATTGAAACGGGAATTTATTATGACTCTATAGCGGAAGCCACTAGAAAATTAGGTTTTCCAGAGGCTGGTGATATAGAAAAAGTAATTAGAAAAGAAAGAAATGGTTGTTATGGCTTACACTTTATAAAAGCAGAAGATGTAAATAAACAAAATATCAGAGAAACTTTAAAAAAACAAACTGGACGTAATAGGAAAATTTTTTGTATAGAAACTCAAACTATTTTTGAAAGTCAACAAGATGCTGCTATATTTTGTGGGAAAAAACCACAATCTGTAATGTTAAATTGTCAAGGAAAACATTCAAATTGCGGCGGTTATCATTTTAAATATTTAGATGAGATAGAAAATATTGAAGAATTATATCCTATGCCATATATAAATGTAGAAGATGGAGAAGGGTAATGAATAAATATAAAATAATTGCTTTATATGGGGAAAGCGGATCTGGTAAAGATACGCTTCTCCGTGAAGCGATAAAAATATATGGAGATAAAATACATAAAATAGTTGGCTCAACCACGCGGCCGCCGCGTACAGGAGAAGAGAACGGAGTTGCTTATCATTTTTTAACAAATGAAGAATTTACAGAACAAGTTTTAAATCAAGATATGTTTGAAGCGGCAACTTTTCGCGGCTGGTGCTATGGAACAAATATAAACGATTTGAGTAAAGATAAAATAAATATTGGAGTTTTTAATACTTCTTCTCTTGATATTATATTAAATGATGATAGATTTGAAGTTGTATCTATTTATGTTGAAGTCCCCGCAAAAGAAAGAATTATAAGAGCATTAAAAAGAGAAGATGATCCCGATATAAATGAAATTTTTAGAAGATATCAAACTGATACGCAAGACTTTAAAATATTTTTTAATTGGCATACTGGACTTCCTAGTCGAATTTTTAAAAATGAAAATATTGCTCATTTTTTATGGGAAGAAAAAGTTAAAGAATATTTAGATCCTATAATAAAAGAGCTTGGACAAAATTAAATAATTTATATATAAAATTTTTAAAATATAATGATATGGACAAATCTCTCCATATCCTAGAAATAATTTATATACTTAGGAGGGACAAAATATGTTAACTAAAGTCCAAAAAAGAGATGGGCGTCAAGTAGATTTTGACGCATCAAAAATTAAAAATGCGATATTAAAAGCATTTAAATCAGTAGATGGAGAAATTACTCCTTACGCAGAGCAAAAAGCTGAAAATATAGCAGATTATATTGAAGGCTATTATGAAGATGAAGCAACAGCTACAATTGAAGAAATACAAGATCTTGTTGAAAAAGGATTAATGAGTACTCGTCGCAAAGATGTGGCCCGCGCTTATATTACTTATCGCAATCAAAGAACCGAAGAGCGTGAAAAAAATACTGAAATTTTTAAAATTATTAAAGAAAAACTTGCGGCAAGCAACGTCCAAAATCAAAATGCTAATGTAGATGAACATTCATTTGGAGGCAGAAAAGGAGAGGCAAGCAATGAAGTAAATAAATATATAGCTTTAACTGAATACATGTCGCCAAAAGCAAGAGATAATCATATTAATAATCGTATTTATACTCATGATCTTGATTCATATGTGGTAGGCATGCATAATTGCTTATCTATCCCATTTGATGATTTGCTTGCTAAAGGTTTTAATACGCGGCAGACTGATATTCGCCCCGCATCTAGTATTAATACTGCTTTTCAACTAGTCGCAGTTATTTTCCAACTTCAGTCTTTACAGCAATTTGGCGGAGTTTCCGCAACACATTTAGATTGGACTATGGTTCCTTATATTCGTAAATCTTTTGCTAAGCATTATAAAGATGGCTTAATATATATTGAAGGATATCGTTGGCCAGATCAAGATATAGATTATGAAATTCGTAATATGCTTGTAAATGCTAAAGATTATTCTATATATGATTCCGAGTATCAAGCTTATTCACATAAGGCTTTTAATTATGCTATGGATATGACTATTAAAGAATTAAACCAGGCTGTCGAAGGTATGTACCACAATCTAAATACGCTACAATCACGGAGTGGGAATCAACTCCCCTTTACCTCGATTAACTACGGTACTTGTACTCTGCCAGAAGGTCGCCTTGTTATTAAAGCCTTACTTGAAGGTAGCATAAAAGGCGTAGGTAAACTTCATCGTACACCTATTTTCCCTTGTGGTATTTTTCAATGTATGAAAGGTGTTAATCGTAAACCTGGCGATCCAAACTATGATTTATTTCAGCTTGCTTTAAAATCAACTTCACTTAGACTTTATCCTAACTATGCTAATGTTGATTGGAGCGGCAATGCTGGTTATGACCCAGCAGATCCGAAAACATATTTCAGTACAATGGGGTGTAGGACCAGCAATGGTGCGGATATAAATGCGAACCCAGGAATAAACCCCTATACAAAGGATGGTCGTGGAAATATTTGTCCTGTTACTATTATTCTTCCTACCCTGGCCATGGAAGCAAATGGTGATATAAATAAATTTATGAAAATACTTGATAAAGCGATTGCGGATGCGCGAGACCAGCTTATTGAAAGATTTGACTGGATATGCGCTCAAAATCCGGCTTCCGCGCAGTTTATGTATGAAAATGGAACAATGCTTGGATACAAACCTGAAGAAGGTATCCGTTCCGCACTTAAGCATGGAACTCTTGCTTTGGGGCAGCTAGGTCTAGCAGAGACACTTCAAATACTTATTGGTTGTGATCAAACCAGTCCTGAAGGAATGGAATTAGCTAAAGAAATTGAGCAACTTTTTAAAGACCGTTGTGCTGAATATAAGCAAAAATATAAACTCAACTTTGGAGTATATTATACCCCAGCAGAAAATCTCTGTTATACTGCTATGAAAAAATTTAAAGCTAAGTATGGTATTATTCCTAAAATATCTGATAAAGATTATTTTACTAATAGTATTCATGTCCCCGTATATAAAGAAATTTCACCTTTTGATAAAATTGATATTGAAAGTCAGCTCACTGGATATAGTTCAGCTGGGTGCATAACTTATGTTGAGCTTGATGGTGGAGTGAAAAATAACCTTTCCGCCCTTGAAACCTTAGTAAACTATGCTATGGATAAAGATATACCTTATTTTGCTATAAATATCCCAAATGATACTTGTCTTAATTGTGGGTTTACAGGAGAGTTCAATGATCATTGTCCCGCTTGTGACTCAGTTAACATACAACAATTACGTAGGGTTACAGGCTATTTGACCGGAAACTATAAAACTGCTTTTAATAAAGGCAAACAACAAGAGGTAGAAATGAGAGTTAAGCATGGGAGAAGTAATATATGAAATACGCAGGAATACTTGAAAATGATTTTGTAAACGGTCAAGGCGTATGTGTTTCTTTTTGGTGTCAAGGTTGTCCTTTACATTGTCCTGGATGTCATAATCCACAAACCTGGAGTTTTGAGGGCGGCCTTGAAGCAACAGAAGATAATATTATTAGCCATATTTTAGACGCTCTCAAAGCTAATGGAATACAGCGCAACCTTAGTATCTTAGGTGGTGAGCCTATGTGTGAACAAAATATTGATTTTATTAATCTTTTGTTATATTGGGTAAAGAAAACTTATCCAGATATAAAAATTTACTTATGGTCAGGTTATACTTTAGAACAACTTCAAGAGATGAGTAAGCTAAATAATGAAATAAGATTTGTTTTAGATAAAATTGATATGCTTGCAGCAGGCCCCTTTATTCTCGCAGAACGCGATATAACACTTCCTTTTGTCGGGTCCCGCAACCAAAAAGTCTATTTTAAAAATGATAAAGGAGAATTTTGTGAAAAACATTTTTAATATTATTTTTAAATCTATAGGAGCTACGGTTATGATTGGTATAGGGTGTTTAATCTATATTAATCAACCTAACCCCATAGGAGCTTTTTTCTTCTCTATAGGGTTACTTGGAGTATTTTATTTTAACTTAAATTTATTTACTGGAAAAATAGGTTATGTAAGAACTAAAACCGATATAATTAATATAATTTTAATTTTTACAATAAATATTTTGTCAGCCCTCTTATTTCTTATCGTTCCACAAATAGATTTTGATTTTGCTGCTAAACTAGCTAATCCTTGGTATTTAACTTTATTTAAAGGTTTTATTTGTGGAATACTAATTTATTTGTGTGTTGATCAATATCGTGGCGGTCGTCCATGGGTAACTTTAATCGGGGTCCCCGCCTTCATTTTATCTGGTTCAGAACACTGTATCGCAGATATGATTTATCTAGTTTTAACTAGAAGTTTTACATTTGAAGCTTTTAGTTTTGTTATATTAGTAGCTATTGGAAACAGTTTGGGTTCATTATCTTTTTCATGGCTACAACAAATAAATAAAAAGGAGAAAAAATAAAATGGCAAAAACCGAAGAAAGGGTGATGAATGGCTATATTCCATCGCCAGAAGATGATAGAGATTATACTATTGACATGGTTATGGCAGCAGATAATGAAGAATTGCCCGCTTCTTATCGTACTGAGGGTACTGTTCCTGTATTAAATCAAGGGGCAAATTCTGATTGTGTCGCTCATGCTATCGCTGTTGCAATAGCCTATGGAGAATGTAAACTTAATTCAAATAAATTTCATAACTATTCACGCGGTTTTATTTATGGCAACCGTCGCATAACAGATTTACAAACAGAAGGAATGTTCATTCGTCAAGCTTTAAAACAAGTAAACCATGATGGAGATTGCTTATATACTATTTTCCCCTATCAGGGCAAATATAAAGTTATGAAGAAAACAATAGAAGAAAAAGAAGAAGAATACATGAAGGCAGCAGCACCTTATAAAATTCTTAACTATTTCCGTCTTTATAGTGAAAGAGAAATTAAAAAAGCAATTATGAGTCAAGGCGCAGTTGTGCTTGGGATGACTACTTATAATAGTTTTGGTACTCATATTAAACTACCAGATGAAAAAGCTAAAAAAACTGGTGGGCATGCAATGTGCTGTGTAGGTTGGAATGAACAGGGCTGGATTATTCAAAACTCTTGGGGCAAGTCCTGGGGAGATAAAGGTTATTGTTATTTGCCTTATGACTATCCTGTAGAAGAATGGTGGGGTATTAGCGTAAATAAAGAATCTCCAAAACCAGAGAAAGATTCATTTTTTAAAAGATTTATTGGCTTATTAAAAAGTTTTTGGAATTTGCTTAAGAATTTCTTTCATAAGTAATTTATTTGAAAAAAAATAAAATTTTTGTTATACTTTATTTAGAAAAATAAGGAGAAAATAAAATGAAAGAATATATTATGATAATTGATCCATTTACCATGGATCAGCAAGTATTTGAAACTGTTGATAATACTCTTAAATTAGTGGCTACATTTCAACTTACTAAAATAGAAAGCTATACTCCATTACTTACTTTATTTCACCAAGCAAAAGATGAAGAAATTACTATTAATCTAAAATGTCCAAAAGCATTTAGAGATAAAGTAAAAGAAGTTATATATACCTATGCTAATAAAGTAAATTTTGCTGAAAACAAAATTATTATTAAAGATATTTAATATAAAGGAGATAAAAGGATGTATTTGATTGAAACAACTGAAATATATAGAGTCGACAGTGAGGACGAAGCAAAAGAACTCGTTGAAGAAGCTAAAAGAACAAGCACAGTAGCTAAATATAGTTGCGTTTATAAAGAGAAGAAAGCTAAAGGTGAGATTATTGATTCTTGGTATCGCGTCTCAATTACGAAAAAATGGGATGATGAGAAAGAACCTTGTGGTGCGACTAAAGTGTCATATGGTATGTCTTCCGCATTTAAAAGTGAGGAATGATAATGAATATTAAATTACTCTCAGACAAGGCTAAAATTCCAACAAGAGGAAGCGAATACGCGGCGGGCTGGGATCTGTATGCGGCAAGCGACGCTACAATTCCGCCACATTCTACAGTGAAAATCTCAACTGATATCGCTATAGAAATACCTGAACACTGGTGGGGCGGTGTATTTGCTCGTAGCGGATTAGCTACTAAACAAGGACTCCGTCCAGCAAATTGTGTCGGTAAACAAAAAATTTTTAAAAAATAGGACAAAATTGATTATTCTGGCATAGTCATTTTTTATATATAGTATAAAGAAATATAAAAAGGAGAATAAAAAATGCCTAAAAAAATTGATTTTGGTTCAGATGAACAATTTATACAACTTTATAATGAGTTAAAAAGTGCTGCTAAAGTTGGGGAATATTATGGATGCTCTAAAAACCCGGTTTTACGTCATGCTCAAGAAATTGGATATGACATAAACTCAAATAAAAATTATAAACTAACAGCACAAGATAAAGAGTATATTTTAAATGCTTATAAAAAAGAAACTTCTACAAGTTTAGCTGAAAAATTTGGTGTCTCTCGTGGCATGATAACTAAAATTTGGTATGATGCTAATTTAAAAGGAAAAGAAAGAGACTTTTCAAATTATGGGAATAATCTAATTGGAAAAACTTTTGGGTATTTAACTGTTATTGACTTTTCTGAAAAAAGAAGTGCTAATGGTGGAAAATTTTGGAAATGTAAGTGTACTTGTGGTTTACCTAATTGCCAAAAAGAAAAAGAAGTTGAAGGCGCTTCATTGTTAAATGGAAAAGTTATTTCATGTGGTGCTATTGGTAAAGGAAATCTTAAAAATGGACAAGGTTTAAATTTTGAAAACTTGATTGGAGAAACTTTTGGCGCACTTAAAGTTTTAGAAAGAGTTGAAGATAAAATTTTCCCTTCTGGAGCTAAAGCTGTTCAATATAAATGCCAATGTCAATGTGGAAGAGAAACATATGTTTTAGCTAGCAATTTAAAAAGTGGTAACACTCAATCTTGTGGGCTTTGCTCTAATAATTCTCATGGTAATTTAAAAATTGAACAACTATTCAAAGAAAATAATATTTTTTATGAAAGAGAAAAAAGATTTCCAACTTGTAAAGATACTTTTTCTTTACCCTTTGATTTTTATGTAAATAATTTATACTGTGTTGAATTTGATGGAAAACAGCATTTTCAAAATACTAATACTTTTTATAATTATGAAGAGACTCATAATCATGATATAATAAAAAATAACTGGTGTAAAGAAAATAATATACCCCTTATTCGTATACCTTATACTCATTTAAAGGATTTAAAAATTGAAGATTTACTTTTAGAAACAAGTAAATTTATTGTTTAAAAATTATTATGCCGACAATAAATCGAGGAAAAAATCTGGAAAGCTGAAACGCCAATCAGAGGTGAAGGATAAACTAAGTTTATCCAGCCGCAACGCATAGCGGGTGAAAAGATATAATCCCGCCACGAGGCCTCGACATAGAAATATGAAAAGATATGCTGAACTTACAAGAATAATAATTGTAAGAATCAAAAGATAAAAAGCTTTTGAGATAACAAATTGGTTATAGATTCAGATTACCGGGGCCCACTAATAGTCGCACTTCATAATGATACAGACCAGGCTAAAGAAATTTTAAGCGGCGACCGCATTGCTCAACTTATATTTCTGCCTATGTGTTATATACACGATTGGACTATTGTAGATGAGCTTTCAGATACTGAGCGCGGTGACGGTGGCTTCGGCCATTCAGGAAAATAACTAACTTAAAGAGACCTTTATTTAGGTCTCTTTTTCTTTTGTCCTAAATTGTCCTTGAAAATTTTTAAATTTTCCGTTATAATGTCAATAGAAACTAGACCTAGATAAAGGAGAATTTAAATGAAATTACTTAGTCTTGATGTTAGCACTAAATCAACAGGTTGGGCTGTATTTGAAAATAAAAACTTAATAGATTATGGCTGTATAACATCTGCATCAACAGATTTAATAAAAAGAATACATATTATTACGGATGGTATAAAAGAAATATTAAATAAATATACAATAGATAAAATAGTAGTTGAAGAAGTGCGGCCGGAAATGGGAACTCAGAATATTAAGACGCATCGTGCACTTATGTGGGTCCAGGGCTACATTGCGATAATGGCGTATGATAACTTTAAACTAGAATTTGAATATATATATCCCAGTGAATGGCGGAAGACTTGCGGTATAAAAACTGGAAGCGGAGTCCGCCGCGAGTCATTAAAGCCTAAAGACATAGCATTTGTAAAAGAAAAATATCATATTGATGTTAATGATGATATAGCCGATGCTATTGGAATAGGATATGCCTACTTATATTCTCAAAAATTAGAGCCACCAGTAAAAATGATAAATTTTGAATAAAAAATAAGGAGAGTATTTCTACTCTCCTTTTAATTTTGAAAAAATTGTATTAGTCACTTCTATGATCTCATATCCATATGTAGCAACTAAATCCGCCAATAACTCTTCCTGCTCTAAACTTAAATCAATACCATAACTAAACATAGCCGCATGCGTAATTTCATGGCAGAGAACTTTCCAGATCTGTTGATCACTCAACATATCATTAATATAAACACTTTTTGTATCATTATCGCACGCGCCTAATGTATATAAACCATCTGTGTTAAGTAGTACAGGATGATTTGGAGAAACAAGATGTATTTTCCACTCTTGTGAATTAATAGTAAACATTATACTATTTTAGTTGACAATGTAGAAATTTTTGTTTTTAATAGCTGTTTCTCTTCTGGCGTAGCATCTGCAATCATTTCAATCAAGTCGGATGTTAGTTCTTGAACATAAGTTTCAAGTTCCTGCATTTTTTTACTTTGGTCTTTGTGCATTTCTTTAGCTTCCATGTACATTTTTCTACTTACTGGACTACGACCTTCTTTGGGGTCACGTCTAGTTATATCACGAGGATATTCATAATCTCTATAACGATCGGGTCTATAATCTCCTTCATAACGAGAATCTTTCCAATCATCATCATAATAAGGTTTTTTAGGATAATATCTCATTTCATGATCATCATAATCATAATAATCATCTTTGTGATGTTTATACTTTTTCTCTGTACCCTCTTCATCCATAGCTTCAGTAATAGTGCAGTAATAAATAGCTTGAGCTAAATCTTTAATCATGTCAATAGCTTCACCAAGCTCTTTTGCATCTACTGATTTAATATCCCCTAACTGAGTTTGAACAACAGAAACAAGTTGCTCTTTCATAGTTTTTAATCTTTCCATTTTATGCTACCCTCTCTATAATTAAATTTGCATTTTGAACATTTATTGCAGCAGTGCCAATATTTCTTACCCCAATAGTTGAGCAGCAGCAAGCTGGAACTTCAAGATAAATACTAGAACCCACATTAAAATATTCTTCAACTGCGGCCGGGGTCGCAATCATAGTAGTTGTCGCTATTGGTTCGCCATCAACAGATAACGCTAATGAAATGGCCCCAACAGTACCTCCAGTTGGAATAGCAATATTTGCTCCAAAGTAAACTTTGAACCGTGCTCTACACTGAGTGGTGGTCAGGCCGCGCAATTTAACGAGACCTGAACCATCAGCGTGGAGTATGGAGCAATTACCTGAAACTGGAGTCTCTGTAAAAGTTACATTAGAACCAGCGGCTACAGTTTGAACCGCATTTGCTGTAATCTCCATATGTTACCTCCTTATTGAGTCACACAACCGCAAGCTCTATAACCATAAGCACCAGTATATGGATTAGGAACTTGATAAGCTGGGATTGGGGTTGGACTTAAAGCTGCCACAAGGTAAGCATTTTGAGCTGACTGGCTTGCCGCAAATTTAAGCGACTGGTTGTCTGCTGTAAGACTAGTAATTTTATCTTGTAAAGCCTGAGTTTGCATAGCCTGGATTGCCGCTAAAATACTTCTAGTATTGCCATCTGCATTATCAGTAATTGCTCTTGAAGAATCAGCTATTGCTTGTCTTGTAGCGCAACTCTGTTCAGCTAAGCGATAATTTAAATCAGCTGCTTGAGCAGCAGATTGATATTTGGCATCGCAGCAGCATTGAGCCATTTGTGTACCAAGAGCAGTAAGCTGTCCAGTTATAGCATTAGTATTTTGCATACCAGCGATAGTTTGCTGAGTAATGTTATTGTTTACATCACCAAAACCACTTAATAAACTGGTGTTTAATGAATAGAATCCATCACACAAACCATTATTTACGCTATCAATTTTACGTTCGACATTAGCAAAATCTGAAGTTAAAATGTAGCCATCAGTGATACCAGATCCTGTGGAACCGCCGCCAAATAAGCCTCCTCTTCCATTACCCCAGCCGCCGGCAAAGCAGAACAGGAATAGGATAATGATCCACCAAGCGCCGTTATCGTCTCCAAAACCGAAACCGCCATTACGACAGTTACCATTAGTTGCTGCGGCAATATCTGCTAAAGAATAGCCGCTTCCATTAGTATTGAACATATTTGATGTTCCTCCTTATAAAAAAATTTTGTTTAATATATTAAAGCCCTAGGGTTTTTCTAAAATTAGTGAACTCCTTATCAAAATCTACGCCTCGCTGTTGTGCGAGATTTCTAGCAACCTGCTCGATTTGTTTATAGTTTCCTTGTTTGGCTAACTGAAGAATATTCATCATTACAGGATTGTTTTTTGAATTTGTTTGTAGCATTGATAAGATCATTTGTTCAGGATTATTACCTGATTTAATAAATTGTATAATTTCTTGAAAATTCATTTTAATTGTTCTCCTTTATTATAAATTAAATTTAGGTTTTGCGGCGGGTGACACTGGCTCTGCTTTAAGTTCTGTTTGAGGCAGCGTTGACCGAAATGCCGCAAGAGCAGCTTCTAATTCTTCCCTTGTTACATATTGAGAATCAGATGCTGGCGCTTCTTTGCTTAAGCTATAAATATTTAATGCCGCTGTTCCATCTGGGTTTATTTGCTTTGTATAAATTTTTTGATTAGCAATATCTGGAAAAACAAATAATGAGCCATCAAGGTCTATTTGAGCAGCCCTTACTTCATCAATAGAAGATACTGGACGACACTTTAAATAGTTCTGCGGAAACCCGGCTTCAAATCCGTAGGACGGGGCCGCCGCATTATAGCTAGGCACATTAAAATTTGGTTTTTGTTGATATCCATAAGATAAATATGGATTTGACTGAAAATTATTATACATACTTTAAAATCTCCTTGTTCTTTTCTTTGTCATGTATATATTAAATTTATATTAAAACTTTTATCCAAGTTTGTATTTAAATTTGAAAATTTAGCAGGGCGTAAATTTTAGTTACAAGCTCTCTTACAAATTTTCAAAAAATCACTTTTCTAATAAAAAAAATAAGTCGTAGTTTACTACGACCATAAAAAAAAAGACACTTTTCACAAGTGTCTTTTTATTTTTATTTTATTAAACTATTGTTACCGCTCTCGAAGCAGAAATTGTCATATTACCATTATAGGCAAGAGGTAATGAAATTGAGTTTATTATATACTCTCCATAGATATTGCTCTCTGGATCGCGCACTTTTATTATTGTATTTGGTTCTAAATAATAAATAGGAACGATAGAAATAGAAATATTATTAGCATAACTAGTATATTGACATATTAATTGGCGGGCTTGCTCAAACGCGGAATTGCGGCTGCCGCCTGCATATAAGTTTTGATATATCTCATCACTTACTCTTAAGACTTGATAATTTTCTTCATAATATGTTTGCCCTTCAGTAAAAACAGTTACACTCACTTCTTCATACTCTTGTTTTTCTTCATTAAAAATATAGTATCTTTTATTTTTTAGAGGAGTTAAATCTTCTGTTTTTTTAAAGCTTTGCGAATCCCAAGGAACCTTATCTCCCAACTTAACTACAATATTATTTCCATCATCAGGAAAATATATACAATTAATATTAGTATCATTTACAGTTTTAGTTAGATATCTTCCTACTATATTTTTATTTAAATCAGAGTTAGTTCCAATATCAACAATATGACAAAAATAATCTATTTCATCTCCACTTGGCTCTTTTCCACTTTGCCATTTATTTTCTTCCATATTATAGAGCTTAGGCCACTCTATTTCTAAATCTTTAAAAAATGGATTATCAAAATAAATCTGGGTCTTACCTTCAGCTTCTTCTCTCTTTCCTCTAAAATACACTAGAGTTCGCCAATTATCAGCACTTGAGAATGTGCGCTCTTTTATATCACTTGTCCTATCTATGTATTTCTTTTGATCAAAATTATAAATATATTTTTTATTATTTTTAGTATAATATTTATTTGAACTTGGATCAATAGTTTCAGAATACTCTCCACCATCAGTCACTACTTTAAATCCATATATATCTGGTTCAGCAATTAAATATTTATAATAGAACACTGGTGTGTCAACAGTTTCATTAAATGTTGGCACGCTATCAAAACAAATATGATATCTTATAGGCAGTTCTGTTCCGGAACTTGATTTTCTCTTGCCCCATATAATATAATCATTTTTAATATTATTATATTGTGGATTATTAGAATATGAAATAACAAGCGGAGATGGCGCATATGTAGTTTCATCATAAAATGAATATGTAGATAGTCCGCTTTCTTTATTATTATTTATACTTACATTGATAGCATTTTTTAAATTATTACTGTCCTCAAAAAAATCTTTAGGAGTAAGAGTAAGATTTTCTTTACCATAAGTATAAGTCTTTTTTTCCTGCCAAATAAAATTACCGTTTATATCAAAAAAATACTCATAATTACCTAATGCTTTAATTTTATCTAAAATAGAGGTAATAGTGGCGCCAATAGAACCAGTTAATGCCGTTCCCGGCCAAGTATAAGGCACAATTTCATATCCAATATTTTCATTATAATTATAAGTTTTATTTCGAGTTGCTCCTGTAGGAATAGTAGTATCTAAGAAATAAGTGCTATTAATTTGATACTGATACAATTCCTGTTCTTGGCTCCATTTTAATATTTTTTTTATAGTATCGGGAACATCATTTATAATGATTTTATCTGTTGGCATTCCACCATACTGACTCACAAGAGTCTGAATAATATCTTTAATAAGAGGGTATTCTTTAGTATAACTACCATCTGCGGCGACCGCGTCTATTTCGGAAAAAACTACTGCCGCAGGAAGATTACCTCCAACCTCGCCATTTAGTAAACACATTTTATCGCTTAAAGTTAAAGATAAAGTCAAACCAGATAAACTTCTATTTAAACTTGGATTTTTTATTACAAAAATACCTAATGGAAACCATATACGATTCATATGGATACCCTCAAATAAAAGATTTTCATCTTGTGCTATTTCAGTAATATTAAATCCAATTTCTATTTTAACTTTTTTATTTAAAGATAGCAAGTTATTAATTTTATCAACTTCATAAAAAGTATCATCTTCCGCAACTATTAAAGATAGAGACCCATTTCTTCTTATAGCACTGGTTCCGCTTAAATTAATATTGCCGCCAGTCACTCTACCTTGAATTAATACTGGAATACTTTTTTCATTTACTATTGTAGTTAAATCTGTTTCGTCCCAGTTTAATATTTGTATTCTAACATACTGTATTTTATTAGGATATTCATCAACAGTTTTTAATAATCTATCAACTGCCGCATTCTGCTCTGTTCCTTTTTTAGCAATATCAAGTAATGTAGGGTATCTTATTGAATTTATTGTAGCCATATTTTCACCCCTTTATAATATAATAAATTTCTTCCCCATCGATATCAGAGCCAGCAACAATATAATATTTTTCATTTGGATTAAATATATTAAAACTTCGCATATTTGCAATAGTAGCTGGAGCAATCTCTGTCGCATTAGCTGAAAAAGAATAAATATCTCTTCCTAATTTAGGTTCAGATGACAATGTAACTCCAGTAAGACGTATTAACATATTCCCTTCAGGTCCAGCTTTAAATAATTTTACTCGTCCATTAGTTAATGTATCTAAATAATTTTTTCTATAACTGCGTTCATCTAATGTTCTATTAGTATACTGTGTTTGTGTTCCATCTGCCAATACACTTATCATTCCACCCAAAGTAAAGGTATAATAATTCATTAATCCATTTTGACGAATAATAGGATATCTTCCACCAAGAGTTTGAGTTACTGACTCGCCTTGATTAAGTTTCAAATTAGTTAGAGTAGGATTAAATCTAATTACAAGAGGAGTACTAGAACTGTCATATAAAATAATATCTTCATAATCTATTTCATCTGATTGGAATACTTCTGGAGTCACTATATCTCCGCCGCTAACTTTATAATCATATTTAGCTCCAAATTCACAAGTATAATCAGTGAACTCTTCTACTGTTGAACTAATTTCATAAATAGGCTCATATGAAGTATCAGCTGTTCCATTAATTTTTCTTTCTACTTTATTAAATTTTATTTTTTCACCAATATCGTTCTCATTCTCTTTTATATTTTTAATAGAACAAGAACCATATAATGAATTATTAACTATGCCTAATTTCATTTAATTCACTCTCCTTGTATCTCAAAATATTATTTATCTAAGCGATTTTTTCGCGGCAGCGCCCTCAACTCTTCCATCATGCTGTCAACATAAGTATTGCCGCCTTCCTGCTTATAACTTCTAAATCTACGCTCTAAACAATCTAATGAAAAATCATCAATATATCCTAAATTTACAAAATAATGATACTTATCAGTTATCCAACCTCTTATATCATCTTTATCAGAAATAATTAATAAATTAATATTTTTCTTTACTTCATCTAAATCATTTTTTATTTTTTGAATTGTTTGCTCACTATTATATTCTAAAGTTTCTAAATTAGATATTCTTTTTTCTCTGTCTTGATACTCATCATTCTTATTTTTATTTTTTCTTCTAAAATACTCTAACCCTTGGGAGACCTGTAAAACAAGAAAAAATACAAGCAATAGCACCAATATAATAGTAGTTAAATCAAACTGCTCGAACAATTCTTGTCCAGCAGTAGCTAATAAATTTATTAACATATAATTATTAGCCCTCCTTAATTAAATAAATATATTTCCTTCAAATAATGTTAAAAAAAGCTAAAGTGAATTAATCACTTTAGCCCTAAGTTTAAATTTTATTATTTAAAATATTTTTCTCCTAATCTACTTGCTTGACCTTCAAACCATATTGAGTCATAAGTTGTTGGCGGGACTTTTCCTTTTCTATGATATTTTATTTCTCTATACCAATATCTAATAGCAGAAGGTATACCGATTACAAATGGAAAAAGCGGACCCCACCATAGATTCTGAAGACCATGACCATGTTCGTGACATAGAGTATGAAGTGATGGATTGCTATCAGTTATAAATAGTCCGCCTAACTCTAAACCACCCCAACTTTTGCCAACTTTAAAATAGAAAGTATAACCAAATTTATAAGGTTTATGCCCAGTAATTAAAAGAACGAGAGCAATAATAAGACCAATAAAAGTCATTAATCCGCCCCAAGTAAGCGAAACTATCCAATATAATATTTTTTTCATAATTATTTATCCTCCAATTTATTAAGTTTTTCAGTTAAAACATTTACTTGTGTTTTTAAACTTTGAACTTCTTTAATTAATAATGCAACTAGCTCTCCATAGCGGATGCCGCCATCTCCAGTTTTTTCATCGTTGACGCAGTAGGCTGCAAGTTCTGAAATATCAATATTAGCTGCATCCATAGCATCTTTCATTTCATCAAGAATTAAACCTGTGTGGTAGCGGTCAGATGTTCCATCATTATATTTAAATCTGACTGGTTTAAGATGATCTAGTAAAGTAGAGTATCTATCATCAAGCTCCTCTATGTCATGTTTTTTGTTGCGAGAGGAGGAAGTAGCGAATGAACCATACCATGTGCCCATTAAATATCCATTATGACCATCAGCAACCTCTATTTTTAAATTACTTTTAGATGAGATTACTCCATAGCCAGCATAGTCTTCCTTCAGGTTTGTCATGGCATATAAGGATAAATCTCCTTGTGCTTTTGGTACTTCTGCTTTTGGAGCATCATAGAAAGAACTTGTAAAATTTAGATGTCCACTTCCATTAAAAGAGGTTTCTTGATCAGGTTTATTTTCTCCTCTAGAGTTTGCATAACTATAGATTCGAAAAACTTTATTGCCTAAGTTAGTAGGCCGCATATCTATCCTATATGTATCATTTCCTAAAAAAGCTTCTCCGCGCAAACCATTATTAATATCTGTTGATATAGACCAATTACCAATCTTTCCACTAGTGGCATTAATATTGCCTTCAATACTTGCGGCAGAGGCATATAAACTACCATCTTCAAGAACTTTGAATTTAGAATCTAAAACAAAAAATCTCTCAAAAGCATTTTTACTAATATAATAAGTAGTGGTAGGAGCTCCGCTCACCATAACATTGTAAATACTATTACTTGTAGCCGTTACTTTTGTTTGAGACTTCACAAGGGATAAAATTTCTATATGTTTACCTATTTTCATTCTTACAACCGTAGCAGAAATACTATAAGGAGCACCAGTAATATCCAAGGATACTTGGTTTCCATTTCTCTCTTCATAAAAATATGTTATATCAGTTGCTGTTTTTATTGCTGTAAAATTTCCACCACTAGAAATTCTTCCCACAGAAAATTCTGCTAATTGTCCTTGAGAATCTATTTGAGGCAATCCAGCATATATACGAATAGGCGAAGTTAAGTCACTAGTTACAAGAGAATTAGCAGTTAGATTATCATCAGTATATAATCCTACATCATTTTTATATAATGATTGTTTATCTATATTCCACCCCCCAATACTACCACTATTTGCTGTTACATTCCCCTCAATACTGGCAGCAGAAGCGTATAAACTACCATCATTTAAAACTAAAAATTTAGAGTCTGAAATATTAGAAGTACCATAACCAGCACATATACGAATGGGCGAGGTTGAACTAGTTACAAGAGAATTCTTACTAATAGATCCACTATATAGCGCAGCTCCGTTTTTAGAGATTTGTTCAGTACTAATGTTCCAACCTGCAATATCAACCTTTTTATCACTGACATTAGCATTAAAAATAGTATTAGTCCCATCTGTAACTTTTAATGAACCAGTATTAATTGCAGAAGCATTAATACCTATATAGTTTTGCCCATTATTATTTTCAACTGTATAAATGCCATCAATATAATTTCCATCAGCATCCTTAGCATTATCAATGACATTTTCCATAAAATTAGTTCTATTTAACTGGGTTAAATAATATGACCAAGAATACTTATTAGGATCAATCATATTACAAGTTGTTGTGCTTAAGTATCTTCCTTCACAAGTACCAAAATATCCAGTATTACCTGTAGCAGTATCATATATACTATAAATAACTTTTCCATCGCTATCAGTAAATTTTTGAATAGCAACCTGCTCAAAACAAGTTTTTAAATCTTTAGCAGTAGAAGGTATTATTATTTGAGTTCCAGACTTATCTTTATAATATTGCTTAGAGTTATCTATTACTGTATCAATAGTAGGAACGTAAAAAAGCTGATAATCATCTAAAATTTTACCGAATGTTCTCTCTATTATTTCACCATTATCATTTTTTGCAATAGCAGTTAAAATATGTAATTTATTATCAGATTCATATCCTTCTATATTTATTTTAAAACAATCTGAAGAGCTACCTTTAATAGAGATAAAACTATCAGTATCAGCATAAGCACAAATAACTCGCTTAGGAATTTCTTCTAAAATAGAAATAACAGTAAGGTATGGTGCGGCACCATCGGGAATTATAGTTGTACCTGACTCAAGATAATAATAACAAAGTTTTTGCCATAAAATAGGAGTATCTTCTGTTAATGGCTGTTTATCTACTTCCCAAATAGTTGCCTCTGTAGGTGTTTCTCCTTCTTTTTGAAGTGAATAAAATACTTTATTACCAGTGCCAATACCAGTATCACCTTTTGGGCCTTTAATCTGTCCTGCTTTAGTAAAAGTTTTAGTTTCTCCATCTATTTTTGTTAATACTTGCAAATTACCATCTGTATCTATATAAGCATCCCCTATGTTTTTACAAGCTGCTTCATTTTCTTTTATATTTATACTAGTGCCATCTTTACCCCATACTGAAGATAAATAAATTATTTCGGTACTTTTGTTGGTAGAATATGTTGTAATTTGTTTAACCCATAAAAACTGCTGAGTTTCATTAAATTTTGCGGCAGTAACTGTAGTTACCCAGTCGGGATCATTACTATCAGGTTGAATTTGATCTGTTGTTGCTTTATATAAAATCTCAACAGAGTTAATAGTTTCAGCCTCTCCATCCTTGCCATTTTCACCTTTCTCGCCTTGAATTAAAAATGGACCGGCCCAAGTAACCCCCCCGTCACTAGACTGAGCATAATATTTATCATTATCACTTTTTATTTTATGCCAAGCAGTGCTACTATTATTAGGTAAATTATTATAAGCTTCTTTATTAGCTGGTAAGCTTGCTGTATTATTTACACAATAGATTTGTCTAATAGGAGAATTATTTGAGTTCCAACTTACATCACCGAATTGTGAAATAGAAAATTTCTCACCAAGCTGTAATCCTTCTTGTCCCAAATAAACATATTCTTTATTTCCAGCATCTGGATCTCCCCAAGATAAGCTTGTTTCATCAACAGCAAATCCTCCTATTTTTACATTTTTGTTGTTAATAGAAGCAAAAAATTTCTCATGATTCTCATCGCCTATCCGCAAAGTACCAGTATTAATATAATCAGCATTTATATATAGAGCTTGATCATCATTAAACTTTTCATAATAAACACCCCCAGATATAAAACCACTAGTTAGCTCCATAAATTTTTTTGTTGTATTATTAAAATAATAATAAGTTTTACCACTTTGCTTCTCCGTATCTAAGGTTTTTATATATCCACTACCATAAAATAAACCGCGATCTTTACCATTATGAGTCAGTCTATTAAATTCTGTAAGCTGGGCGGCGGCCGCGCCTGTACCGTGTGCGCTATAACAATAAATATCCCCAAAAGGTCCTTCATAAGTAGGAGAAACCATTCTACTTGCCGCAAATATATACTTACTACTAACATCTCCTAGTTTTGAAGGATCTGTCGTCCAATTAGTAGTATCTACAGTTGTGGGTGGTACTATACTTTCTCCATTATTATAATACCAAATTTCTTCTGTTAACTCCGTAGATAGATCTCTCGTAATAATTAATTTAGCCTCTCCCAATGTAACAATAGGATTAACTGAAGTGTTAATTAAAGTACAATAGAAAGTGGTATGTTGTAAACCTAATATATTACTAATCTTGCGTGCAGCCGCCTCAGCATCGGTACTTGCTTTATTAATTAAGTTTAATTCTTTTTCAGCTCCCTCAGTTATAATATCCTCTCTAGAGCCAGTATTATCTTTTTGATATGACCATTTTATTAAATTTACTTGATTATCACTATCATTTAAATCAAGTTTTATATTTAAAACTGTATTTTCATCTAGCTTAGTAATTACATTATTATCAGTAGTTAGACTAAAACTAAGTGCAGATTTATCTAAATTTAAAATTTCTTTTTCTTCTGTTGTCGCAGTATACATGCCATATTCTACTACACACTTAAAATAGTTATGATACTGATTAGCATTTTCATTAGAAATTTGTAAACTGTTTCCGATATTATTTTTTACAATCGTCTCTGGTATCTCTTTATCGCCATCAATAGAAGTTTGAGTCTCAATTGAATTTAATAAATACCAACCCTTGCCACCATATCTATGATAATGTTCATTTTCACTATCAACACTCTCATCTCTTCTAAACCAATAATATTTACATTTTTCAGAAGCAAAGAAAATATCATTTTTATAAAATAAAACTTGAAGAGTCGTATTATTTTTACCAGCCTGTTTTTCAGTAATAAAATCTAAACCTGTTTTACTGCCTTTAAATTCTGCCGTATAAACATTAGCCTCATGTAACAATGCACTGCTGATTTTAATATCTTTAATCTCGGTCTGAGATTCATGACCAGCCGCCGCAAATTTTTCAAGAGTAATCGTCTCTAAATAGGGGCAATAGAACTCATCTATTTTCTGTTTAAATTCTTGTCGTATATTCTTATAATTCCAAGGTTGACCTAGCATTTGGTATGTATCAAAAATATAAGTAGTTGTGCCCTTTTGACCAAAACTCAAGGTAATTTTTATACCATAATTATATACTTCTTTTGAATTATCAACAGAAAATGTAGCTCCAATAATAAATGAACCAAATGATTTAATAGTTTCTACTACATTACTTCCAACATTTAATCTAAATTCTAATGTATCTCCAACTTTATGTGTATTTTTTGTAATAAAATGGCTATCTAATTCATCAATATTCTTTTGTGTAATATCACTATTTTTTCCTAATATATATAAATTAGTATTACCGTCTCCATTCAGTTGTAACACCTGAACGCTATCGCCTTTTTTATATATAGTTTCATTAACATCAGGGGCAATAGTAATAGCTGTAACAGAGGTTTTTCCGCCATCATAACTTATTTTATATGTATTTGTTTCGGTATCTTCTACCCCTTGAACAACAGCAATAAACATACGCGTATAGGCGGCAGCTCCTACACGGTTTTTTACCAACCTATCTATTGCATTAATAACATTTGTAAAATCCATATTTATATCTCCTTTTTTCGCCTTTCTTATTATAATATTAATTTTTTTATAAAAAAATTATAACAAGTTACCCAAATAAATAGAGCGGCGATCAATGTCTGCCACCGGTCGCCGCCTTAAAATTATTTTGTTGTATCATCAATAAACATATTTATTTGTCCCCCCATTCCTTCTATAGCTGATATAACCCCATTCGTATCCGTAGCATTTGGGAAGCTATTATTGATAGTAATACTATTATTAGTAGTCTTTGCACTATTATTAGAATTAATATTACTAAATATTTTATCTGAGCTTGGATAATTATTATTATTGTTCCAGCTACCCGGATAAGGAAGTATTTTATCAGAGTCTATAGGTCCGACAGATATATCAGTAACCGTACCTAAACCTGGAGATAATATATCTTTTATTTTGGTAGAGTTATTTTCAATTGTTGGTTGCTTATTATCTGGGATAAAAATACCTTCTATATTTTTGTCTGTTTCTGTAGAAGTAGTGTTATTAATATCGTCTTCAACAGCGCCTAATTTTTTAGCAATTTTATCTAAATAATCTCTTATATCATCAATTTGATTATTAAGATTTTTCTCATCTTCTTCATTTGGTTGGAGCTGGCCTACAAGAATGTCAAGCTTAGCAACTAATCCTTCCTCGCCATCTAAAAGACTTTTTAATTTATCAACTGAGTCACCAAACTTATTACCAACATCCCCAATTTTATCAGCCATATCTTGTAAATTAATAGTTGATACTTTTGTAGCCTCAGCAAACGCAGATAAACTTTCTATATCACCTTCAGGGAAAATCGCTTTAAATGAACCTTTTAAATTCTCTTGAACACTGCTCAAACTATCTCGTAGTTGAGTAAGTAAGCCATTATCTCCATAATAGTATTCACGCAATTCATTATAACGCTCTTTATCCCCATCTGCTAATGCCTGAACAAGAGCAGCTTGAGCTTCGCTTTGATACTGATAATATTTATCTATGCGAGAACGTAATTCATCATTATCAATATTAAATAAATTATTTTGAGCTTCCTCTAATTCTGCTTGAGCTGCAGCAGTCGCATCTTGGTCTTGCGCAAAAACATAGGTTAAATTACCATTAGCATCACGAGTAAGTTTCATTTTACTAGCATTGCGCTGACTTTCTTCAAGAGCGATTTGTTTTAATGTTAGCTCATAAACAGCATTAGCTCTATCAACTTCATATTGAGTTAATTTGTTTCTATTGGCCTGAAGCTTATTTAATTCTTCTTCCATCTTTACTCGAAGTTGAGTTTGCGCAGCTAGACTTGACGCATTTTCTATCGCTGACTTATAATTTCTTTGTATCTTGTTTATATTTAATTGAGCATCAGCAACATTTAAATATTGGTCATCATAAGTTTTTTGTCTTTCCCAACGTTCACTTGCTTCAGTAATACCACGTTGATCAAAAATATTATTTAGCTCTGCCTGCGCGGCGGATTTTAACTTTTCAAAATAATTACTGTATGCGGTCATCGCACTTGCCGCGGCCTCCGCCAACTCAGTCTCTATTTCCGCCTTTCGTTCTTCAGTTAAGCCTTCAGTATTAAGCTGGTTTTGTAATTCTTGAACTTGACGATAGCTTGCTTGAGCAATAGCAAGAGAATTAGCAACTTGTTTGTCTAGGAGATCTTGACCAAAATAATTTTTATCAACTATTTTATTTAAAGTCATAATACCATCATATAGCTCGTTAACTTTTTCAAGTCTTGAAATATGATCTTCAAGTTTACTATTTATTAAATCCCAACCATCACTCCAAGCACTATATAACTCTTCAATATCATCATAGTAGCCTTCAATTGCTTCGGCGCGGCCTTTCTTGAACTCTTCTAATTGCTGATTATATTTAGCGCGATCTGCTTCTGACAAACTTTGATTATTTAATTTATTTTCAAGCTTACTTATTTCTTTATCGTAATCTTTAATTAATTTTAAATCTGCCTGTAAGTTATCTTCACTTATCTCAAATCGATCTTTAGTAGACAACTCACTCTGCGCAGCCCAGCCGCCTTTAAACTTACCATTTTCCATATACTTACGGTTAAATTCAGACCAGAACTTAAGATTATCTGTAAACTCTTGCGAAGCCTCAATAATGGCATCTGCCGCAGATATAAGATTATCACTAATATTATTAGATAAATCAGCTGATTCTTTCATTGCGGATAAAAGCGCCTCATATTTTTCTTGTTGATCCGCAGTTAATTTACCAGCATTTTCTTGATAGTAAGCTAAAATCTCTTCATATGTTTTTCCAATATCTTTAGGCAGTTTTAATTCTTCCAGTTGCGCATTTATAATATCTTGTTTAACCTGTTGAGCCTTTTCAAGTTGTTCATTTTGAGCTTTTAGGTTTTCTGCTAATGCTTCTCCAGTAAGATATTGAGCAGTGTCTTGAAGTTTAGAAATTATTTTTTCATAATTTTGTAAAAACTCCAAATTTTTTAACATTCCAAAATCATCTTCGCCATTCTTGCTTAATTTATTAATAACATCAACACTAAGACCATATTCTTTTGCCCAATCAGCTGCATAACTAGACCGAATTTCATTACGTATTTTTTTAGCTTCTTCGGACTTTAAATCTCCAAATTTACCCTTCTTGTAGGCGGCCTCAACCTCTCCATAGCTTGCAGAAGCATCAATGCCCCAATGCTTTAAAGCAGCCTCTCTAGAAAACCCGCCTTCTGCAGTTGTAGTAATAATATCATTAGTGGCACCCAAAACTCGTTGAAGTTTTTTTCTTTCTTTTTCTGAGAGATTTCCATAAGGAGTATTTAAAATTCGTAAAAATTCATCTTTACTTATATCTGTTGTTGCTAATATAGTATCCAAATCAGAATTATTTTCAGCTAAATTTTTTAAATAGTTATTTATATAGCTTTGAGTTGTTGGACTTACAGAACCACCCGCATTAATTTCATTATAAGCTTTTCTTCCAAGTAAGCTCTTATCATTTTCTAAGCTTGCTAACAATTTTTCCTTGCTTGAACCAAAAAACTTTAAATATTCATTTTGTAAATCCTCTCCTGTAGCACTGGCATTATATGATTGATCTTTTCTGTCTGAACCTACCTTTTCGAGCTTATTATATTCTGCTTCAATATCTTCAAGATTTTTATAGGGCGCTTTTAAGAAAGAAGCTAATGAAGCTGCAGAACCTTTTATAAGCTTATATCCATCTGCTGTTTGGACAAACCAATCTCTGGCAGCCGCGTTATAAGCTATTATTTGTTGATAATCTTCATCAGAAATAATATCTCCTATAGATAAACCTTCAGTAAGTTTCTTTATATTAGCTAAAACAGTTCTAATATTTTTAAAATTATTAATAACTTCTCGTAAAATACTTTGACTATCAGTTAAGGTGTTTAACCAATTTTGCCATCTATCATCAGTTAAATCAATTTCAATACCCGTTTTTTCTATAGCAGTAACAAAATCAGTTATATTAGTAACACTTGTTAAATCAACATTAGATATAGCACCTGCAATTTTTGCAGCTTCTTTTGGAGCAAACTGATTTAAAAGTGTATCTAACTGTTTAACTCCGTTCTCTCCTAACTGAGAAAATACTTGACTATATCCATCTGCTAATTTTTTCATTTCTTCTTCTGTATAATTTTCTACAATAGAATTTTTTGTAAAATTTTCAGAACCAAATCCTATTATCTCAGACTGAGCTTTACGAATTTCTTCATTAGAATTGTCTATAGCAGTTATGAAAGCTTTTATCATAGCCTCTTTGCTTTCAAAACCAAAGTCTTTCCATTTTTCAAGTATTTCCTCAGGAATAGAGGTAACTAGATTTCCCTTTTCATCTCTATAAATCATTTCTCTTAAATCTTTAAGAGACGTATTATTTAGATGTGCATTAGTATTTCCATCACCTAAGTTAAAAATATCTGCATATTTTCCTTGAGTTCCTCTGCTATTTCGTCCACCTTTTTCTCCAGTAGTGTAAGCATTAATAAGTTTTTGAGTATCTTCTCCAAAAAGAGTATCTGATATAATAGTATTTAAATAACTCGAAAGATTAGTCGCTAAAGCAAAAACATTGCTAGTTATTTCTTCTCCTGAAAGAGTTTTATAAGTAAAAATACCTTTCTTTTGATCTACCTTAAAAGAATCTGGCTGAGCATTTAAAAATTTTGAATATAACTCTTGAAAATTTCCAATATCTAAATCACTAAATTTATCAATTATCTTATTTTGTTTTTCAATATCATTTGGGAACATTGCTCCTATCATTTTGGTAAAAAGATCTGAAGTATCATTCATACCATAAAATAGAGGGTTATTGATAAGAAAATCCTTAACGTCATTAGAAATGATATCTTTTGGTAATAATTTAGCATAGGCAGTTTTATCTAATGCTTCTTTATAATGATCAGAACTTATAGCTAAAGTATTTTGTTTTATTGCTAATTCATTTTTTCTTAGAACGTTTTCTAATTGTGTAATTTTATCAAAATTATTATCTAAAAACTTACTAAATTCTTTTAAATCTGCTTCAGAAGCGAATAAATTAGAATAAGCAATAGATTGTTTGCTTCCTTCTTTTCCTAAAACTATTACTTTTTTTGAATTATTTTTTATATATTTTTCAAAACTTTCTTCTCCAGATGCTTTAAAAGCTTCAATTAATGCTTTTCTATCGCTGTCAGTTGCTGTTGTGCTTAGCCATCCTCCTTTTTCACTGAGCAAAAAGCCGGATTTTTTAGAACCACTTAGTTTTGCTTGTTCTGCTTGTTCTGCTTTTCTAACACGTATTTCTGCAGATTTTAAATAATTTTTTTGATAAAGTGTTTGCAATGCCTGTTGACTAATTTCATTTTTTTTCTGTGTTAATAATTCATCAAATCCAGCATCACTAATTTTTAAAATGCCATTTTTATCATAACTAGCATATTTGCTTAAAATATCATAAGTATTAATTAGTTCTAAAGCCTGTAAGTTAGCTTCATATATAGCATCTTTAAATTCATCTGTTCCAGCCTTCAAGTTATCAATATTATCACGAGCAGATTTATATTTATCAATAGTTTCACCTAAAGAAGTATAACTTTCTTTAGCAGTTTGCAAAGCATTTGTCATTGCTTCAAGCGCTTTTTTAGCTTCTTCATAATCTTTTTTAGCTTTATCTAAAGCTGTTTCTTGAGAATTAACTAATTGAGCTAAATAAACTGTTAAAGAAATAATTGCTGCAACTCCCGCCAAAATTAAACCAATCCATCCTAAAGAAAGAGTTATTTTTGTATTTGTAGCAGCTGCCAACATAGTCAATTGAGTAGAAAGCGTTTTTGCTACGGAAATAATCATAGGTGCCAAAGATAAAATAACCATAACAGTTTGTTTTATTTTTTCTCCTGTTGAAACGTTTTCATCTGACCAAACTTCCATTAAATTTGTTAAGCCCATAACAACTGTTGCAAGCTGAGTTAAGGCTGATATAACAGAGGTGATATTAGCAATTTGTTGTTCCATCCTTTTTTGGGAAGCTAATTTTTCTTGCTGCTCCTCTGTGATTTTTTCAGCTTTTATTAAAGCTTTATATTTAGGTAATCCTTGAGATATAGCTTGATCTACATTATTTAATGCTCCAGCTTCTTCTGTATGAGCTTTTTCAAGTAATTTAGCCACTTCTAAGGCCGCTTCACGAGTTTCTTTGTTAGCTGATGTTAATTTACCATTTTTATCAATAGTACTATTTAAGCCATCTAGAGCACTTGTTAACTCTTTATAGGTTTTACTTGTTTTATTTAAACCTGTATCTAATTGCTGTTGTGCTAATTGTTGAATTTCATTTATAAACTTAGTAGCACTTCCTTTTTGAGTAGGGGTAGCATCCTTTTTGCCCGCATAAGAAATTTTATTCAAATCTAAATTATTAAATGTTTCTTGTCTAAGAGCTAAAGATTTCCTTTCTTTTGAAACATTTTTTTGAATAATAGTTCGATCATCTTCAGACATATTTGCCAATATTTCAGCATTTAAAGAACTATATTGATTTTTAGAGTTTTTAATAGGTGCAGAAAGACCTTCTGTTAAAACATTTTTAGCTGTGCCAGAAATATTAACTCCTGCCCTTTTAATCATAGAATCAGTTAATTCTTTTTGAGTAGCTAATTCATTGGTCTGCTTGATCATTAAATTATATCTTTCTTTTTCTTGATCAGTTAAGACATTAGCATATTTTAATTTATCCTCTTCTAAAGAAACCATTTTTTGAATAGCATCTTCTTGCGCATTAGCGTATTGAGCTAATACCTCCGCACGGGCTTGTTGATTTATAGAAACAGAGTCAATAGATTTTAAATTAGCTAATATGTTACCAATACCTTGACCTATTTTTTTACTATAAATAACTCCTAAGCTTGAAAATACTCCAAATAAAATATTTCCTGCGCCACCAAGACCATTGACAAGAGAAGTAAGCTGTTCTAATCCAAATTTTAACACATCAAAAAATGCGTTCATACTTTTATTGTCAAATAAAGCTTCTTTTAATCCTTCTGCAGCAGTACGCATTTGTTGAATATGCGCTGCTGTAGACTCCATATATGTATCTTGTTCTTTTTGGAGTTCACCAAGAGAATTTTCAGAAACAGCTTTATTTGCTTCATACATATCCCAGTTTTCAAAAAGAGCAAATAAGTTATTATATTGTCTTTTACCCGCTAAAGCTACTGCGGCTGCCTGCTGTTGAGCACTAGTCCAAGTATTCCACTTAGCTGCAACTTCTTCAATGACTGTACCCATACTACGCATGTTGCCTTCTTGATCGAGTATGTCTATACCCATTTGTTTCATTTTTCCAGATACATCGCCAAGAGCAACGCCAAATTCATCTTCTGCCCCAATTGCTAAATCGCCCATGCGAGAATAAATAGTCTTTAAAGCAGTACCTATTGAAGCAGCATCCTGACGTGTGACCGATTCAATAGTAGCAATCTGGGCGGTTAATTGGTCTACATTAATTCCCATGGTATTCGCAGAAGAAGCAACTCTTGACATTGCAGTTGACAACTCTTCCAGGTCAGAAGCGGATGATGCCGCAACTGCTGCTAATTTATCAACATAAACTTCTGCCTCATCTGCAGCAACTTTATATCCGTTCCAAACTGCTGTTAATTGTTCAGATACTTCTTGTACAGTCTGACCAGTAACATTTGCTGCTTTAGCTGTAACATTCGTTCTTGCTATAACATCTTTTTCACTTAAACCCTGTTGGTAGTAAATTAATGCTCCTTTTGTGTAGTTTTTAGTAGATGTTCCTAAGTTTTTTGCAGCTTTATTCGCGGAAACAGCAAATTTTTCCATTTGCTCATAAGACTGCCCTGTGACAATACGAATATCATTTAATGCGCTATCTAAGGAAATAGCATAATTCCATGCTGATTTTATTCCATTAATGATATTATTAATAATTCCATAAGAAACAGACCATTTAGCAGCATTAAATAAAGTCTCTCCAATATTTGCAATAAAGCCTTTTGTTTCTTTTAGTGCAGCATTTGCTGTAAAAATTTGTTCAGTTAGACTCCGAAAAGCACGTTTCCCGCTATCACCTGCCATATTAAATTGTTGTTCTATTTTTTGAATATCTAATTTACAAGCTTGTAATATACTATTAAACTGAACAAAATTTATTGTATTTAATTTAGGATTAAAAGCTGCATCTATTGCTATCTCTACTTGAGAAGCTGTTTGCTTTAATTCTTTTAATTGCTCCTCTGCAGCTTTGCCCCCATTGATTTTAACATAATATTGACTTGACATTGTCTGAATATTGTTTAGAGCTTCTTTTAAAAGATCTAAACTAGACATATCAACATTAAAATTAATATCATAATCAATCTTATTACTTGCCATATAGTCCTCCTTTTTAAGTATAAAAAAATACTCTCTTCTCTATTTATATTAAGAAGAGAGTATATAATTTATCTAAAAATGCCCTTATTTAACAGCTGTTGCATTTAGCAATTCTTTAAAAGTATCGGCCAATCCACTGATCTTTCCTAATTTCTCAGCATCTAGTCCATCAACAATATTTGCAGCTTCTTTTGCTCTTTCTGGCAGTGCAGTAATAACAGTCTGAAGAACTGCTCCGGCAGTATTACGATATTTCATAATAACTTCAACCATTTTTTCCAGCACATCATAGCAATCATTATATTCTTTCTCATCAATTGCCGCCAAAAATGCTTCAAGTAAACCAGAGCTATAAATTTCATTATAAAGCTTCAGCTTATCTTCCATATCTTCTTTTGTAAAATTAATATTTTTTACATAAGATAAAAACATATTTAAATTAAAATAAGCATCAAGCTTAAGGTAATTATACACGCCCTGTTCATCTGAATCATGCAGCGCCGACATAATTACATCATATTTATATTCTAATGGCAAATATTTAAAAATTTCAATTTCTTTTTCACCAAATTTAAAAATAATACTATCAGTATTAGTTTTTAAATCTAAGTCACTATAATTATATTCCATAGTGTAATCTCCTTTATTCTCAATATATTTATATTATAACAAAATATTTTTATTTTGTCAAATTTTTACTTTTTTTTAATAAATTCATAACAGTTTTATCAATATTATTTAAAACTTCTTTATCAATAACTTCAGCATTTTTATTTTTTGCTTTTTCAAAGTTATTTGTAAAAAATATTGATACTACTTTTTTCAACTCATCAACAGTCGAAAGTTTCAATACTTGATCGTGAAAATTTCTTAACTTTCTAGCTAATTCATCAAGACCGCCAATATGGAAAGGAGAACCAGATGTGGATGCCGCCTTAATCTGCTTATTACCCACGTCTCCGCCTAGCGCACCAGATTTCATATTTAAAGATGTTATCTTTAACTCATTTTCCCAGTCTTGTTGAGTTAAATTATAAAAACTTCTTCCTTTATTTTCTTCTTGTAACCTTTTTATAGTTTCAGCAACAGTACCATTTGATAAATAAGGAACTATTTTACCTTGATATTCAGTATTCTTTTTTGCTGCTAATTCTTTATTAACTCTTTTAATAATAGATTTACTTCCTCTAAATATATCTTTATAATCAGCTGAAGAAATAGTAATATTCTTTTTCTTTCTTTTAGTTTTAGTATACATTAAACTACGAACTTGAGCATTAGTAATATTAATATTGACATTACCATATTTATTAAAGTTAACCTTTCCAACAGATAGTAATTTTTCCAAAGAAATACCTTGAACTTCTTTCCAAACTGTAGTAGTTTTATCAGGTGTTTTTAATTCAACATAAACAATATCTTCAATGGTTTCTCCAGTAATATCTTTTCTTAATTGATAGTATTGTTGAACAACTTGAGTATAAAAATTTTGAATATTTATATCAGTTTTTAAACTGTTATACGCTGCGTTGGCGGCCGCCTGCTTTCCACCTCTAGTTGCCACTCTATAGGCTTCTCCTATCTGTCCGCTATTTTTTATATATACTTCAATAATTTTTACAAGATTTTCAATTCGAGAGGCTAATGGCATTAAATAGTTATTTCTAATTTGTGAAATCATTTCATTAGTAATTTCATTTTTACTTTCTTGTAAGCTATTTACAATTTCTTTATTTGCCAAAATATACTACCTCCTTATTTTATATTTTAAAAGGGACTTGCGCCTTTAAGCAAGTCCCTTTATTATTTTATTTACTTAGTTAAGCAGCAACAACTACGTATTTTTCAATACCATCAATCATTACTTTTATTATACTTTGTTCTGCACCAGGTGTAACAGCAATTGTAGAAGCAGTAATTTCTCCAATAGTTGCATCACCAGATACAACAGTTGCCTGAACCTTATCTGCAGTTATTTCTCCTACTCCACCAGACTTAGCTAAAGTAATAACATTTGCACTATAAGAAGCGGTAAAGTCTTTGATAGGATTTACGGCATCTGCAGATACTGTATCTATAGTCATTTGGCAAAGAACCTCTTTACCTTTTCCTTCAATCTTTCCAGGGAAAGCATCCATAACATAACTAAAAGTAGAAGGATCTCCAGTAGGAGCCATAGAAATACTAAAATTAGATTGAACTTTTACTCTTGGTAAAACAATATGAAGAGGATAATCTTTACCATTATCTTTCTTACGCATTAAAGATTCAGCAGTTACATAATAATATCCTGCAAACTTATCTGCCTCTATAGTAATTTCATTATCTTGTTCAGAAACATCATTACCAGTTAAAAGCTCCAAGCCTTCCTTAGAAATAAGAGCGTCTTCAACAGTAAAGGTTAAAGTTTTTTCACCTTCCCAAGCAATAAGTCTTGGGTTACCTTTTCCGCCTTGAGCATATACAGTAGTAGATGCGCCTTCGAGAGTAGAAGTCTTTGCTGTATCAATAGCGAAAACTTTAGCACCCTTAGAACCATCATCATTTAATTCATAGAATGTTAAATCACATACTTCACGTATACCATATTGAGTATAATCAGCCATATGCCTTTATTTCCTCCTTAAAAAATTTTTTAAGTAATTATTTTTATTTTTTATAAAGATCTTTCATCCAGTCATCTGGATTTTTAACATCTTTTGCTCCAGCCATTTTCGCTTGAATAGCCATATCATAAGCTATTTTTAGCTGAATACGGTTGAAAATATCATATAATTGAAAAACAGTATATTGACATAAGTCTAAGTAAGATGTACCTTGATAAGTACTTATAATTGACATATAACGTCCAAAAATTTGAATATTATTTGAATCAGTGCCATTGTCTTTTGCTAACTTTTCATGTCTCTTTTTAAGTTTGTCAGCAATGGCAGCTGCCGCACTGTTACCAGGCTTATATTCCTTTTGAACTCCATCATTTTTAAAAGATAATTGAAACATTTCTTTTAAAACTTGTTTAAAACTAGCAAAGTTATCTTTGTTAATAAATCCTTCGCCAATTTTTATCTGCTCAGCTTCAAATGTAATATCATTATTGGGAAACAACAATAGAAGCACCTGTTGAGCACTGTCAATATTTTTCTGTAGATTTTTATCAACAGTCTTGTTTAACATTATTGACATTAATATATTAAAATCATTTATTTTCTCTAAACGACTTTTGTCCACATCATTTAAAATATCTTTTGAAAAACTAAGAAAACCGCATCCAAGAAAAAAAGTGTTTTCTCCAACATACCCAATTTCTTTTATAGTGGGTTGATGAATAATAAGTCTCCCCTCAGGAAATGGAATATCCGCGCCCGTAAGCAAAGATAAATTATTCATATTATGCCTCCTTAAATCAGCCTATCATCATTACCATGAATAACTGAATAAGTTAAAGAGTAACCTGAAAAATTTTCATCTAAAACTAACTGTTGGCAAGAGAGAAATTGCGTATTTCCAATACCTGTCAGTTTCTTATTATCAAGAATAGCATCAATATATCCTGCTATTTTTAGCGGGCGGACGCGATAATCTCCTATATCCCAGTAATCTGTTGGGCATATAATATCAAATGTAATTGTATTATCTCTAAATTGTGGATTAGTCGCGTTCATAGAAAAGTTTCCATAAGTTAGAATTATATAAGACTGTAAGTCTTGATTTTCAAATTCTTTTAACTTAGGCACAATGCTAATATAGCCTTTAGACCATAAATCGGCAATAGAAATATTATCAATTACATTTTTATACTCAAGATTTTCAAGATCGAGACAATCTTTTGCGGTTATTATAAGTAATCTTTTTAATAACTCACTAGTTTCGCCAGAGTCAAAAAATAATTTTTTAACAATTAACTCAGTATCTTTCTCACACGAAAGAAAACTAGATTTTATCATATCTATTCTCTCCTTTTATCTCTTAATTTATTATAATGACAAAACTCTTATCAAAAGTTCAACTCTTTGTTCACCAATCTCATATATAAGAGTAAAACTTCCACTTTTACCAGTTATAATCTCTAAAGTAATTCCGCCATCATCTAATTCAGCTTTTATTCGAGCTTTAGTAGAATCTGAAACTAACCAGCGGCCGCCTGCTTCAATATTTTTTAATCCATAGCTTACAATGCTATATGGTTTTACAGTTTGTGCGCCAGTTATCATTGAATCAGTTCTATCGTCTTCTTTTGTAATTTCTTGAACTGGTTCATCAAACTTATTAACAAAATCTTCTTTTAACGCTACTTCAATTATACCATCTACACTAATTTTATCAGTAGCCTGCACTTCCCAATATTGATTACCAAGTTTTAATTTGGTAAACCGAGAAAAGAACTTTTCAGTTTCATCATTTTTTGCTATATACATAAAAGCAGTTTCATTTAATTTATTAAAATAAGTATAACCACTTCTATTCCATAACATTCCAGTTTCAATGGGTCCGCGTAAATAAACCCAATATTTTTTACCATTTATTTCAATAGCAAATCTACAACGACGAATTTCAGCTCTAAAATATGCTGTCTCTTCTAATCTTTGTAAATAAATTATCCAATGGGAATTATTTTCCTTCCAAGTAAAAGTTTGTCCAACAGCAATATTAGTTGCTATTTCCTTATCTGGTTCTTCTAAAGAATTAAGACATTTCTCATAATAAGGAATAGACAGTATCTTTACATCATAATCATTATTTATCTTATTAGGATTTATTAAACAACGAAACTCTTTCTCATCTTGTGTCACAAGAGTCGCAGACTGATAAGAATACCAAAGAGCCTTTTTTAAGCTTCTTAATTTATCTTTATTCATTCGCGCGAGCTGCGCGTTTCCGCCCATAAGAGTAAGTCGTTTTGACATGTTATCTAGTGAGGACATAATCTTTTATACCTCCTAATAAGCCTAAACACTCAAATATAGTTCTACGATAAATTTGAAAATCATCTTTATCTTCACAGCTATATAATCCTTCAAGTTTACATAATAAAGTAAAAAATACTGATTGGCAACAGTCAAAAAGTCTACTCATTCCAGTCAATTCTTCAATAATTGTGTCCAATGGCTTTTCCCAGTCTTCACCTTCTTCGCGGCCTGGTAATAATTTATATATTTGATTTATTATTCTTTTTAAATTTATATCAAGAGTCTTCTTATCAATATTTATATCATATTTTATCATCATTGGCGGCGACCTCCTAATTGGCATCGTTGCCATTGATTACCATAATTGAGTCTAAAGTCTCTTCGATTTCATCCTCGCAGTTACAACAGCCATCTTGGTTATCGCTTCCGCTGCTAGAGCTTGAGTTAATAGATTTTTTTACTTTACCGCCCATTAGCTCTCCCATAGTTGAGCGATAAATACCATTTACATCTTTCTTTCTTCTTTTGTAAAGTCTTTGTAAATGAAAGCCTTCTTGTTTGTATGTTTCAGCTAAATTTTTTAATTTAGCCATATGATTAGCTTGCGATGTAAATTTAAAATCAGAACCGCTATATTTCATTCTTGTATTTTCTACACTCGCAAGTTGCTGACCAAGCCACTCTTTTACCATATAAGTTGAAATAATATTAATTTCATCTAACGAAAGGGCTACATTAAAGCAGCCCGCCGCAAGATCATAATCATTTATATCAACTCTTGGAAATTCAAACCAAGAAAGCGCATTAAGTAAAAGCTCTTGAACCATACTTTCAGTATCTTCTTTTGTTAGCTCCATATACATGTCTTCAGTTATCTTTCTAAAGAAAGCATCGTATACTTTAGAAAACATTGTCTTACTCATACTTCATGCACTCCTTTCTTTTTTATTTTGTTGTGCTAACTACTTTATAAGAAGGAGCAGCGGTTCTGCGGCCAGTGGGCGCCGCCTCAACTTTTTCTTCCTTTTCTCCCAATCTACGAATAGGTTTTGCTTTTTCTGCTTCTTCAGTGGTTTCTTTATTAATGTTAATAGCACTAGTAACATTAAAACCGATTTTATTTAAAATCGCGTCTCTTTTTTTAACGTCGTTAAGTTCAATTTCAACAGCAACTTCTTTAACTAAATCTATAACTCCATCTGGAGCAAAATCCAAACAGTCAAGCAAAGCATCTACACTACCATTAATAAGTAAATCTTTTACACCATCTTTAGTTAAATAATATTCTGGTTCTACATCGTTGAGTATTTCTTTTCTTGCTTCATCATCTAAAATTACTAAATAATTTTTAAGAATCTCCATTCCACCAGGAACATATGATAGCTTTCTCAATTCGTCCATGGTAATTTGTTTAATTTCTCCAGGCATATAGGTTCTATGTAAATTATTTAAATCTGGAACTGAATACCCTACAGTTCCATTATCTCTATTTTGAACTTTTATAATATCAGAACTATTTCTCATATAAATTTATCTCCTTTTATCTCTTTATTAAAAAATTTTATAAATGGGGAGAATAGTAATTCTATTATCCATCCTCCCCACCTATAATTATTATTACTTCTGTAACGAGCTATTAATGTATACGCAAATATTATTAGTAATAACTGCGCCAACACCAAGTTTCTTATAAACTTGAACTTCTCTCGACCAGTCTTCATTTTCTAATTCACGAACAGCGGTTTGTCCTTCAATAGCAATCTTAACAGGCTTTTCAGCTCCGGTAGGAATGATATAGCAATGAGAAGGATCAATCACCTTAACAGCATTAGTTTCATCTTCATAAGACTGTGGCAATACAATAACATTATGACCCTTATAGTCAGTAATATATCCATTAGCCCACATTTGATTCTTATGAGCATCTGAAGCCCATTCCTTATCTGGCTTCATAGTTGCTGCAAATTCAAATGTGCAGTAAATAGCCGAACGACCATAGCTATCAGCAATAGAAAGTAAATCGTCCATAGACTTTTCAACGAAAGTGGTTTCAGTCTTTTTATTGGCAGCCTGAAGATTAGTTACTGCAGCCTTTAATGATTTTTCTATTTCTTTATAAATAGCTTCATCAAGACCTTCCATAACAATATCAAGAACATCTGCGAAATTTACTCTACCATCAAGGAACTCTTCAAATCCAATTTGAGCAGCTCCGCCATAAGCTTCTGTAGGAATCTCATAGCTTCTACCATCAAGCTTGAATACTTCATATCTACCAGCCAGACCTACTTTAGTAATGAACTGCTTAGCACGTCTCTTTGCGGCATTAGTAACTCTCTGAGTGAAAACAGGCTTGTCTCCCTGACCAAAAACTTTAACATCAGCAAACATGCTATACTGTTCCATAACTTTTCTTGGAAGAACATCATCAATAGTATCTTCAATTAACGAGAAAATTAAATTCTTGTTTTCGCGATACAGCTGATAGTTACCAGCAAGTTCATTTAATTCATTTCTTAAAGTGTCATTAAGCTGTGAATAGTTAAATTTGTCATCGCCAAAAGAATAAGCTACTTGCGAAGAAGGGTTAGCATTAGCAACAACTTTAGCTAATTCAAATAAATTTTTCTTATCTAACATTATTCTTATCCTCCTTACGCAATTCTTTGAATTTTGACAGCTTCCTGTCCGTCAGCAAGAGTATATCTCTTAACTACCTGCCAAACCATAGCACCAGCCGCAGGAGTTTCAGCAGATTTTTCAAGGAAACCTTGAGCATTAACAACGAGCTTATCAGCAACTGCTAAATCTTCCATTACAGTTTCTGCACCCTTTGTTCCAACAGCCTTTAAGCAATTAGTAGTATAAATATCTCCAATATCAGTTTTGAATACTCTCGAATAAAGTTCGCCGCGAACTGCTTTATCAGCTTCAAGAGCGAAATCTTTATAAGATTCTCTCCAAAAATCATCATATAATTTAACTTCGTTGAAAACCAACATCCATTCGCCTTCGCCAGTTAAATCAACCTTACCAGCAGCATAATCATATTTAACAAAACGACCATTTTCAATTACGGTAAGAGCTGCATCAGCAGGTAATTGAGCATAAATTTTGCCATTTCTTTGTGCGGAAAGGTGATTAGGTTCAACTTGACCAAAGCCAATTCTTTTCATATTAGCCATTATTAAGTCCTCCTATAATGTTTCTTTTTTATCTTTTATTATTTTTTACAGCCTGTACCCAAGCTGGCGCGTTACCTTCGCTTGTGCCATCAAGGCTGTAAGTGAAAGTTTTTCCGCTCATATTATTATTAATTTTCGAGTTATCCAATGAATCAAAATTAACCTTTTTTCTTACACAAATTACAGATAATTTGCTTTCAATTTCTCCAAGACTATATTTTGATTTATTAGCAATAACATCAGCTTTGTCCTCTTCTGAAAGCATAGCGAATTTAGCAATCATAGCATCTTTTTCAGCATCTTCAACTTCTGCTTTAAAAGCTACGAGCTTTTCATATTCTGTGTTAAGATCACTAAATTTAGTTTCTAACTCAGTTAACTTATTCTTAAGTTCTGCGTTTTCACTTTCAAGAAGAGCATATTTTTCAGCATTTTCATCCACAACAGGTGCAGTTGCCGCTGAAGTATCTTCAACTGGTTCGTTATTAGTAAAATCAGTAATGCCCTCGTTATTAGATTCGTCTTTAACACCTTCGCTACCATTTTCTGCGGCGGGTGCGGGTTCTTCCGCAAGAGTCGCAGTTACAACTGGCTCTTCCGCAACAGGTTCAACAGAAGGAACTGGTTCAGCTACTGATTCTGCGGCAACTACCGCTTCTTCAGTTGGCTGAGCCACTGGAGTATTTTGTTCATCCATATTTTGTCCTCCTTTTAATGCGAACTGTAAGTCCTGCATCATAGTAAACAAAGTTTTCTTAAAATTATCATCAACTTTTGTAAAAGAAGTGCTAATATCTGGTGCTGATATTTTTGAGCCTTCAAAACAAGGTTCGACATCATCACCTAAAATACATAATTTAGAAAAAGTTGCGTCATTAATAATAAAGAAGTCCATTCCTGTCTTAGTATTTGTTTCCCAATGCCCGTCGATAGAATCTCCATCAAGCTCCATTGAATGTGGTTTCCCTTCACCTTCAACAGCTGATTTACATTCTTCAAACTGACCAGTCCACAAATATCCAGTTGTCATAAGATACTCACGTGTGAGAACATTACCAAAATCATCAGTATCCTCAAACTCTTGGAACCAAACCTTAGCATCGGGCGAGACAAACCCATAAGGCTTAGTTAAACAGTTAAATTTTATTCCTTCATCATCAATAACAACTTGATTTCCGTGATCGCGGAAATCCTCTTTCTCTTCCTTATAGTATCCTACAATTGGCGCACCACGAAGTGTTTTTGCCATATCTGTAGCAACTTCTTTTGAAATATAAGTATGATTTCTATTTTCTCCAATATATAAAACCTTAATTTCGCAGCTAGACATCAAAGGATTGATATCTAATGGAGCAAGATTTATAAATTCTGGAGAGTTAATTGTAGCAATAGATTTATGCATGTTTTATATCTCCTTAATTCATACTTTCGTTTTTTATCAGCACCCAATGAAAACCACCAGCAACTTTTCTTTTTCCATGAATAACTTTACTTATATTCCCTACAGGAATATTATATTTTTTACTAGCTTCGCATAAAGAAGAAAAAATTTCATTTGTTTCTATACATTTAATTATTTTTTCCTGGATTGGTTTATTTTAAATAAACCTTCACCATTTTGATAATTATCTTTCATTTTTTCTGCTCGTATTTTTGCAGTTTTATTGCTGATATTAACTAAATGTTTATAGTTTTCTTCTTTTTTATCTGGATGCTCAGAAAAATATTTTTTTCGTTTTTCACTTTGTTCTTTTTTATGATTTTCATCTTCCCAATAATTAGCTAAAGAATAACCACCTTCAGTCATATTATAACCATAATCTGGATTTAAAGAATTATATTTTGAAATATAATATTGTTCTTTTTCATTAGCTTCTTGAGCATTAAGATTAGTTTCAATAATTATATGTTCAAAACTATCCCAACCATAGCAACATATTGCTGAATAAAATCTAGGACTATTTTGGTATCCATAACCATAGTTCCATCTTTTTTCTGGTTTTTGGCAAGTTTGTCCTACATAAACTTTTCCATTGTATTTATTTTTATGTAAATAGATACAAAAATTTTGTTTAGTTTCCATAATTGCTTCTCACTGAGACTGAATATTTTTTATTGTTTTATCTGATTTTTCATCATCAGGTTTTTCTTTTCGGCCTACACCATCTTCACTCTGGCCAGTCTGAACTTTTAAAGCAGTTGCACTCATTGTGTTAGAAGACATAGGTGGAATAAATACATTTACAAGATCTAAAACCTGATTTTCGAAGAAGGCCGCCGCAAGTACAGAGCTTTGAGACTGTCCAAGAGCAACAGAAGGAAGCATTTTTGAATAGCCTATTTGAGTTAACTCTTTATACTGCTTAGCCAAATCTTTATAATTATAAATTGTGGTATTTAATAACTGTACCTTATATATTACTTTTTTAGTATTAGTATTAAACTTTTTTGACACAACCATATTTAATAAAGTTTCAAACTGAAGTAATAAATTATACATTGCTGCTTCATCATTTGCTATTGATTTCTCCATAGCAATATTTCCTTCAGCATTAAATAAGTTTTGAGCAGTACCAGACTCATTATAAACAGTTCTTTCTACTTTATTTAATTCATCGATAGAAGTAACTGAATTTTTATCTGACATATCTGCTACATCAACATCTGCAAAGGTTGTTAAAACATCAACACCTATTGCTTTACTTAGCATACGAACTGCATTATTATGAAGCTCTGCAGCTTCATCTATATCAAATACTAAGTCACCATTCTTATCTAATGGCATTTTTTGAATAATAATTTTTAACAATTTTTGAGCCATTTTTTTTCTATCAAGCTCTTGCGCGGCATCTAGGTCAAGAATTGCCGGCACAACCGATATAAATAAAGGTTGGTCTTCACCGTTTAAATTACACTTAAATGCATAATCAGTGTCTAATAAAAACCATCCCGCGGTGTCTCCTTGAAAAGTAGGTGGTAATTTACCATCTAAAAATAACTCATATCCTTTTTTAAATTCTGGCGGAAAAATATTTAATATTCTCATTCTCTGTTCAGTATCTTTAAAAAAGTCGTTAAAAAACTTCATATTAAACTCTACTACTGCGCGGCCCGCCACCTTAAAGCGTGAACGGCAGTAAGCTGGAGCAAGTTCTTGTATTACAGCAGTTTCGCCTTGATCTATTAAATATCCATAAAAGCAACCTTCTTTGATAACTTTTAAAGCAATTTCACCAAAATTCTTTTTTACATTAAAATTATCAATATATAAAAGAGCTTTATTAAAAGTATCTTTTATTTTAGATAAATCCTTTTCTTTATCTGTATAAATATAGGGATTTAACAGCCAATCATATCGATAAAGATATGCCATATATTTACAAAGTCTTGAATAGATACCGCTTGTTTTAAAAAAGAAATTTGAAATTTCTCTCATTGATTTTAAATCATTATTATTTATAGCGGTAAGTATCTTTTCTTTATCTGTAAAATTAGAATTAATTTTTCTAAAAGTTCCTAAATTTAAAATAGCATCTTCAAGAGTTTTAGTTCCAACTTTTAATCTTGAGAAGTCTACATTAGATGGATAATCAATAGAAGCATTATCTTTTTCAGGAATAAAAGAGAACCCTTTTGCTTTTATTTCTTTTACTCTATTATTCAAAATAAAACCTCCTTTTAATATCCAGCAGCTTTCATAATATAATCATAAGTAATTTTTGCTTCATCCCAATAGGGAATCAGTAAAAGCTTTATATTATGTTTTTTACAGTATTCGCGCTTTTGCATATCATTATATTGTTGTTTGCGCAGACCCGCAATTCCGCCAAATTTACTCTTTGGTTCATAATGTTGGATACCTTGATATTCAATTAAGAAATCAATTTCCCCATTATCATCAAATACTGCGAAATCAAAACGCAATGGTCTATGATTAAAACTTAATAAATCTGAGAAAGAATACTCTTCAATAAATGATAGCCCATATTCTTTAAGTATTTCTTCTATTTTTATTTCTCCTCTACTAGCACGCATTATATTTCTCCTTCACTACTATATATAAAAATCTCAAATAGGATTTTACAAAATTTTGTCCTACGAAAAAAACATAAAATCAGAAATTTTTCTGCCTTTCTTCTTCTTCCTATTATCTTCTTCTTGCTTAATATAATACAAAGCATATTCAAATGCAGAAAATTTATCTTTTCCAACACTACGATTTGACATTTTAAGAATAATATTTACACCTTCATTATCTTCTATTAAATTTAACATTTGTTCTCTTAAAATAGTAGTTTCAACAAATGGCTTTAAATATTCATTTCTTTTTTCTGGATCCATTGTCTGTCCAATTTTTGTGCCAAGTAGTTTAACTTTAGCTTGACTTTCATCAATTAAAAATTTAATTTTTCCACTTGACAGCTGAGTTTGAACATATGAATGAGCTTCAGTATTAATAGGCATATTTGCTTTTATTATATAAATAGCATCTAATTCAGTATTTTCAGTTTTATATTTTTTATAAAATTTATCTTCATCATTATCAATTCCAAAATCAGGAAGAAAATCACCTGTTTCTGGATCAACTTGTCCTTTTACCATATAATCCAAGAGACCAATACCAAGACCATTACCATCTATGACAAGTTTTCTTGCTTTATATTTATAAAATAATTTTTTAAGATTAATAGCTTGAGTTTCAAAATGCTCTTCATCATAAGTATAGATATTTACAACAGATTTTAATGATGTACCTTGCGCCTGTGGCGTAACTTTAATAACAACAGCTTCTGTTGTACATCCTTTTCGACCTACGTCAACGCCTATAACATAATAAGCACTTTTATTACTTCTGCCGCTATACTCATATTCTGGTTGAAGAAGAACCCGATGTCTATCAAACCTTTCAACAGAGAAATATGCGTTTTCTGCATCGCCGCTCCATTCAGACTCATATTCACGCGCAAAAGAGGCATCGTTATATGTACCTGAAGTTTTTAAGTCATTTACAAATGTTCTTTGAAGCAATCCTTCTAAAACTGGAACTCTCCAAGTTCCGCCTAAAACAAACGCTTCATTTGGCTCAATAACCATTTTAATAACTAACTCAATAAGCTTTTCATAAGCAAAAGAGCTTTTCCAACCCGCGGTAGTAACATAAATTTGAGATTTATTAACTGTTTCTTCTTTATGGCGGGTGCCATCTGGTAGTCTTCGGTCAACGTTCATAGTAGGAATAATTACTTCATTTAAAAGTGTTTGATCTATAAGAATACACTCTTCCATCAGGCCGCCTGTAGCACGTTTACCACGAGAAGACTGCCTTGCCGCCATAATATCTAGCTTTGAACCATTTTTAAATATAATTTCAATATTATCTTTGCCGCTTTTAGTTTTACCTCTTGACCAGTCGATTTCATTTTTCATACCAGGTATTAATTTACAAAGTTCATCAACTTTTTCTTTTAAAATACCAGCGGCTTGCTCTTTTCCGCCAGTAGTAACGAATAAATGACTATTTGGAAATAATACACAACGCAAAAGCAAAACTAAAACAGATAAGAACGATTTTGAATAGGCGCGTGGGAATGTAGCGTAAGTATATCTATGACGCATTACTGCGCGCAAAAATACGCGTTGATAAAAGTAAAGATGTAGAGTATCGGGCGGAGCATCGGGGCCGCCGCATAAAAATTCAACAAACATATCAGGGTATTCTCGCCAATAGGAAATATACTGTCTAAAAACAGGTATTTGCGCCCTTAAACGCTCTTCTGATATACCCTTTTTCTTTGTTTGTATTGAAGTCAGTTTCATTAAATCAGCTAATGCCATATTTATTCATCACCGCCTTCTTCATTTAATGTATTTATATCTTGTTCCTTTTGTAACTCTACTTCATTAAAATAATTTTCATAATCTTCACTACTTAGCTGCTCTGGTTCATCTGCGTCCGCCTTGGCATCTAGTTCTTTTTGAAGCTGTATTTTCTTCAGCGCATCTTCAATTTGCTGACCAAAACCTAAATCTTGAGTAACTAATTTCTTAGTATAATTTTGCATATCTTTTAAGGTTATATCTACTTTATCTTGCGGAATATCGGTCGCAAATCTAGGAATAAAACCTTCTTTTTCGCATAATGCAACTAACTCACCAACGCAATCAATAAAATCATCTTTCTTTTCTTTATTTTGTGCGGCGGTAAATTTAGCACTTTTTCTTAGTGACTCTTGAACTTTAGATAATTTTTGAAAGCCTTCAATATCTCCAGCATCAAGAGACTGATTTGCTTTTAATGTTGTTTTACACAATAGGATAAGTGTATTTTTAGTATCAGCATCTTGTATATCAAATGAGTCCATCATTTCATTATACATTTTTTCAAGCTCTATCCATTCTGAAGGCCTATATAATCTACCCCATTTCATAGCAAGATAAATTTTATCTTCCTGTGTTAACTCTGTAGCCAGATCTGGAAGTTCTTCTTCAGATATCATATCATTTTCATTATAAGGATTATCTTTTCCTAAATATGGATTTTCTGCTGGACGATCTTCTTCTACTTTTGCTTGTGCGGGAACGGACATTAATGTTCTATATTCTGCTTCAGGTATTTCTCCTGCTTCATATTTTGCTTGTAGTTCAGCTTCAAACTGCTCATCTGCTTCTGCGCGGGCTTCCGCCTTTTCTTCAGCTTCTTTTTGAAGCTTTTCGCTATCCGCCCAACAATAATTTTTCCATTGCTTTAATTTCATTTTTGATAAATATTTACCAAAAACTGACATACCATTCATTTTATCTGCGTCTTTAGCAAAAGCCTTATCTCTTAATGAGTTCCACTCGCCAGGAACATAGGGTACATCCATTTTTTCCAAGAGCCAAAGATAAGTGCTTTCATCAAAATTATCTATATGCATGGTAAGACATTTCTTACATAATTCTGTTTTAGACCCGTCTTTATAAGTATAAAACTGGCCTTCATCCAGCACCTTGCCGCATTTTTGACATTTATAACTAGCCATTATTTATTCTCCTTTTTTCTTATTTCTACAAGTTTTACAAACACTATAAAAACCATCTTTACTTGTATTATTTTTAGAAAAAAATCTATTATGAGCTAATTTAACTTGCCCGCATTTTGAACATCTTTTCCAAGTACCTTTTTCTACATAGGTATAATACCAAATAAGATAATTTTCTTTTGCTTTTTCAGAAATAATTTTAGGGATTTTATTTCTCCATAGAGCGGAAATGTATTCTACAGAATGTTTAATATTATATTTCTCAAATAATAATTTCTGTATTTCCAAATTACTTTTTCCTTCAATTTTATATTTTGTTAAGTCACTATAAAGCGGATAGGAGGCAAGGGCTTCCGCCTTAAGCTTATCAAAATCTTCCATTAAATAATAAAAATCATTACCAAATTTTTGTTTTAGTCCTTCTTTCAAAATATCATAATTACATAAAATAGCTGAAATATGTGTTGAATTAAAAAAACTTACTAAGCTATCGCTTACTGGTTCATTATTTTCATCAAAATGAACATTCTCTTCTAGCCTAATTGAGCTAGAATGAGGAACATATGTAGAAGTAATTGGTGGCTTAAAAGCATTTTTTAATACATATTGATCACGCCGCATTTCAATAATAGTTTTTCTAATTAAATATTTTTGTTTGCCTGTTGCTTGCGCGGCCTCCGCCTCAAGAGATTTTATCTCGTCTCTTAATTCTTTAAGACCTGGGACATCTCTTATATCTTCTTCTGTTATCTCAATTTTTGGTGATAATATCATATTTTTATTATTTTCTATAATCAAATTTGATACTCCATCTTCACCATTTTCAAATTTACTTACTAAGTCTTCATAACTTATTTCACGCTTATTTACTGTAACCATTCGGTTATCTGTCAAAATAGTTTTATCCTTCTTTTCTGCTTTTGTTCTAGCGTCAAGAATATAATCCCCTAAGATATCTAAATATTTATGAGTAAGTTGAGAAGGATTTGCAGTTTTTACAATTTTGTCTACTAATGCGACGCGCTCTTCCATAGTTTTTAAACTATAATCTAGATGAATGACATCGTTCTCGGTCGAAGTTTCGTTAGACGCGGCCGCCGCACCTTTTTTATTTAAGTTAGTCATTTCAAGTCTCCTTATCTCAATCCTATTATTATTATAACGAAAATTTTTCTTTTTGTCAAACTTGTTTAAAGATTTTTAAATTGATTTTTTTAAAAATTTTTTTATAATATAAGTATGAGTTGAAAAACTCAAAAAATATATTTTTTAGGAAACGGTACGAAGTGTGTGGGCAGCGCGGAGGTCGCATACCGAAGGAGAATTAAAATGATTACTGTTTATAAATATTGTATTGAAGATTATAAGAAAAATGTTTGTCGTGTTATTTTGCCTATTGGCGCGCAAATATTAAAAATTTATTCTAATGGCAACAAGAGAATAGATATGTGGGCAAAAGTAGACACTGCCGCAACAGAAGAAGTATGTTATTTTTATGTTATTAGGACGGGGGAAAATATTACTAAGCGGCTAGAGCAGAGAGATAAGAATAAGACATTAGAATATATAGATAGTTTTTATGACAAAGATGATATACATTGGCATATATTTAAGGCGGCGGGTAGTTGCGGAAGCATAGGCAAGACATATTGGAGCAGTAATGATAGCTTATGGCCAAAAACTATTAGCACAACACCATATATAAATGGTACTGGAACAAGTATAACCTTGTCTAACTGTTGCGAAGAAACTGATACTTGTAGTAATATATTAACTAATGATACTGGTATTACTATTGGAGATTTAATAGAAAATTGATTTAATTTTTGAAGAGAAAATTTTCCGTATTTGAGATTTAAAATAACTTTTGGAGAGAAAATTGTGGTGCCCATATCATTTTTCTCTCTTTTATTTTTATTTTCCCGAAATACCTACCCCCCATACCTATTTTATTTTTAGTACGTTGCGGAAGCTGTGTGTTTTATGCGCGGGGCGTTCACTATCAATACGCCCCGACTTTTTTATAAGAAAACCTTATTACAAATTTTTTATTACAAAAATCTTATTAAATATAAAAAAATCTTAATCCCAAATTCTTATTAACATTTTCTTATTAAATATAAAGAAAATGTATATAAGGTTTTCTTATATCTAATACATTTTTCTTAATATAAAAAAATTATAAAAAATATAACAAAATTGAGTAAAAAAATTTGCGAAAAACTCTTGACAAATGCGCCCTGATGGTGTATAATATAGATGTAAAAAGGGTAAGGAAAAGCCCTCAGGAGGTAACACTATGACAGTAACAGAGGCAAGGCTTAAAAAAATCGCTCAGGAGCGTAAAAGAAAAGCTTATAAGGATTGCGAAAACAGTATTAAGGAACTCTTATCAGAAAAAAGAAAAATGGAGGTAAAGAAAAATGAAGAAATATAAGGTATCTGTATATGACCACGATGCTGATATGATATGGGTATGTGAGTATCCTGCATACACCGCTGAACAGTTATGGGAAGAGGTCAGCGCAATGCTCGGTTTACACGAGGAGTTGTTACTCGTAGAAGAGGTCAAATAAGGCGGGCTTATCCGCCTTTAAGACCGGGCTATTAAGAAAAAAGTATCAAAAAACGCTTGACATTATCCCTGATATGTGGTATAATATAAGCGTAAACAGGAGGTAATAAGGATATGAACAAGATGACATTAAAAGCAATTAAAGCAAACAAGGGCGCAACGCTCAATAACAACGGTATAGCAGTTTCTTATAAGACTGGTTTCCAGGTTAGTAAGCGTGACCTGTATGTGATGCCTGTAAAGCAACTCACTAAACGCCTGATAGATGCGACGCTCGCGGTACTGAGGGATAATGAGCATCTCGGCATATGGATAGATGGCGGGCGCGCGTATGTGGATATGAGCGAACGCATAAGCAACTATAAACACGCGCTCAAAGTAGGTCGTGACCGCAAGCAAATAAGCGTGTGGTCGTGGAACAAGGGCGAGGCAGTTACCTGCTAAACCCTTGAAAAAAATTAAAAAAGTATTAAAAAACGCTTGACAGACCAGGCGAAAAGTAGTATAATATATATGTAAAGAAAATCAAAGAGAGGTATTAAAAATGAAAAAATTATCAACACTATTCCCGAAAACCCTGCTCAACTTTATTCCTGCACCGCAACGGTAAGCAAAAAAGGTCTTATATCCTACCGCACGCGTATAGTTGCCATAAGCGACAAAACCATAAAGATGCACCTTGTTCACACAAGCACCACAATGATGCACACTCGCAAATATATCAAACTTTTGCGTGAGTGTGGCGAGTATGACCTTGCTGATAAAGTAAACGCATGCTATCGTGAATGTATTGCGAGCCATATAAGCAATGTTGAATGGCATAATGGTATCGGCGTAGTAGTGTGCGAGTGATAGAAGGGCTATAAGCCCTTCTTATTTTTGGCGGCCCGCGCACCTTCGAGCGGTGCCGCTAATTTCATAACAAAACCTTATTACACTTTTTTTATTTCAAAATCTTTATATCATATACACTTTTCTTATTCCCAAAATCTTATACAAAATATAACAAAAACTTAATAAAAATTTCTTATACAAAATATAACAAAAACTTAATAACAAAATTGATTAAAAAAATGCCGTTATTTGCTTGACAACTCCGCTATAATGTGGTATAATACTCGTGTAATCAGGAGGTAAGATTATGGAAAAGTTAGCATTAACAAGAGTTAGCACAGCACGCAAGCAAGCCGACCGAAAAGAGGATGACTTCCGCTATGCTATGACCGGGATATGTACTCATAAGCACGATAGCGTAGAATTTTCAAAAGGTGCGGATGTCCTTGATTATTCCATAAAAACAAGCCACGCAAGCCTGCCGTCTACCCTCAAAGGCGAAACAATAGCAGATAAGTTAAACGATATGTATAAGCGCGACTACGCAAATAAATATGTCTATATAAGCGATAATAATGATGCTTATATAATGGATAAGCGCGAGTTTACAGCGTTCGTTACTGAGTTCGGCAGACTTGAAAGAGATAGCCAAAAAAATGGTGGCGGTATGAAAGTAAGATTATTAAGAGAGAGTTCGCGGATGTTGGCTTGGCTTAACGCATAAGCCACTCCGAATAAAAAAATAAAAAAAATAAGCGAAAAAACGCTTGACAAAATAAAATAAATATGTTATAATATAGATGTAAATAAACAAGAGAGGTAAAAATAAAAATAAAAATGAGAACTAAAACAATTACAAAAATGTATGAGTATGGCGGTGTGCTTTATACTTCTATTCGAGAAATCGTAGAAGAACAAATAGAAACAGGTGGAGCAGAGTTACAAAAGTATATCAACGAACACTATCAAGCAACAGATGTGCTTAACTTTACACCGACCGATACCGAAAAAACTTTTGAAGAAATGGTTATTAACGACATTGTTGATAACCTTGAAATAGAAGAAGTTGAATATAGTCTCATACGTTGCGGTGATATTGAAATTGAAGTTTTTGAACTCGCAAAAAATATGGAAATAGTAGAAGAAGAATAAATAAGGAGATATTATAAAATGGAAATTTACATTATAACAGTAGAAGATAGAGATGGCTTGTATATTGTAGGTGCATATACCGACTATGAGGCTGCTGTTGCGCAGTATGATAAGACTTGCGAAAGAGAAGATGAAAACGATAACTTTGGCAATGAAGTTTGTCTTATTGAAGTAATAGGAACAAAGAAAACTACACTTGAAACTTACACCTCTGAGGGTTGTGATGACCTTGACGAGGATGAAGAGTAAAGATAGTTGCGGCAACCTCGCTCTATGGCAGAGCGAGGTTTTGTTTAATGTTGCGTGAACCGGCCTCCGCGCAGCTTTACTTTACAAATAGAAAAATTTTTGTTATAATATAAGTAAGAAATGAGATAAAAGGAGATTTTACCATGCAGACAAATGAAACAAAAATCATTGGTCCTATGTGCGGTAATGCGGACAACGATTTACAAACGCAGTTACTTGTAGAAGATAACTTGTTGTTAACTTACTCTTGTCCGCACTGTAAACACTCTTGGGTTGATTCGTATATCCTGGTTTATAATGGATATACCGACGATACCGGGAGTTATGACCGAGATGGGATAAATCTCGGATGAGAAGACCGAGCGGAGCGCGAACACGATTGTTCAAGCTTCGCTTTTTCATAACCCCGTCCCTTTCCACATTTTCCGCGTCAAAAACTCAAATATCGAATGCCCGGGCGCTTTCCCGCAAAACGTAGTAAACAAAAATACAGTTTTGCGATTAAATATTCATTTTTTTTATTTTTGTTTACTACGTTGGAAATGGCTTTTCGCAGTAACAGCAAAAAATAATTTTTAAAAACCTTGAAAAAACGCTTGACATTTATTTTAATATGTGGTATAATATAGGTACAAAGTGAGGATGCGCCAGTGGTGGCTAACCGCCAAGTAGACCTAATACTGTTCGACACAGTTCTCCCCTCTCTTGTCCTCGGTCAGGTAATCGGATATGCGGTAATATCGTTCGACACGATAGCAAGAAAAAACTTTGTAAATTTTAGTAAAAACACTTGACAAAAGTCAAAAAGTATGATATAATATAGGTGTTCTCAAAAGGAAGAACAAGGAGAAATATATATGATTGATTTAGTAAGTCTTATTTTTATTCTGCTCGCGTGGTTTGTTGAAATGCCGTTATGGTTATCGATTGTTTTAACTGTTTTATGCAGTATAAGAGCAATAGTGATACTGATAGTAGGTATTCGCGGTATTATAGAAGATGGTGAACTTAATTTATTTAATTTTTAATTGAGGAGTAAAATATTATGAAATTTGAAGATTTGAAAAAGGGTATGAAAGTTAAAGCAACGTGCAGTGAATGTGTTTATGGTGTAACTAATAAAGAAAACAACTGGATAGGCACTGTAATGCAAATATATGGTGATGGAACTTTTTCCGCAAAAACTATCAGTTGTACGCATAGATGCACTGCCAGAAAAGTTTTTGTAGATTTGAACCCTGGGTTTTTTGAACCTGTTGAAGAAGAACCGACTACGGCTAAGCAACAAGAAAAAGAACTTCTTCGAGTAACTACATGTAATAAAGAAATCAAGATTTATTATAAAGATAAATTTATCGCCAAAGCAAAGTGCTCAAAAGAAGATAATTACGATGAAGAGTTTGGACTTAACCTTGCTCTCCGCAGATTTTGTAAAACACTTAAAGATAGCCACGAAGTAGTTATCACCAAAACTGAAAGAATAGATGACTATCTGTAATATGCTTGACAATAGCACAGAAATGTGTTATAATATATATGGTGCGGTAATGCTTACCCTTTGAGATACCCTGCCTTAATGGGCGTTGAAAGTAAAGGGACATCACCTCCTGAACGCTCGCGTAAAACAATGCGCGAGCGAATTTTTATATACAAAAATCTTATCGCGGAAGCCCGGGACCCGTCCAAAGTAAATTTAACCCGCTCCCGCGCATATTTTTTTAAGTTTTTGGGCAAAAATGCTTGACAAATTTTTTATTTTATGTTATAATATATTTGTAAATGAAAGTAAGAAAGGTATTAAAAATGAAAAGAAATTTTTGGGAGTTAATATTCCCCAACCGCATTGTATATTATTTCGGCACAAAAGAAGAAGTGCTTGCGAAAACCTTATCTCAAAAACCTATATCACTACACACTATATCACAAAAAAGTCTTATCGCTATGGTAAAAACTGATGGAGTACAAAAAATATGAAAAAACTAATTTTAATGTGTGGTATTCCCGCAAGTGGCAAATCTACTACTGCTACAATACTATCCGCCTGCCTAGATAACGCGCCTATTGTATCTATGGACGATATCCGCGAAAGATTATTCGGCACTCGCAAATGCCAAAAGCAAGGTGACCTTGTATATAACCTCGCAGTCAACAGAGTTATTCGCCTATTCAGAGATAGCGATATTGTTATTTTTGACGCGACTAACCGTTCCGCAAAAGCAAGAAAACAAGTTATTCAAGATATACAAACCTATGCTGATTTTGATATCTATTGTATATTTATGAACACACCACTCGATATTGCGCTTAACAGAAATTCAAACCGCGATGAAAGTATACAAGTCCCGCCCGCAGTCATTCACCGTATGTATAACACCTTACAACCCCCTACCAACGAAGAATATACTTACAAAGAAATATTTGAAATTACCCCTGAAACGCTTGACATATACAAAGATTTAGTGTATAATATAGTTACAAAGTAAAAGGAGATATAATTATGAAAGCATTTGACACCTTGACCGCACAAAAGTTCGAAGACCCCGTTCAACTCTTAAATTATTTCAAAAACAACAAAATCACTTGTAAAGTAGACCCTGACACCAAAGACCGCATTTACGCGCTTAACCCCGATAGCAATAGAAGTTATACTTTCCTTGTGAAAGAAACCGCGGATAAGAAATACTTATATCTTACAAAAATTTAGCGGCAGCCGGTCTAAAAATCGGATGGACCGGAACACCCGGGCGCTTGAACGGGACCGCCGCATACAAAAATTGAATATTATTTTTATCAAAAAACGCTTGACATCTTGCCTTGTTTATGGTATAATATACTTGTAAAAAAGAAATGAGGTATTTATTCTATGAGAAATTATGATGAGTTTAATCTTAATCACGAACGCAATGTCCACAATACTCCTATCTATGAGTACAACTGTATGGGATATGCGCTTGATACCTATTCATGGTTAATTGCCTACCTTGAAGATGAAGAAACAGATGCTTTTGACTATGGTGTAGACAAAGAAGAACAGGAAGAAGTCTTGATGTCTTGTGCGAAATACTTACTTAATAACTTTTCTCTTGTCCCTATTACTCGTGAACAAGCCTATAATATTCACGGTAAAAACCAAATAATTGCTTTCCGTATAGCGAAATATGACTTTCATTTTATGGTTCGTCGTAAAAATGGCAGTTGGTATCACAAAATGGGCAGTTTAGATATACACCGTATAAATAAAGAAGAAGTTTTTGCTAATGTGTGGAGTAATAATAGCGGAGATGTTTATGATAGTGAAATTTTATTTTTTGAAAAAGTTGCTTAAATAATATATTATATTATATATATAAGAACAAAAAAAGGTCAACGCTATGGGACGTTTGCGCAGTGGCGCGCGCACGTTCCTTGCGCGCCGCTTTTTCACACAAATTTCACATTGTGAAAAAATTTTCACAAAAAACTAGTTTCAAAACACTTGACAATATATCCCGAAAGTAGTATAATATAGGTACAAAGAAACAAAGAGAGGTATTAAAAAATGAACACGTTCCCGAACGAAGAAAACTATAACGAAACTCCTATCACTCGTAGAAGTGAGTTTTTCAACGAAACCCTGAGAGGCAACTACTCAGATTTTAATGATGATACTGTCGAACTAATATATGATGCCTATTGTATAGGTATGTCTGAAACCTGGGTCACTCGTCACATTGATGACGGCGATATTATGGGTGTATACAAAAAAATTATCTCATTTGCTCGTTGTGAAATAATATCTGCCTGCGAACGATATGATAAAGCCTGGGAAGAACAAGCAACTAATATACTACATTCTTATCAAAGGGCACTGCTTACCTTACTGACCGCCAACATCCGCACTTATTGTATGGATATCTAAAAAATTTTTCAAAAATCACTTCAAAACGCTTGACAACTACCCACAAATGTGGTATAATATGTATGTAAATAAACAAGAGAGGTAATTAACAATGTTTGAAAACTTAACTTTTACGCAATTTTTGCTTTTGTATCTCGCACTTCAAATCGTGTATGTCATACTCAACACCGTGACGAACATAGCAAAAATCAAATGCTCAAAACTTATCGCAAGCCTTACTTCGGCGGTTTGCTACGGTTTCTATGTTATCGTGGTAGTAGCAACCGCAAGTAATCAGTCGATATGGGTTAAAATGCTATTGACCGCAGTTACTAATGTAGTTGGCGTTTATATCGGTATGTGGGTTATGGAAAAACTCCGCAAAGATAAGTTGTGGAAGATAGAGGTCACTATTACTGATAAAGTTGAAAGTTATAACTTTGAAAGTAAATTAAAAAATTATAATATATCTTATAATACTGTTGAGTGCGAAAATGGCGATATAATATTTAATGTATATTCTAAAAACCAAAAGGAAAGTGCTATTATAAAAGAAGCCCTTATAAAAGAAGCACCTAACACGGCGAAATATATTATACACCAAAGCGACCTCCGCATTTAATGCGGAAGTCCGCTCCCTTAGGCGGAACAAAGTTTCGCCTAATTTTCACATACCTAACACAAAGAGCGGCTGCCCGGGCGCCGATAAAGAAATCTTATCAGCTCCCTCCGCAATCAAAAAACAAAAAAAATTTTTGAAAATACCCCAAAAACACTTGACAACCGTCCGCAAATGTGGTATAATATAGGTGTCAGTTGAGGGGAACAACAAGCGACCACAACAAAGAAGAAAAAAAAGAAAAAAAATTAAAAAAACTTCTTCAAAACGCTTGACAAATTCTTCTCAATGTGATATAATATAGATGTCAAAAGGAAAGAGCAACTGCTCAAATCGCGATGAAAAAAAATTTTTTGAAAAGTTGCTCAAACCGCTTGACAAATCAAATTAAATATGGTATAATATAAGTACCAAAAACAAAAGGAGTAAAAAATTATGGAAAAGAAAATCACTAAAAAAGAAATGTTCACTAACCTGTACAATGTTGTTGATGCCTCCAAAGCAGAAAACAAACTTGACCTGTTGAACTTCATCGACCACGAAATCGAGTTGCTTGAAAAGAAATCGTCCAAAGTAACTATGACCGCTACGCAGAAAGAAAATATCGGCGTTATGGAAACCATCAAAGAAGTCCTCGCCGAAAAGCCTCACTCTACCGTTTCTGAACTCATTAAGGATGAAAGACTTCCTTATACTAATCAGAAAGTTTCGGCACTGTTGAAAAAACTGTGTGATGCCAACGAAGTTATAAAGACTACCGATAAAAAGGTTTCTCGTTTCTCGCTCAAAGAAGAGTAAGCGGAAACGACTTAAATAGCGGAAATGGGGGCGGATATCAGCCCCCACTAACCGCACCTTATGACCAAAGGTAATGTCATTAAACTAACACCTACCTGACTTCGTAGTAAAGGTGAACGAGTTGACTGTTTTGGGAGCAGGGTACTTTTAGAAAGGATAAAAAGCCAGCATCTGTGGGGGGTCGGCAAGTCGACACCAATGACCTGTCCGTGGATGGGTTTGGCAAGCCCGCTGTTACAAGCGAATAAAGTTGCCACCACTTAATTGTTTAATGTTATACCTCCAACCATTTAGCAGGGCAAATACCCTGCTTTTTGGCGGAGATAAATGTGATAACTGTGTGAAAAATTTTTCACAAAACGAACACAAAAAATCGCCCGGGCGCCGCCGCCGATAAGATTTTCGTATATATAAATATATATGACAAACTATATATATACTCTCTCCGCGCCTTATTTTTCAAAAAAATTTTTTCAAAAGTGTGTAAAAACGCTTGACATTTCCGCCCCGATATGGTATAATATAAAGGTAATCAAGGTTGAGCGATAATTAGACAGGTTACAAAAAATTGAAAACTATCGCAAGGAGATTAAATTGAATATTGTTGTATTTGACACTGAAACCACTAACCTCGAAAAGCCGTTCTGCTATAATATTGGATATGCGATTTATAACACCGAAACGCAAGAGTGTTTGCTCGCAAAAGATTTTATCGTTGAACAGATATGGCATAATAAACCTTTATTTGAAAGTGCTTATTATGCGGAAAAACGTCCGATATATGTAAACCGTATGAAAGCACGCAAGGTAGTTATGGATAAGTTTGGATATATCACGCAAGAGATGATAAGAGATTTTAATGCGCTTGATGTTCAGCAGGCTTATGCTTATAACTCGCCATTCGATGATAAAGTTTTTCAGTGGAACTGCGATTGGTTTAAGTGTAATAACCCATTTGATAATATTCCGATATATGATATAAGAGGATATGTTCATAATAAGATTGCGTTTACCGACGATTATAAAAAGTTTGCCGAAGAAAACAACTTGTTTACGGAAAGTGGCAACTACTCAACTACCGCCGAGGCACTGTTCAAATATATCGATAAGAATATAAAGTTTGAAGAAGAACATACAGCACTCGCTGACAGTACAATAGAAGCAAAAATTTTGTTTGAGTGCGTGAGCCGTGGTTGTGAGTATGGAACGGAGTATAAAGTTTACAGAACTATCCCTCGTTCGGTTGAAAGAGTTTTGACTATTGAAACCCCTAATGAGATAGTAAAATTTCCTTATAGCAAGAGAACAAACAGAGATGGTGGTAATCGCATTATACTTAAATAAAAAATGCGGGGACGGCGGTTTACGCAACATTGAACGCCGTCCGCAAAAAAAAAAAAAAAAATTGTAAAAACACTTGACAAATAACTACAAATATGATATAATACTCATGTAAATAAACGAAAAGGAGATATAAAAATTATGGAAAAGAAACTTACTAAAAAAGAACAGTTTGCGAAACTCTACACTATCGTGGAAAACTCTACCGCAGAAAACAAACTTGACCTACTCGGTTTTATTGACCACGAGGTCGAACTGCTTGACAAAAAGTCGTCTAAAACTACAATGACCGCAACTCAAAAGGCAAATCTTGAAGTCCTTGACACTATCCGCGCCGTAATGACCGATACAAACAAGGCAATGACCATTTCCGAACTTATCAAGACCGAACCCCTGAGCGGATATACTAATCAAAAGATTTCCGCACTTATGAAAAAACTTGTTGACTGCGGTGAAGTAGAGAAAACCCAGGTTAAAAAGATTTCTTATTTTAACCTGAAAGGCTAACTCCCACAAGCGGAGCGGAGATAAGAAAAAATAATCAAAAATCTCCGCTCAAACGCTTGACAAAAAGTTATGCAAGTGGTATAATATGCTTGTAAATAACGAACGGAGGTTTGAGTATGGAGTACAAAACTAAAAAAGGAAAAAAAGTCAATATCCCCGATGACGAGATAGATACGCTTGTAGACAAACTTGACTTGTCTATTGCCGAAGCGTGTGAACTGTGGCTTGAAGATAATGCTTTGCAAGTCAATGAAGAACAAGAGGAACTTGATAAAAAAGCAAAAGCAAGTCGCATAACCGCAACGATACACGAGGCAAAAGCAACAAAAGAAAGAAAAGAGCGGAAAGTCGTACGGAAAGAGGATACGACAAAAGAAAACATTATCAAGGCACTTGCGGAACGGCTTGAAGAACTTGCAACCGAAGTTAAAATTGAAAAAGTCGGAAAACTTATCACTTTCAAACTTGGCGAAGATAGTTTCAAACTTGACTTGATAAGACAGCGGAAACCAAAGGCGAAAGGGTAATACCCTATCGCCTACCGCAAAAATTTAATCAAAAAATAACAAATTCTTATTAAGAATTTGTTATTTTTGCTTATTTATAAGAAAATCTTATCGCGGCCCGGGCTAAAACTACAAAAAACGCGGCCCGGGCGCATATTTTTTCAAAAAAATCAAGTAAAAACACACAAAAATTAATAAAAATTTAATGAAAATTATGTAAAATAATTAAAAATTGAGTGAAATCTGCGTGAAAACGTTGCTTATGAGTGGCGCTTAAACAAGAGTGAAAATGTGTCATAAGACTCAGTATATGAAACTTTTGAAAGGTGCGGACGGCGCGAAGTTGAACGAAGCAAGCCGATTTTCCGCCCGTAACCCCAGTTCTAAAATAATAAGACCGAAATCTGTAATTGTTTGAAATTGCGCATAATCCCGAAATAAAAGCGTGGCAACCGCGTCCAAAGTAACTTTATTCTAATCTTAATATAACCCGGGCGCATCTATCCGACCGGATGAACGGGACCACCGCCTATAAGAGCTAAAATTGAGATTGTTTAACTTTTGATTTTGAGCTAAGATTTTTTTATGTATTTATTTAAAAATGAAGAAATACTCACAATAATAGCAAATCAACACGAAAAGTATAAAAAAATATACCGTAGCTCTATTAAAAAAGCTACGGAGAAAACTTAAGATTTTTCAATAGTAAAGATAGAATGCGGAGGTCTCGTCTAAAGCTACTTTAATTTAGATTCAAACGTAAAGTTCCCGTCTAAAGAAACATTAAACGCCATCGCCGCTCCTATGGATAGAAAATTTTTAACAAATATTTAAATCTATAGAAATTTTTTAACATATATAGAAATTTTTTAACGCATTTTTTTAACACATTAAAAAAAGACTTAGTATTTAAACTAAGTCCTTAAATTGATTGTAAATATTTTCACCATATTTTTCTATAAACCATTGTTTTATTTCTTCTGGTTTTTCTTTCTCACAGTTTATTAAGAATGTTTGAATGATATTAAGATAATCAGGATCTATTCCCGTAAGACGCGGGCCCGCCCTATAAACAAATGGAGTAGTCTTTCCTTCTGAATTAAACGCTGGCTGATAAGCTTTAATTAATAACTGCTCAGTATATTGGATCATTTCTGCGCTAACTTTTGTTACTTTTATAGGAAGCATATTATTAATATCCTCATCGGAATAAATTAGCTCAAAACTCAATTGCTCATAATCTTCTATTGCGGTATACATTTCATTGAGCGGGCTCCGCTCCAAAAAACATTTGACGTGTTCTTTCCAGCGTTCAATTACATTTGTGCTAGATGAGCCTATATAAATAATATTTTCATTTCTTTTAATCGCATATATCCCGCGCACAGTATTTTGAGCAGAATTATTTTTAAAATAATCTTCAGGTTTTGGAAATGTATAATTAACTCCATTTATCCATAGATAATTAGTTGTAATACCAGTATGTTTAATAAATTCTTTTCCATAGAGATGTCTTTTATAAATGTCCCAATATAGTGGGATAGGAAGCATTATTAAATGAGACTCAGGAATTAAGGTATACTGATCTTTTATAAGCTCCCATATTTTAGAAAATACTTGACTATACTCTTGTTTTTTAGGCGAACAAAAATCTGCTTTTATTTCGTCTCCTTTGCAGGTAATATAAGTATTACATAGATATCCTTTATTATTAAGAATACAAGTATATTTTGGATCTTGAAGAATTATTTTTTGTGGTTTATCTATCAAATCATTAAAATTATATTTCATATATTAATATTTTCCTTTATTATCTATATATATTATAACATAAAATTTTTAAAATGTCAAATATTTTTTATTTATTTTTGGAAGACGGTCGTTTTTATCTAGGGTGTAGTAATTTGAGATGGGTCTCGAGGCAACGTCACACTCTCTATTTTATATTACACATCCATTATTATATATAATACATCTACTATTTTATATAATATCCTTCATTTTATACTATATAGTCTACATTTTTTAAATTTTTAAACATCACGCACTTTATTTTATACCAATATATACATACTCCCCTTCTCACCCTTGCCCTCTTTCCACAATAACCTATCACTCTCATTCTTCGCCATACCAAAAAATTTCCGCTATAAAAGATTTACCTTGATTCCCCCATGATTTACCCTGATTATTATTTAATAGTATACTAAATTTTTAACACCTCAATAGAAAATTTTTAACACCTGCTACAAGCAAGTATAGAAAATTTTTAACAGGTTCAATAGAAAATTTTTAACACCTTTTAATATAAACCATAGAAAATTTTTAACACTCTTTAATCATATTCCGCACTGACTTAATAGTAAAATAACTTTTACACTCTTCATCAAATACCTTACCATAATCAATTAGCCCAATTAATTTCAATACTTGGAATATATCAGTAACAATTTCATCATTTGAGCTAGTTGATGCGGCAATGCCTATAAATTCTTTTACTTGTTTTAAAGTAGCTACATATGGAACTTCCCCAGCCGCAATAAACCTATTTAATAAATAAACATAAGTGCTAATAGCATTATGACTTAAAGTATTATTTAATACCTTTAAGGTTTTAAACGGTATCAAAGAACCGCTTGTCTGATCTAGTTCTTTTAAAATATATCTCTTCCTTTCTATATCTTCTACTATCAATCCTAAACTTATCAAATTTTTAAACTTAGTAGACACAGTTTGTCTAGTTAGTCCTAATCTAATCCCAAGCTGACTATAAGAAATATCTTTTTCCATAACATATCTAACTTTTACACCGCACTCATCTGCTAGTTCAGACATCTCTTGTAATACTCCATACAATAAATCATTATATTTCTTACTGGCGGTATATGTCTTTACTTTTGGTATTTGGCGGGAATCCGCTTGTCTTTGTAACATATACAAATCCTCCTATATTTTAATCTTACATTTATATATAAAAAATATCTGTTAACGCTTAACAAATCTTGCCCTTGCGCGCCTATTTGACAAAAATAAAAAAATATGATATAATATTAATATAAAGAAATAATAAAGGAGATAATTATAATGGCAGATACTCTTAAAAATACAATATATACCCTTATGAAAGAAGGTTTATACACAGAAGAAGAAATACATTCCATGATAAATGATGCGGCGGCCGCGGTTAAAGAAGAAAATACCGCAATTAAAACAGCATTAACCGAAGCCCGCGCAGCTTATATCGAAGCAGCTTATAATTATTATAAAATTCTTGGTATTCCAGTTGAAAAAGAAGATCTTGAAGAAATTGTAGATCTTACTGAAGAGTTGGCTAAAATTAAAGATACACTTGTTGATATAATGAAACAAGAGCCAAAAGAAGAAACTAATAATGATTATAAAACCATTCTTAATTTCATCAAAAATCTGTAAAAGCGGAAGTCCCGTTCAAATCTTCTTTGAACGGGATATTTTTTGCTTTAAACGGCTCCTCCGCATTTTCGTATTTTTCGACTATCATTACAAAAAATCGAAACCTTAAAAATCGTTAAGATTTTTCTTAATTAAGAAAATTAATAACAATACTTCATACTAACGCTAATCAAATTGCCTTTTGCCCCATAGCAAAATACAACATACCCCATTTTTTCATAATAATCGGCATCTGCCGCCATATCAAAAACGCTATCATATTCGTTTAAATATAACTTTACTATATTATTTATAATATTGCTCATAATACCTCGTTCTATCTTGAAAATATGTTTTACCTGGCTGTTTTTTAAACGGTTCAAAATGAGCAAAAAACTGCGCTCCATTATAAAATAACCACATAGGAAATTTCTTCATTTTTGGCAATTTATATCCTGGTGTAACACCATCCCCACAACACACTCTATATGTTCCATTATTATATCTAATAACAATAATTTCATTTTTCTGCGGCACTGTCTCATTTTTCTTCCAATTTTCAAAAGTATCATTTTTAAATAATAGATCAAATCCCTGCATTTACTTTCTCCTTTTGCTTTAAATTAAATATATATAAAACGATTTTTCATCGTGTAATTTTTTATCTTTTACATATATATTATATCAAAAATTATTAAAAATATCAAGCGGCGGCCGCCTTGCCGTGTCATAATATCTCTATTGACTTTTTAAAAAAAATACAGTATAATATATATGTAAAAAAACAAAAGGAGTTATATATGAAAAGGTTTAATTATAATACAACTACTGCTTTCTTAACTAAAACGAGATCTAAAAAACAATTTAATAATATGTTACGGGTTTTATATGGAAAAAAGAAAGATCGCGGCAACATCAAGAAAACGTTTTTCAAACTTCTGAAACAAGAGAAAGAAATGTATAATATAATGCGGCGTGCTGCGGCAGAACAATATCCGCAACTCAGTTCTATGATGGATTTTATAGGAGGTTATTTCTATTAATATGAACATATTTTTACCATATGAAAACAGTCCAACTTATTCTGCTATGGTGCTTGATGATAAGAGACTTTTGAAACAAATACTTGAAACGCGGCAAATACTTCAAGTCGCGGAAGGTGAGTCGGAAGGCTTTAAAAACCATCCTATAACTAAACATTATATTCAGTATAAAGCATTTCTTGCTTATTACGGCTGTTGCTGTTGTCTTGAATACGCATATCGTTTTAATAAAAAACATAAATATTGTGACTATTTTGAAAAAAAGAATAATGAATATAGAGATTGGGCGAACTATGTCCCGTATTATGCGGCGGGAGTTAAAAATTCGCCAAACTGCGTCCGCACAACTGAAAATGTAAGTGAACTATATCAAAATAAGCTGTGCGAAAAATGGGACGAAGATACCGCAAAAGGACAGCCACCTAAGTGGACTAGACACACTACACCTGAATTTTATTATAAAAGAATAAGCAAAAAGGAAAAATAAAAAATGGAAGAAAAGAAAGGAATGACAGTAGAAGAATTTATTAAGTTTATGTGGGGACCGCCATTAAAACAAGAACCGGCAGAGCCAGAGATAGCAGATGATATTACTGTTACTTGCTGTAGAAAGTGTCCTTTTCAAGAAGATATACAGAATAGTTGGACACATAGTTGTCGACTTATTAGCTATAGTACCATACTTAATAATTCAGAAATATTGCCAAATTGTCCCTTACGACTTAAAAGTATAAATGTAAGTATAGATTGGAGTGAAATAAATGGAAAATAAAGAAACTATTATAATGCGCGGCAGCCCTGTCGCAGAACATATGCTGAGTAATTTAACTTGGGATCCGTCTACTATTTTATATATCTTGTCTAATCAAGACGATCCAGCTTCCGCAGTTTATGTTCGCAATAAAAAGAAAAAGTGTGAAGAAGTAGGAATAAAATGTAAAGTATATGATATATCTAAATCAAGTAAAGAAGAATTTTTAGAAATACTTGAAGCAATATTAAACCCACAATATACTCAAAAAAGATATATCATAATACAAAAGCCGCTACCTAAACAGTTTAAACCTTATGAAGCTCAAATAGACGGTCTACTTAAAGAAACCGAATTTGATATAGACGCATTTGGCGGCGACCTATCAACCGAATTCCGCACGCCCGCCACGCCGCTTGGTATTATTAAAATGCTTGATTATTATGTTGGGCTTGACAAATTAGATGGACTTAACGCGGTAGTAATTGGACGATCTGAAATTGTGGGTAAACCTATGGCTGACTTACTTTTGAAATATAATTGTACTGTTACTATATGCCATTCACATACTAAAAATCTCAAAGAACACACGCGGGCGGCTGACCTTATAGTATCAGCAGTCGGGAAGCCTAAATTTTTAACCGCGGATTATATTGACCCAGCCCGCCGCCCTATTGTTGTAGACGTGGGTATTAACCGCGATGAAAATAATAAACTTTGCGGCGATGTAGACTTTGAGCAAGTGTCGCCGTTTTGTAGCTATATTAGCCCTGTTCCTGGCGGAGTTGGTGTGCTTACTGTTGCTTCACTTGTTTATAAAATGGGAGAAAAGAAAAATGACTAAATGTGATTTTTGTGTAAATTCAGAATGTAGAAATGGGAAAATAGTTTGTGGAGGAATGTCTCATGCCGCCTGCGCAGACGCCATCCGCGTTTTTGTTGAAGTGCTGAAAGAACAAGCCCGCACTACTAATACTAAAAATATAAATAAAAGTTATAAACATGATAAATAATTGTAAATATTATAAAGATAAAGAATGTAATCTATACATTTATCCTACCTCTTGTATTAAAGATATGGGTTTTGAATGTAGGCATTTTGAGCCCCCTATTGCGGCGACCGCCTGTGAGCATAAAATAGGTAGTGTTTGTTTCTATTGTAGAGTAAAATGTCCTTATAATAATGATACTGAACAGACTTGTATATCTTATAAGCGCGGATAATAATCTGCGCTTTATTTTTTTCAAAAATTATATTATAATATTTATAGAAAATGAAAGAAAGAAAAGGTGAAAAAAAATGATTGATAGAGATGAACAAACTTATAAAAATATAATTTCTAATTTAATAGATGGTATGGCTTGTAACGATTGCCCTTATAAAGATGATTGCGTGTCTTTAAAGATGAGCGAATGGGAAGCAATAGACTACCCTTGCTCCAAACTTATGTTTATGACAGAGAGGAAGAGAGAAACAAATGGCAAAAACTAAAAAAGATATAATTTTAGAGTTAAAAAAGAAAAATCCTAACCTTACTCCTGAAGAGGCGGCGGACGCAGTTCCTTGCACTTTGTCCTACGCTAAAAGAATTTTGGACGCGGAGGCCGCGCTTGATAATAATGAAATAATTCAAATAGGACGAGAAATAGGGATAGGAGAAGACTACCTTAAAGAGTGGCACGACTGGATTATATACAGTATGAAAGGCAAAAACGCAAAAAATATATTTAGAGATTATTTGGAGTATAAAAGACATATAATAATGAAGTGAGGTAATAATTATGGACTACTATACCGCAGATTATTTTAAAAACGCAGAGAGACTTGGCGCACCGTATCAGGTAAAAGGAAAATTATATACAAGAGTAAAGTGCCAGTGCGGAAGATGTGGCGGTACTGGTATATATAAAAATTTTGGCACTTGCTATGAGTGTAAAGGTTCTGGCTATGTGATCAAAGAAACTCGCTTATTTACAAAAGAAGAAAAAGACGCATATCAAAAAACAAAGGCGGCAGAAGATGAAAATTTTGAGCGCGAACAGTTAACTCGTGAACAAGAGGCAAAGCGTAATTGGCTTGAATATAATAATTTTGATAAAGATGGTAATACATTTATTGTATTGGGTGATTCTTATAGCATTAAAGATAAATTAAAATCACTTGGTTTTAAATATAATGATTATATTAAGTGGCACTGTGCCATTCCTAATGAAGATTGGGACTTTATGATAAAACAAGTTAATGTTGAAGATTTTTATCACTGGGTGCCTGGTGTAAAAGCCTATCTAATATCTGAAGAGGGAAAAGATAAACTTAAAAGAATATATGCGGAGGCTCCGTCTGAAGGAGAATGGGTCGGAGGTGTTGGAGAAAAAATCTCAGTTGAAGTATTTTTTATCGGCCGCCGCGCATTTGACAGTAATTGGGGTACCGCCTCATATTTTATGTTTGAGACAAAAGAACATCAACGCATTATTTGGAAGACTACAACTTGTCCTATTGTTCCTAACGCTGATACATTTATGCTTACCGCAACAGTAAAAAAGATTGGTTTTGACTCAACTGGGCGTAAAGTAACATATATAACAAGAGCAAAAATGGAGGAACCTAATGAAATATAATGTAGCAGCCTATCTTTTAGGTTTTATAGGAGAAATAGAGGCAGCAAGTGAAGAAGAAGTAGAACAAAAAATAAAACAAGCGTGTCAGTATCCGCCATCCGCACCTATTATAATACAATATATAGAAGAGGGTGCGGTTGCCGCAGATATAAAAACTGAACCGCAAGCTGAGAATACCTTTTGATTTTTAGAAAAATTTATAGTATAATATATATAGAAAATCAAAGGAAAGGTGAAAAAAAATGGTAAAAACTCCTGAAGATGTGTTTGAAATCATAAAAAAAGAATGTGCCTTCGATGGCGTATTTTCGCAAGATAATAAATATGACGTAATTGACCCGCTTCAGGATTGCGCAGATTTGGCTGATACGGATTGGACTTGGGATGATGGCGCAACTAAATTAGTTCTTATATTCAAAAATCTTAATTTTGTAATTAAAATTCCATTTACTGGCTCTATTGATCCCAGCGGCGACTGCTACGATCATTGCGAAGACTGCGAAGAAAAAAGCACTTCTCATTGTAATTGTTGTCCTTATCATTATAATTGTTATGGCGATGCTGATAATGAGTATTATGATTTTGAGGGTGCGTGCTGGGGCGGAAAACAGCTCGCGCGTAACTGGGACTATTGTGAAGCAGAAGCATATTTATATGAAATGGCAAAAGAAGAAGGTGTAGATGTATGTTTTGCAGGAACTAAATTGCTTGGTTTTATAGATGGACATCCTATCTACTGGCAAGCAAAAGCACAGATTTATAATGACTATTATACTTCTACTAATAAAGATCATACAAGAGAAGAAAAAATCTCAACTGAAGAAGCATGCCGCCGCATTAATGGTTGGTGTTTTAATGTAGACTGGCTCTGTGACTTTTTGGCAGCATATGGTGATGATATGTTTCAGAAGTTTATGGCGTTTATTAAAAAATACGAAATCAGAGATCTTCATGCAGGAAATGTAGGTTACATTGATGGTGTGCCTGTGCTTGTAGATTATTCGGGATACAATTCTTAATAAACTAGGCGGCCGCCCGCAAGTTGATTTTAAGCAAAATTTTTGATATAATATAGTTGTAAAAAAGATAAGAAAATAATTTTGATATAAAAAATTTTTTAGCACGCGACCGAAAGGAAGTAACTTGAAAAACTGAAAAATTTTTGATATAATAAATATACAAATAAATTTAAAAGGAGAAAACTAAAATGGCAGACACTAAAATGACTAAAGTAGAAATCCTTGGTATGATCAAGGAAGCATGTGAAGACAACGAAGTTATCGTTGAATTCTGTGACAAGGAAATTGCGGCTCTCGGCGCAAAGGCTGAAAAGGCAAAGGCAAGAGCGGCAGCTAAAAAGGCGGAAGGCGATGAGCTTCGTGCTATCGTTGCTTCGGTTCTGACTACTGAGCCTATGATTGCGGAAGATGTTCTCGCAGCTATTACTGGCGTTGAAGATCTTACTAAGGCAAAGGTTATTGCTCGCTTGACCCAACTGTGTAAGGCAGGGGACGCAGTAAAAACCGAAGTTACCGTTGACGGCAAGAAGAGAATGGCTTATTCTCTCGCAGAGTAATTAAAAATTAAATGGGAAGGCGGCGGCAGATATTGTCGCCCCTTTTTATTATAAGGAGGCATAATGAAGTATAGTTTACCTTTTTATGTGGGAAATAAATATCTTGATATGGCAGACGAAATAATGATTAAGTATGATGCTGATAGCGAATCATCACTTATGAGCTTTTTGGACGAGCATCCTAATCAAAGAGTAGTATTGCGTATCGCAAAGAAAAATAAAATGACTGACAGTAATTATCAGTTTCTTCAGGCAATAGCAAAACAATACGCGGAAGGGACGGTTGTAATCCGCTTCGAGGAGCTGGTAGATAGCGGAATTAAGTTCGCATTGCCGCATTTCTTCTTATACTATTGTAATGATATAGAGCAAGCATTGACGCTTCAAAGTATGGGTATAACTGATATTTATGTTACTGGCAACTTATGTTATCAGTTAAGAAATCTGAAAGATAGAATTAAATGTAATATCAGAGTTTATCCTAATTGGGCACAGAGTTCTATTGAACAAAGTAACCCATATACTAAATTTTTTATACGCCCCGAAGATGTTAAAATGTTTGAACCCTATATAGATTATCTTGAATTTTATACTGATGATGTGCGCGCGGCGGCAGACCTATATAAAATATACTGCGTCAAAGGACGCTTTGAAGGCGACCTTAGTAAGATTATAACGGGATTCCCGCCTTTTAAAATACATAATGAATGTATTGATCCGCTCCTTGCCGCAGAAAGACTTAAGTGTAATAAGACTTGTATCTATTGGGGTAGTAGTTGTAAGATTTGTGAGAAATGGTTTCATTTAGCTCAAACTCTATATAATAAAAAATATACTATTAAATTAACTAAAAGTGGCGAGTAAATCTCGCCACTTTATTTTTTTTAAAATTTATATTATAATATATATGTAAAATGAAAAAGGAGGTAAAAACTTCTAATGAGATATTGTGGTTATATTACTCGTGAAGGACGTTTTATCAATCTTGATAAAGAATATCCTAATTTTGAAGGAATATCAAAGCATACTCAATATGAGTGCGATCATAATTTAGATGAAACTATGCTTCTTGAATTTTTAGGCTGGGTTAAATTAACTACGGTTTGTGACGAATATATTTATATGAAAATTGAACCGCTTAGTCCTGCACAGGTTGAAAAGCTTAAAGCACTTGAATATGAAATTCAAGAGGAGGATATAGAATGAAACAGTATATAATATCAGAAGATAACCTTAAAAGACTTTTAAAAAAATCAGCAATATTTAATATTATTAAAGCAAATAATATTATTTATAATGATATTTTAAAAGAGGCTTTAGATAAGTTTGGTTATAATACAATAGAAGATTTTGTAGATAAAGTACTTTTATCACAATATAAGGAGATTTAATATGGATAGATATGAAATATATGATAGAGTTGATATTGATATGGATAAATTGAACTTTGATCGTCCTCATCAAGCATTTGTTAAATTTGAAGATGAATATGGAGATAAATCTTGTATTGATGGCGGTATCGTATATAAAGATGAGTTTATATGCGGTTGTTGCGGGGAAGTATTTCCACTTAGCTCTAGGTGTATAAAAGAATTCTATGTTTTTAATGATTGGTATGATGTTAGTGATAAGATAGCAGGAGAAGATCCTGAAGGTTTTAAAATAGAAATAGAATAATTGATTTTTTTAAAAATTTATTATATAATTATAATATAAAAAACAAAGGAGACAATATATGATAGACGCATTTACCGCCCACAAATATATGACTTCACAACGTGAATCTGATTTAAGTGAAGTGGCTCACATTCTTAGAACTGGACAGACAAATAGTTTAGTTGTGGCTTGCGATATGGTAGGACTTGACGCAAGTGAATTAACTAAGAATGAGATAGATATTATTAAGAAACTAGTTAATAAGTGATATATTTGATTTTTAAAAAAATTTTTGTTATAATATATATACAAAGATAAAGAAATAAAAAAATAAATTGGTTTGTAAACCGCGGCGCCCGTCAGAGAACAGCGTGCGAAGAAAGCTTCAGCAGGTACTCGTCCCCGCAAAAAGTAAGAGAACGATTTTTGTATTGTTTCTTAGATAGCAAACAACCAGTAATAGCTCCACTGAGACAAAGAGACTACGGGTAGGCACTCCGTGACAGTGCGAGTTTCGTTGGCTTTGTGGAAATAGCCATCCTGTAGCTAACAGTATTAGTTGGTAATCACGCCAAAATGTGATTGGTTATGTTTATCGGTAAGCCTGCTCCAAAAAAATGTGAACCATCGAGTATCAAATGTTGAAGAAGCGATATCCACCTTACTCAAGTGAGACATACCCAGGCCAGGGTTAAAGAGTCAAGTTAGAGTGATATTCTAATAAACACTTTCATTTTTTTATTGTTTTAAAAATTAAAAAGATCCTTCAATAGTGGGATGGTTAAGGTCACTATCCGAGTCTAAAATGAGATAAGCATAGTTCCGCCCTTACAAACGGACAAGAAGAGTAAGCGAGTTGACAACAAATGATTAGAAGTAGTTGTCCGTTACCCATTGGCGAATAAATGGGGTAGTTGAAGTTTTGAATCTGAATAAAACTTGCGTTAATAAGCGGGAGCTATGGCGCTTATACGAGTTCTAATGTATGTATGAACCGAGTGGCCTAACAGCTCGTGAAAATGCGGCGCGGTAAGGTAGCGTATGACCTGAAGATACCAATAAATAAAAATCTTCCGTAAGTAATATTCTAACGATATAAGAGTATTCGTGGTAACGTTCTCGCCACGTAAAATAATTTTTTATATATATAGAAAGTCCTACTCGAAAGGGTGGGACTATTTTTTATTTGTTGATTTTTTAAAAATTTTATGGTATAATATATGTATAAAATAAGTAAAGGAGTAAATAAAAATGAAAGGTTATTTTGTTGTGGTAAAAGCAAAAGTATGGGACGATTATAAAGGTGATTATTATAACGATACCAAATTGCTTAAAATCGCAAACTTGTCTGAACTTGGCGAACAGCTTGAAGGTGAATATGGTGATGATCTTGGAGATTTTTCTGTCACTTGGGTTGGCGGAGAAAATATCGGATTGTCGATTAATGAAAATATGATTAAAGAACTGGAGGATTTGAATTAATGGCACTTAAAGGCGCAATAGCAAAACAAGAAGTAACTCAAAAGATACTTGATACATTTAAAGATAGTTTTGTATATGAAAAAGAAATTCGTATACCGTGGGTTGAAGAGGGGGTTCCGCTTCAGTTAAAGTTAACACTTACTGCGGCAAAAGTAATGGTTAATGCGGGCGGAGATGCGGTAGTGCCCGGAGGCGCAGTTGAAGAAGTTGCGGCGGCGCCGTCTCAAGAAACTTCAGTCGCATCTAAAGCAGCAGATACCGAGACCTCCGCAGAAGAAAAAGCAAATCTGTCCGCCCTACTTAGGAGTCTTGGATTGTGAAACACTTAAACACTAAAAAACTAAAATATTCTACCGCAGATAACTATCCCAAACATTTCGATATACCTATTGATTTTCTATGGGATGGAGACGCAACTATCAGTATCTTTATCTGCGATATGTTAAAAAAATTTCTTGAACAAAACATTAATGTTCCACAAGAATATATTGATTTAACTAACGGCAACGAAGAATTGGGCTTTTTATACTACAGGGAAGATATTGAAAAGCTTATAGCTGATTTTGATTTTATTGCTAATCATTGCCGCGATACTGATATAGATATAAAACCGCGTGTAAAAGAAGCGTTTGATAAGCTTGTTAAAATGTATCCTACTCTATGGATATAATTAAATATATATATTTAAAGGAGAAAAAAAATGAACAAAAAGACAAAATGGATTAGTCTATTTCTGACTCTTGTTATGGGCATTATGTTTATTTTTGCAGGAGCCGCTTGTGCGCCCGTTCAAACTGAACCCGACGAAGACCAGGGCCCGCTTATTACAAGAGATTGGTATCGTTCAATGAAAAATGTTAAACTTCTTAATGATGATGATTTCAATATGATGTTTAACCTGGTTTTTATTGGTGATACAAGAGAAGCTTATTATACCCTTACAGTCCAGCCGCTTTTCTTTGATATGAAGAATAATTATAGTTGGTACTACAGGGGTGAATATACCACTTTCTCTTATAGTGATGGTACTACTACTTATATAGATTCAGATGAATTAATTATGACTAATAATTATGTAGTTACTTATACCCCTAAGTCCACCGGTAGTATAGACAAATATATGATCTTCGGTATATTCCGTGGAAGCACTTATTTTCTATACACTTTCCGCGTAGACTGGGAAAATAGGGTTATTATACCTGATGGCGGCGCCACCTTTACCTATCCAGTATATTTTGAATACAGTCTATATTGGAAAGACTATTGTAGTGGTAGAACTAAAACTATTACTCAATGGCAAAAGGAAAAAGAACTTTAATATCCAGAGCTCGGTTACTTAAACCGAGCTTTTTTATTAGTTGAATTTTAGTAAATTTTTTGGTATAATATTATTATAAAAAAAAATAAAAGGTTGGTTAGTAAAATGAACTTAAAAGTATGTAACTGTTGCGGAAGAAATCTAACAAACGACTCTCATTATAATATGATTATCAATTTAGCAGACAAGAAAAAATATACATCAGAAGTAGAAAATATAGACTTATGTCCAGAGTGTTATGAAAAGCTTATTAAAGACACTAAGACATTTAAATATGGAGAAGATAAAATAGCGGAGGCCCCGTCTGAAGGAGTAATGACTCAGAACTTTATTTCTAGAGACGAATTCCTCGCCCTTCAGGCATTGTTTATTAAATACTCAAAAAACAAAAGAAAACTTGTTAAAATACTTGATTATTTTTTGTTTTTAATTGACTCCCGCATTAGTCATGAAGCAACAGAAGAAGATATGAATAATATTGTTACCCTTGCTACTAAATGGGAACAAGAAGCATTGTAATTTTAGGACAAAATTAATTAAATATTTAGTTTTATTTTTAATATAATATAAGTTATTTAGAAAGGAGGAAAATAATAATGATAGATTTAAAAAAATATCAAAAGCAACTTAAAAAGGAAGCCTTATTGAACTCCGCACTTATATCCTTACGTTGGACTGGTTTGACATTAATTATTTGTTCTATTGTATGGTGGTGTTTTGGGCTTGGGTTAATTTGGCTTATACCAATAATTGCGGCGGCTGGCTATATAGTAGTATTTAATTTAGATTATGTTCGCCGATCCCCCGCCTTAAAAGAAGTAGCTCGCAGGATAGATGAATTAGGACTAGAAGAAAGGGTTGCTACCGCGATAGAGTTAGAAGGAAATGATTCCTATATTGCTAAAAGACAAAGAGAAGATACTGAAAAAGCATTAAAAAAATTAAATAAGACCACATTAAAAATGCGTATATATATATCTACTATTATATTAACATTAGTTGCTATTATATGTGCGGGTGGGTCTACCGCAGTATCTGTTCTGGCTTATAAGGGCGCTATACCCACCTTGCCGCAAATAATTGGAGAAAAAGAGCCAACCGCAAAATATTATAAAGTAGAGTTTGCCGCAAACAAAGGTGGCTCAATTTGGGGTGAACGTAGTCAAATAGTATATGAAGGTGAAACTAGTCTTGCGGTTATGGCTGTTGCGGACACTAACTATTATTTTACCAGATGGTCTGATGGAAATACTAATCCTTTCCGTATAGTAGAGCCGCAATCTAATATAAAATTAATAGCCTATTTTGCCGAAGTTGATAATTATGACCCTGATAATGATAAGGACAACAATCCTTATCCTAATGACTTGCCGCTTCCTGGCGACAAAGAAAAAGACAATAATGGTACACCTAATCCTAACCCCAACCCTTCCACTGAAGGTAATGGTCGCTACAATGAGAATAATAAATATTTAGATGGCGAACATAATTATCAAGATGATTTAGATGACGCGATTGATAAAGCAAAAGACACAACTAATAATGATAAAAATTTAGATGGCGGCGACCGAGATATTATAGATAATTATTTTAATGGTATAAAAAATTAAAAAAAATAAGTAGCGGTTTATGATCGCTACTTTATTTTTTTCAAAAATTTTGCTATAATTATTATAGAAAAACAAAAGGAGTAAAATACTATGAAAGATAAAATTGCATTTTCTGAAGAAGAATATTGCCATGTGTCTACTGAATGTGAACGCTGTATTTATCAATCTTGTTGCAGTACACAGTGTGAAGAAAAATCTAAATATACTTATGATCCTGATTATTCTTATGATGATATTGAAGATGAAGAAGAATATGAACACGATTGTTGGTTAGAAGAAGAGGAAAATAAATAAATAAAAGGAGATAGTAATTATGAATAACAAACAGAGAGAAACCTTCAAAATGTTGTGTGATACTTTGCGTGAAGCAGTGCGGTATGATTTGGAAGATAATGGAGAAAATTATGTCATTGCCGATCAAGCGGTAAAAGATAACATTGAGCTTATTCGTATTATGTTACGTGATAGTGGCTTTATTATACCTGAAGATTTTAGTGTAGGAGATATGTGTAAAATGTTTAGATCTTGTCTGTTGTGTTGCGATCAATGTGAGAGCTGTGCTGAATGGGTAGAGGCTGAAGGACTAACAGGTTTTGCGGCATGCTGTTATGACAATGTTGTTGGATATGGTCTTGCGGTAAAACATGAAACTCCGAAAGAAGAAGAAAAAGAACCTCTTGAAACTGACAACACTATTGAACCAGATCCTTACAAAATAATAGAAAGTTATAAAAAAGTAATTAAAGATACTCTTGATGATTTATATGAGGAGTTAAATTATACTACTTACGCTAAACTGGCTGAAAGACTGAGAAAAAATGATTTATGGAAATAAAATGCCTTATAGGAGATTAAAAAATGAGTAATATAAGAAAAGCCCTAATTTGGGGCGTAAATGTATTTGTATTTACGATTGCTATAATGTTTTTGTTATGCGGAGTTAAGACCATTGGCGCGATCATTGCTTATGTATTGGTGGGAGGAATTGCGGGATTTAGTGTATTTGCTACAGTATGGCAAATGTTAGATACAGAAGAAGAAAATAACGATGAAGAAGATAATTAATTTTATATTAATAACCATTTCCGCCTTAATGCTTGTTCTTTCTTGCGAAGGCTGCGCCACTAAAAAAGGAGTAACTGAACCAGAAGATGAAAGATTAAAAGTGCGTGATTATTACAGTAAGATGACCAACGTTCAGCCATTAAATTGGTGTGATTTTGATGAAGTGTTTCTTTATTTAGAGAACGAACATCAGTGGGTTTTTAAAATACAACCCCGTTTTCCGGATCTTACTTCTAGCTATGAGTGGGAATATGATGGAGAAAAAACTACTTTTTCTCTTTATAATGGTTTTAATGATTATAAACGAGATAACAGAATTTTTACAAATAATAATTATGTTGTAACTTTTGTGCCTCAGGATAATTATAGCACTTATAAATATATGATCTATGGTAAATTTCGCGGCAGCACGCATTTCTTGTATACTTTTAGAATTGATTGGAACAAGAGAATAACTATACCTGATGGCGGCATTACCTTTACTTATCCTACTACTTTTGAGTCGGGTTGGTATTGGTTTGATTACACTGAAAATAGAATACCTACTATTTTGGAATGGAGAAATATAGTATGAGAAAATATTATGTTTTAACAGAAACAGAATTAAAAGAAATTTTATATAACGCTACTTTATACAAAGCTCTTGAGGCGGGCGGCGTCGATAATTGGGAGCATTTTGGGGGTTCAATTAAAGCAGTATTAGATGATGTCGGTTGCCAAGATGTAGAAGAAGCAGTTGAAAAAGAAATACTTCCAACTTATAAAAACAAATTGATTTTTTAAAAAATTTATTATATAATATATGTACAAAAAACAAAAGGAGAAAAAAATATGAGTAATATGTCATTTGGTATTGGCAATCTTGAAAAAGAAGATTTGAATGATGCTTCGAGAGTTATTCATTCAGATAAATTTGCGCAGTTTCTCATGAGTAATACTACTTCATTTATTGCGGCTGCCTGGATGCTTCAGACCTTGATGGATGCGGAAAAGAACGCGTCCGCCGCCCTAAACGAAGATTAAAAATCTCTATTGATTTTTAGAAAAAATTATGATATAATATTTATATAAAATGAAAGGAGAAAAATATGACAGTTCATTTTTTGTTTAGAAATCTTAATGAAGGCATTACCGCAGAAGAAGAATTTATTTTTGACGACTCGGAAGATGAAGAAGTAATTAAGACCCAGTGTGATCTTTGGGGCCGAGATATAATGTATGAGAATGAAATTTTTTCTCAGTATTGGAACAACCGCACAGATAGCTGGTCTAGTGAAAGCCGCGCTGATTTGTATTACGATAATTGCGAATGGATCTATTTGGGCGATATTGATTATGATATAGTAGGTGAAGATTGGCTTGATGGAGAAATTGATTAAAATTAAAACTTTTATTTGATTTTTTCAAAAAATTATATTATAATATATATGTAAAAAAGATAAGTATTTATCTTTTATATACACCGCTGAACATGGATTCAGTTACTCAACTACCACTTTTGAGATAATATGTGGCTTGTGGTTAATGCGGTATATAAGAAAAGCAAAGTAAGTAACTCGTCAAGTGGGATGAACAAATGTGCCAACGTGACGTTAAGAGCTAAGGATGTGTGGTTGGCTGACCTAAAAGCCATTTATGAGGGTATAGCTCAGTTGGAAGAGCAATTGACTTTTAATCAATAGGCCCTGGGTTCAAGTCCCAGTACCCTCACCAGTCAGGAACAATGTCCTAGGTTAAATTGTATAGGCCCGGAGTGGCTGAATAAGAGTTTCTTGAGCGTGGTTCGAAACGCGTTCATTTAAAATCTATCCTGTGCCAATAGTAGAGATTGGATAGCTCCCTTAGGAAGAGGCGGACGAACCATCCGCAACTCTTCTCTCTACTTTTATGCTCTTGTAGCTCAGTTGGATTAGAGCGCGAGTCTACGAAACTCGAGGTCCAAGGTTCAAGTCCTTGCGGGAGCACCATTAAAAAATATTTTGACAAATTAATTAAATTATATTATAATATTTTTATAATATAATTACTAAGCGGAGTTAGCCCAATTTGGCAGAGGCATATGCCTTAGAAGCATATTAGTCAGGGTTCAAGTCCCTGATTCCGCACCACGCCAGATATCGCATACGGCGCTCTTCTGATTGAGGATAAGGAAGTAAAAGAGGCCTCATAGGTAAAACGAGAGGATAACTAGTCGATAATAGGAAACCCCTTAACTCGTTATATATGCTAGCGTAATTCAGTGGTGAGAAGCTTAAGCTGATATCTTAAGAGTCGTTAGTTCGAATCTAACCGCTAGTACCATTTAAAAAATTTTTGGGTAAAGTTCATTATTTTGGTTCGAAATATTTTAATATATTATTGAACAAAAATTAAAAGGAGCTTTAACTTATGACAAATTATGAGTATGTAAAAAATTGTAGGCAAAGATTAAAAGAAAGATTAGTATATATTATGGGTGGAAAATGCTGTATATGTGGTTATAATAAATGTATAACCGCTTTAGAATTTCATCATATTAATCCAGAAGAAAAAGATTTTACTTTAGGTATAAATGCGAACATTGGAACAGAAAAAGCGATAAATGAAATTAAAAAATGCGTTTTAGTATGCTCAAATTGTCATCGAGAAATTCATGCAGATTTAATAAATATTACAAAACAAGATTCTACTTTTTCAACGGAAAAAGCAGAAGAAATTCTTAAGAAAATTGAGCAATTAAAAACTCATCAAATTTTATATTGTAAAAAATGTGGAGTTGAAATTACTAAAGATAGTAAAAGTGGATTATGTCCAAAATGTTCTTCTTTTGAACAAAGAAGAGTAGAAAGACCTACAAGAGATGAATTAAAAGATATGATTAAAGCCTTACCTTTTACTCAAATTGCTAAAATGTATGGTTTAACAGATAATAGTATTCGCAAATGGTGTATTTCTTATGGTCTACCTTCTCGTAAAGCAGATATTAGTAAAATATCTGATGATGAATGGGAGTTAATTTAATATATCGCGGGTATTTATGATCGCATTATAAATCGCATAAAGTGATTGTCAGTAAACATAATTGTCTAAAGCCCATATCGCGTACAAGGGTACAAAAAGGTGAGGTAGCTAGTCCTTTTATTTATGGAAGCGTGGCCGAGAGGTTGATGGCATCAGTCTTGAAAACTGGAAATCGCGATGAACGATTCGTGGGTTCGAACCCTACCGCTTCCGCCATATACGTCTGTGGTATAACGGTATTATCTTGGCCTCCAAAGCCATAGGATCTGAGTTCAAATCTTAGCGGACGTGCCAAAAAATCTTAATTGATTTTTTAAAAAATTTATTGTATAATATATATACAAAATAAATGAAAAATAAATAAATATTGGTGCTACGAAGCCTCATAAGGCATGTTTAGTCCGTTAGAGTGGAAACATACTTATAGGATACAGGAGCTGTAGTAAATGGAGTGCGATGAACAGCCAATATCATGTAGCAGATTAGAGAAATGGTATCTCGCTTGGCTCATAACCAAGAAATAGCGGCGTTCGATTCCCGCATCTGCCACCAATGGTATTAAAAAGTCCCACCTTACGGAACTTTGATGGCGATTGTAGATGCCTATAAAATCTACCGTGAGAACACAAACTGATTAGACTAAATCTTTGAGGGGCGGCGATGGTTCTCTACATGCGGATGTGGTGAAATTGGCAAACACACGGGACTTTTGAATATTTCAACAAGAGCCTTATAAGAGAAATCTTATAAGTGGAGATGGCTAATTCGGCGAAAATCTTTCATAGACAACGCCGAGCTAAGCTCTCTAAGGCTTTAAAAGCTCAAAAAGAGATAAATGTGTAGAGACTATATACCATCTACCTAAATCAGAAATGACACGGTAAAGACATAGTCCAGACTACAACACGTAAGTGGCTATAGCGATATAGAGTAGTAAGAAAATCCCGCGGACTGGTCCTTGTGGGTTCGAGTCCCACCATCCGCACCAATGGTATTTCAAGCATACCTGAAATGCTTCGCTAATGGTGCTAACAACGAAAGTACCCACCATGGAAAATTGGCTGAGAGGCTTAAAGCGGCTCCCTGCTAAGGAGTTATACCAGTTTATGGTATCAGTAGTTCGAATCTACTATTTTCCGCCAATGATAGCTACATATTCATAATATTACTCCTGTATCTTGATATTTCACATTTTCACAAGTATAAAAAGAAAATGTTAGGTTAAAAATAATTAATTGATTTTTTCAAAAAATTATATTATAATATATAAGAGGAAACAAAAATGAATAAAGAATTTAAAAGAAAACAACTTGAAGCAAGAATAAATCTGTTGAGTGCGCGCGGCCCGCATAATGCCGCAATAGTTGCGAAACTTAAAAGACAACTCCGCGCTCTTGATAAGTAAACAAACAAAATAAAGAGGCATGCAGCAATATTATTTTCTATTAAAATATTAGAAATAACGCCTCTTGAAATTTTATAGGGGAGTAGCCAAGCGGTAAGGCAACGGACTTTGACTTCGTCATTCGGGGGTCCGAATCCCTCCTCCCCTGCCAAATCTTTTTTATTTATGTTTATGAAATTTTGATAGTTCTTATTTATGCTGGCGTAGCTCCAGTGGTTGAAGAGTGAAAAGACCACAACTCTTCTGATGTTATTGGGCTAAAAGCCAATACGGTGAACGTTAGTTCTCGACTTGCTCCGTTAAGGCAGTATATGCTCTTATAGTTTCAATGGTAAAACAAGTGACTTGTAATCATTAGTTCTCTGTTCGAGTCAGAGTGGGAGCACCAAATATTTACTTATTTTTAATTTTTAAAAGAGGTATTATAAAATGGAGCTTACTTCAAAACAAAAAGGAAATTTAACTGAACTTCAATGTTTAACTGCTTTTTATCAACAAGGGTGTCATGTTAGTATTCCTTACGGAGAAAATTGTAGATATGATTTTATTCTTGATGTAGAAGGCAAATTATTAAGAATTCAAGTTAAAACCTCTAAAGCTATAAATGATGATTGTTTTTCGTTCGCAACTCGTTCAACACGAATAAATTCACAAGGTAATATAACTACTACCTATACTAAAAACGAGATTGATTACTTCGCAACTTTTTATAATGGAAAATGTTATTTAGTCCCTGTTGAAGAATGTGGAACAGAAAAAACATTAAGATATAATTATCCATCAAATGGACAGAAAAAAGGTATTTATCTTGCTCAAGATTATGAATTACAAAAAGTATTGGATAATTTAAATAATAAATGAGGATGTTGTGGGTTCGAGTCCTACTACCAGCACCAGCCGTTTTTTAGAACAAGTTTTCACGTGAGCAAGAACTGAGATGCGATTATTGGCGGTCGCTTAATAAAATACACCTTATTACTCGTAAAGGCGGTTACAGCAAAAAAAATATGACATATGTTTTGGGAATATATTAGTCTTACGTATCCGCCTTGTATTTGACTTTTTTAAATTTTTATAATATAATATATATAGAAAAGCGGTTTTAAACAAATTTTGTAACTTCCAATAGATCCGCAAAAGTTATAAACAAAAACATTTAGATTTTTGTATGGGGAAAATTATATCTAAATGTTAATTAAAGTGCCAGTCGCAGTTGGCACTCAAAATATTTACAGGACTGCGGGCGGGCCACGGTCCCGCTAAAACAAAACCCGTTATTATATATATAATATATTGTGGCATTGGTTGCTAGCACCTCTCGACTGCCGCAATATAATGGCAACTTGTTAACAGCCTTCTCGCGGCGTTGCTGATTTCGACTGATAGTTAACATTTTTTACTTCCTTTCGTTTTTTACATATATGATTAAACATAAACAACATTATGTTTAATCAGTAACGGGGTGTAAGTCATCAGCAGACGGCAAGTTTTGGGCACTTGAGGCAGTGAGGGCAGCACTCACCACTCCGACCAGCCGCGTTTTTAGTATTTTCTGCGTAGTGAAAAGAACCAAGTTTATAGAGCGTATGTACTACAAACTCTTGTCCTTAGGCATAAGGACTGCGATGTTGGTGAAGGCTACCCTAAGTGCCAGTGAAATAAAATGCGCCGCCGTGATTGGCGCCCAGTAAATAAATATCGCGGAACATCAAATTAAAAACATTTTGCAGCTATAATGTTTTCCAGTATTGAGGTTTTAGAGCTGCTCGCGGAGATTAGCGTCTCCGCCATAATCTCCTATAGCTCAGTAGGTAGAGCACGCGTCTGTTAAATGCGGTGTCACAGGTCCGAGTCCTGTTGGGAGAGCCAAATTCATTAAGACAAGCACAGCAATCAATTAATTAATTTATTATACCTCTTAATTTATTCAACTTGTCTTGTGATATATTCATTTTTCTTTCTTAATAATGTCGTAGCTACCCTATAGCCGCGACATTTATTATATTCTTGATTTTTTATAAAAATTATGATAAAATATATATAGAAAAATAAGAAAAGGAGTAATAATTATGTCAAGTTATATATCATTTTGGATAAAAAATAAAGATGGCACGATAATAAGACTTTGTGACTTTTGTCGTTCAACTGAAATATATCAAATGGCAAAAGAAGCAGGCATTGATGGAATATATGATAAAAAAGAAAATCAAGATATATGGAATGTAGATAAATGGGCAGAACCATATACCCGCGAAAAATCAAGTAAAATAATATCAGTGACTAATAGATGGATAGCAGAAACAAAAGAAAGAATTATTGAACTTAATGAAAAAATTAATTTAATTAAAGATATGGCTAATAGCACTATTGATGAAAAACTTGAAAAAATAAATGACTATGAACATTATATCGCCGAATATAAAGAAGAACTTGAATATCTTGCGGCAGCCGCCACACAAGTATATTTTCTTGAAGAGATTAGAGATACTATTTGCTCTTATAATTCAAGTAATGAAGAAAAAGATAATTGCTTATGGGCAGGAATAGATTGTGCTATGAAAGGAGCTAATGATGAAGAATAAAATAAATATATATCAAGCAGATTTTATATTTATGCTTGAAGATCAAGCAAAAGAATTTGATAATAGTATCATATGGAAGTGGGGAAAAATAATAAAGAAAAAATATAGTCTTAAATATGGATATATTTATCGTTGTGAATTTAAGTCAGTTAATGAGGGTATTAATTGCTTGATAGAATGTATGAATAATAGAATTTACGCAATAGCAGTAAATCAAAAGGTTAAAAAGTAAATGAGTGTAAGAAAGATTTTTAATGCTTTTCCCAGCAGACCTTATGATATAAATATAAAAGATAAAGATAATAAACAAATCACGCAATATATCGCAAAGTACGAAGAGGATGCTATAATAATAGCAAAACAACTTTTAAATTATTTTATATATTCTGAAGTTGTTTATAGACCAACAGGCAAAATTATTTGGAAATTTAAAAGGTGAATAAAATGACAGATATAGAAATTGCAAGAAATGCAAAACTTAAAAATATAAATGAAGTGGCGGAAGACCTTGGTCTCACGTTGAATGACTATGAATGTTATGGCAGATACAAAGCAAAGGTTGACGTAAATAATTTTCGTGCAACGCCACGTAAAGGCAAATTGATATTGGTTACTGCTATGAGTCCCACTAAATATGGTGAAGGTAAAACTACTGTATCTATTGGACTTGCCGATGGTCTTCATAAACTTGGTGAAAATGTATGCTTGGCTTTGCGGGAGCCGTCTCTCGGACCAGTATTCGGGATTAAAGGTGGCGCGACCGGCGGCGGCCGCGCACAAGTGGCACCTATGGAAGATATAAATCTTCATTTTACTGGTGACTTTCATGCTATTGAAAATGCTAATAACCTGCTTTGCGCCATGGTAGATAATCATATTTTTCAAGGTAATGAACTTGGCATTGATAAAGTAGAAATCAAACGGTGTATGGATATGAACGACCGCCAGCTGAGATATATTGTTGATGGACTTGGAGATAAAAATGGCGTAACAAGAGAAGATGGTTTTGATATTACGGTAGCATCTGAAGTAATGGCTTGTTTTTGTTTGGCTATGGATCTTAATGATTTGAAACGCAGACTTGGCAATATTACTGTTGGATATACTAAAGGCGGCGACCGCGTTTATGCTTGGCAACTCCATGCTGAAGGCGCAATGACCGCACTACTTAAAGATGCTTTTAATCCCAATCTAGTTCAGACTCTTGAAGGCACTCCCGCGCTTATTCACGGCGGTCCCTTCGCTAATATCGCTCATGGTTGTAACTCTATTATTGCTACTGATCTTGCGTTAAAACTATCTAACTATGTAGTAACTGAGGCGGGATTCGGTGCCGATTTAGGTGCGGAAAAATTTATGGACATAAAATCTCGTCAACTCAGAAAAATGCCTGATGCTGTTGTGCTTATAGTTACTTGCCGCGCAGTGGAACATACAGGTTTTGATAATGTTTTGCGGCATTACAAAAATTTAAAGAACTACGGAAGTCACGTTATTGTAGCGATAAATAAATTTAGTTGCGACAGTGAAGAACAAATCACTAAACTACAAAATCAGCTCAAAAATTGTGGAATAGAAAATTATATTACAGAGGGTTGGGCGAAAGGCGGCGATGGGGTTAGACACCTTGCGGCCGCAGTTATTTCTGCTTGTGATGAAAAACCATATTCTGATTTTTATTTCCTCTATAAAACCACAAATTCTACTCTTGAAAAACTTAAAGCTCTTGCGCACTACTACGGAACAGAAAACTTAACACTTCTGCCCAAAGCCCAAAAGAAACTTGAAGAAATGGATAAATATCAAGTTCCGATTTGTGTAGCAAAAACCCAGTATAGTTTCTCTGATAACCCAGAACTACTTGGTGCGCCGACTAATTTCTCTTTTACTATTAGAGATTTGAAATATTGTTCTGGCGCAGAATTTATAGTGGCTTATGCGGGAGATATAATGACCATGCCAGGTCTGCCTAAAGTCCCTGCCGCAGAAAATATTGACGTTGATAGTTTTGGCAACATACAAGGTATTTTTTAATACTATTGATTTTTACAAAAAATTTTGATATAATATGTATAGAAAATCAAAAGGAAGTAAATTTATGAAAAAAAATAAATCACAGTTCTCAACAAAACAAGAAAAAAAGCTACGCCGCCGCATTAAATTTATGTTATGGACGATTAAAGTCTTCACTAAAGAAAATGTACTTGCGGCAATATGTGGCATAACAATAGGACTAGCGCTTCCGCTTATGTTTACCGCCTTCATACAAGGTAATTTGCTTGGTGGTTTTGGCTTTGGAGCGACATTCTTTTGGGCAATAGGAACTTGGACTGCGTTTATCATAGGAAAAAACCAATCACAGCCCTCTCTCACAAAAGAAGAAATCAAAAAACTTGAAGATACAATAAATAAATATTTTAATGACTAAGGCTATGACAATAGCCAAACAAGGAGAAAAATATGAATACTTTGTTAAACGCTTTGAAAAATGAAGAAAATAAAACTTATACTGAGAATGGCGCGGCCGCGCTTAAATCTACTGGAAACGCAGTTTATGATCTTTTTGCTACGGGCGCCGCATATAGAACTAGAAGCGACTCAGATATACTTAATCTTTTTATTACGGCCTGGCATGAAAATCCTGAGCTCGCGCTTAAATGTCTCTTTTATTTGAGAGATATTCGCGGCGGCCAGGGCGAAAGGAGATTTTTCCGCGTCTGTATGAGATGGCTGGCAACAAACGAGCCTAAGATATATCTTAAAAACCTTGGCAATATTTCTGAATATGGTCGTTGGGATGATATGATTTATACTATGGACGCATCTCCCGATACTTGGACCGCGGCTGCCGCACTTATCAAACATCAGTTGGCTCTTGATTGTCAGTCTAAAACCCCTTCGTTGCTCGCAAAATGGATGCCGTCTGAAAACGCATCGAGCCAGTCCACTAAAGAAATGGCCCACCGCCTTGCTTATGAGCTAGGATTAACTTCTCGCCAGTATCGTAAAATGCTTTCAGGTCTCCGCGCAAAAATCAATGTCCTTGAAAGACTTATGTCTGCCAATAGATGGAATGAAATAGATTTTTCAAAGATTCCTTCTAAAGCCGGTTTGGTATATAAAAACGCATTTGCACGTAGAGATATTATCGCAAAGAAATATGAACATTTCGCAAAAGATAAAAATACCAAAGTAAATGCAGAAGCTCTTTATCCTTATGAAATTGTTGCTAAAGTTTCCTCGCGGCGTTATTCTTGGTATAGTAAATATCAGGAAATATCAGAAACTAACCGAGCAATAATCAATAAATATTGGGAAAATCTACCCGACTACCTTAATGGTGCAGATAATAATATCCTTTGTGTTGTTGACACTTCTGGTTCTATGACTAAAACTTATGGCGGTTCAGTTAAACCTATTGATGTTGCTATTTCACTTGGTCTTTATTGCGCTGAAAGAAATCGTGGTGCATTTGCTAATCATTATATTTCATTTGCAAGTAAACCTCATTTAATCGCAACTAATGGATATGATTTTGTAGATAAAGTTCAGAGCATTTACAAAACAAACCTTGTAGATAATACTAATCTGGAAGCGGTATTTGATTTGTTGCTTAATATGATTACAAGCGGCCGCGCCAAAGTGGAAGACTTACCTTCTACTATTGTAGTTATATCTGATATGCAGATTGATTCTGCTACTTGCAACAACTGGCATGAAGATAATGCTGCGACTGAAATGGAAAAAATCAAAGCAAAATGGACATATATGGGTTTCCGCTGTCCGAAAATTGTATATTGGAATGTTTCCGCAAGAGGCGATGCCAATATTATAGATAAAGGGCCTGACGTATCATTTGTATCTGGATTCTCTCCTGTTATTTTTAAATCTGTCCTTACTGGTAAAACTGGTAGAGACTTGATGCTTGAAGTAATTTGCGGAAAGAGATATGAGGCGGTAACACTTTAATATTTAAGTAAGGTATAAAATTATGTCTATTGGAATGGTTTGTTTATTAATATATACAATACTCTCTGGAATTGCTACTGTTTTCTTTTTTATAAATTTACCTTTTGGGAATTTAAAGAAAAAAGATTTTGTTTTATATCAAATTTGGCACAATAAAAAATTAACTTATTTTGGCATTTTCTTTTATAGTTTCTTAGTTTTTATTGGATTGCCTTTATTAGCAATAGCAGATTTAATTTTTATATTTAGTTTAAAAGAATAAAAATAAACCCTTGAGTTTTTAACTCAAGGGTTTTATTATATGATTTGCTTGGTAGGTTTACGCTCGTAAATCCAAATTAAAAATTGCTTTTAGAAATTTCTTTTGCTAATTTTATTGCTTGGATAATTGCAATATTGTTTCTTTAAGATGAAGTTTTGCTGAACAACTTAGGCATTTTTGTTAATACATCCGCTCTTATTTCAGCTTTGCGTGTATTAAGGTTTATGCCATAATGTTCTGCACTCGATATATAATAATCAGTAAATTCTATATTTATCGCTGTAATTTTTATCGGGTTAGTTCCTAAGTTAAGATAATTTGTAGTATGTCCTGAGCCTGCTCCGCCCGACTGTTGAGATCCGTATGTAATTACGACTCCACTTCCGCCATTGCCGCAACATATATCAAAATTAGTGCCTGTGCTGTTTAAGAGAGTTAAACTATATAACTGCCCACCATAGAAACAATCACGAAAATCGTCGTAAGCAGTTAAATTATAATACTTTCCATCTGTACTTCCACTAATTGTATAAAGTTCCGAACCACCGGCTTCAAGAGCTGCAACCCTTGCTTCAAGAGCGGTTAATCTTGCTTCAAGTGCACTTGTATCAGGTTTAGCTGGCATTTTAATAGAGTCAAGAGTCATTCCAGTTACATGACCTTTTTCATCTCTTTGAATATTAACACCAGTAACTAATGAAGTAGTACCCCAAGTAGCCTCAGTTGTGCTTGAAGCATCTTTGCTTATTTGAGAAGCAGTATTCGCGGTTGGTGTATAGTGGTTGTCTACAGAGGTAACTTTTGTATCAGTATTAGTATCTGTTGAGGTGATTGTAATATTTCCACTTACATCTGAAGTGATAGTAGTTGCTCCCTCTCCTTTAATATTAAATTGAGATTTTCTCGTTCCATTTGCATATAATTTTAAATAAGTGTTACCGTTTTCTGTTGCAGTTGCCCCAGTTAATTCTTTAGTTGTTGTAATTTTTCTTATTTCATTAGGATATCCATCAAGCTTTTCGGCAGAAAAAGTTTCATTAACGGGCAATTTTTCTATAATTGCTTCTTTAATGGCTGTTTTTGCTGCAGAAAGTCTTTCTAATTGGGTATCAATTCTATTATCTGCCATATTGCTTTTTTCTCCAATACAATATAATATTGGACAATAGGTGTTTTGTAAAGAACGAAAACCAAAACACCTATTGCCTGAGTATTTTTAGAAGAACGACAAATAGCAAATGCTCATTATAGCAACATATTATAAGTAATATATTGCATAGGTTGATTTAACAACTCCTTTTTTATTTTTCTATAATAATTATAACATAATTTGCATGAAATGTCAAATTTATACGATATTATTTAAAAATTGCCGCATTTTGTCATTTTATTGTAACAAGTATTTCCCAATCGCCTTTAAACTGTTCAGAAGTATAGTCACTGCCCATCACATAGATACCAGAGCCAGAATTAACTCCATAATAACCACTTGATGAAAGTTTTCTAACTATAGAGTCTGAAGGAAGGGTAAAAGAATCACCAACGTTAAATGTATGACTTGTAGACAAATCCCAACAAGAATAA